AATCATGACACATAGTACCAATGTAAAGAGCAACTTTATCTTCGGGATTCTCTACTTGCTCTAGTAAAGGATGAACTTGCTGCAAAGCAAGATTAGCATGGATCAACACATTCCCTTCAGCATGACTCTTGGGAGACTGGTCACAAGAAGACATAATCTTCAATTCTGGAACAATCTCTTCGTAGTCAAGAAGATTAATCGGTTGAAAATTAATCAATGCATCATGAAATGTCTGGACATTCACTTTAAATCCTTAAGTTCAGCTCTCAGTCTCTTAATCTTTTGCTGCAACATACGTAGTTCACTTTGAAAAGGTTTCATTCTTTTATACTCATCATATAAATGTTGCCCATGAAATGATGCCACAGATAACCCACCTAACAAAGGAGCTAACCATACAAAAGGAAATCCGTTTGTAAGTTTGTAGAGCAATATTGATAGTAAAACTCCTACACCAATACCAAGACCAATATAACCCATTTCGGAATAAACCAATTTATTATATTCCTCAAATACGATATCAACCAAATCGCTAGGAACAAGTTTGGAAAGATAGCCTATTTCTGACAATTTTGAAGCAACAAGAAAATCCTTCTGTTCTTTGGAACCTGAAGGATAACTTATGTAGAGTTTTCTTTTAACCTTTATTAAATCCACTCTCACATCATTAGGATCTGTAGACATATCAATCAATAAAGAAAGCTAACGCGAGAATGGTTGTAACTCCAAGCACTACAAGAAGGCCATTAAGTAATGTAATCATTGTATCCTCCAATTAAATATATCAGATACTTATCTATTTGTCAAGACTTTTCTATGTCTTTTCTTATCAGATGCATTTTTAATAGATGCATCAAAATAAGCTTTATTTTCTTCATACTCTTTTTTATAAGTTTTGTTAATGAATTTCACAGCACTTTTAAGATCAGGAAACAAACTTTGACGACCAACAAGTACATTTGTCCAGCCCATCCAATTGCCTTTTACTCTTTCGGGTGCAATCATTACAACTGGAATACCAATAGTCTGAGCATAAAGAAACTCAGCATTTGTTCCTTCACTAGGGATATCCCCCGTCAAAACTAAAAGAACGTCTGATCTACGAATAAGCCATTTATCATGTTCCATCATTGCTTTCATAACACGATAATCAAACTTACCAGAGATTTTAGCTTTTTTATGCTTTGGCCATAAAGACCGTTCAGCAGCAGCTGGATCAACAGCCAACATACCGTATTTGGCCAATTCATCTTTTGCACGTTTGCGTTCTGACTTCACGTCCTCAACGTACCGATTAGACATTTTACCTGCGATATACACTCGCATCATTTAATTTACCTCCTGCACAGCCAACTTTCTTACTTCAATGGTGAAGTTGGAGCTGGTGTAACGGCTGCTGGTGTTGTTGCAACAGGAGCAACTACAGGTACTGTTGGTGTAGGAGCTGGTGCTTCAACAACGGGAGCCAATGGCTTTACTTCTTCTTTTTTAACTTCTTCAACAACTGGTGGAACACCAAGCTTTGGGGCAACGACTGGTTTATCTTTAACCATATCTCGGACCCAAGGAGCGATAGGATCAAGAGGTGTTGGTGTTAATGGATTTTCGGGCATTTGAGACTCCTTTACTTTTTATTTTTTTTATTTAATTCGGAAATACGCTTACGAGCAAGACTTTTTATAACTTTTAAATCTTTTGCTAATTTCTTCCCAAAAGAAAATTCCTCAATAAGACTAATATCACATTTAACTATTGGTTCTAAGTCATCGACCGTAGCTGATTTTTTTATACGATATTTTGCCATACCCTTCTCCTATTTATTTACTTTCGAACGATAATTACCATCCACGAACTGCCCATCTGGATAACGATGAATGGTCCAAAAACCTCTCATCGCTTTTGATTCAGTAGTACCTGTAAGCCAAAGCTGAGTATAATCCGAATTATATAAAACTTTTGTAATATGTCCATATTCATCTTGAATGGACATTACAAAAAGGCTATTCTTTGTCTTCTGTTTTTGGCTGCTTAAGTTGCTCATCTTCAAATCTCCTATTATTTTCGGCTACATAGTAATTATAAATAGCAAAAAATCCGCTCATTAGCAAAAGAGCTACACTATGCCACATTGCTCCTACAAAGGCAAAAGCAACATTCAATCCAGTAGCCATGTAATTCCATTTTGAATTAATTTGCATCATATGATTTAGACTCCTGAATTCCATCATTATAATAACCATTATGTTTATCTAATGCATCGGATAAAACTGTTGTAATGAAAAAAGCTACAACAAATGTAACAAGCAATAACACACCACGAATTAAGGCAAGTTTCATATTCTAGTCCTTCCATCAATATGTTCTAGTTCACCTAATACTTTATACATCTGCTTCCTGTTAACTTCTTTTCCATCTAACAATTGAAAAAGAAACCCTTTCAAATGGGAGGGAGTATTCTTTTGAACCCAAAAAGCAAATTCTTTTCTAGATCCCTCTTTAGGAGCCTCTTTATAATAATTATAACATTCATTCTCCATATTTGCAACTTGTTTTTGGAAATAAGAAATTTTATTTAGCACATCTTCTTTATATTCTTCAGGAGCTAACTGAGCCAATGAAGAAGCACTTCCATCAGCAACTGCTTCTAAAATATTCCTATCGCTCAAATGACTTATAAAGCGATGAGCTGCTAGGTAAGCACTTCCTTTCACTTTAACCATTAAGTCGCCTGGAAAGCGCAAAACAAAGCCTTCCTCAAGCACTGGTAAGTCTCTCGCCAACGTAATAAGCTGATTCAAACCATTAAACTGATAGATCTTGAAAGTAGGTAAGTTTACTTCTAAGGCAATAGCAGCAAGCTCATTAAATGAAGCAAGCTTATCCGATATACCATGCCGATAACCGATCAAGTATAAACCTTCTTCATAGCCTTTCTTCTTATAGTCTACAACGATTTGAAAACGTTTCGTAATAAGCTCAAACATCAGCGTACCCTTTTCTGCATAAGCGCGTAATGCTTTGGCTGATTCGAAATTAAGCTGCAATGAATTAGCATACTCACCATGCTCAGAATCGAATGAACCTTTAGTAGTGAAGGTAAGCAAGTCTGTATTTGGATCTATGAATCCAATAATCATGCTGCCATCTAATTTCTCACTAGTTTCAAATCCACCAATCATTTCAAGCTTCTCGTAAGTTGTCTCTGGCATCTGTCCCATGTTAAAAAACTTATCAAAAGGATATGCAAGAACTTTTTTATTCTTCATGTCAAGAATTAGCCCACGACACATACGATTGAAGGTGGTCCATAGATTATCATACTGAACTTCATCTTTATAATGAAGCATGACAACATCAGGAATTCTATTGGATTGAATGACATAAACATTATTATGCTGAGCATGAGCTTTTAATAGCTCAAGATCCCATAAGTCGTGCATCTTTAGGTATTGCTCTGGAGTCATTTCTTCCTTTTCTTTTTCACAACTTTCTTAATCGGTTTTGCAATATTAGAAAGAAGTGCTCTTTTCTCAGCAATGACGCTAAGATAGTTTATATTCTCTACTGTTTTAAGAAAGACGGTAGCTGTAGTTTTTTTACCAAATGTAAGTCTATCTCCAATATGATCTATCAAGTAGGGATATTGTTTCTTTCCCATCTTAACGATCACAGGATAATCCTTAATCTCTTCATCGGACAATTGAGCCCAGATAGAATTTTTAAAAATAACCATATCCGCAAATTGTGCCCTTAAGTTTCTCATTTTGAGCCATCTCTTCAAAGTGGTAGGGCTATCGTCATAAGCTCTCGCTGTTGTTTCTTCCCCCGTCACAGCGTTAATAATTTTAACTTGTGTAGAAGAGGGAGCCCATTTCTTTACTCTATATCGGCTACGAAACATACTACGTCTTGGCATAGACATCCATTTACTGGTATTGGTGTTAACAAGTTTGACAAATTGTTTTTGAATTCTATTCAGCATAGTTTCCTTTTATTCACTTAAAGCTTCATTTATCTTTTCAGCAATGATATCACTGCTCTTTTCAATGGCAGCAGCACGAATCTCATCTTTTACATCTGAAGCCTCAACAGAATCAAATAAATGCTCAACCTCAACAGCCGTAGTTTTTCTACTTTTTTTCTTCCCTTTTTTCTTCTTTGTATCTTTAGAATTGGCTAATAGATTAACAGCTTTGTCTTTATCTGTTTTCTTTTTATTATGGGCATAGAGCCAAGTCGCAAAAGTTGTTCCCCCTACCTTTCCTAAAGTATACAAAACATACGGGATAAGTTTATAATAATCATGAACACCATGATGCCATGTTTCCCAAAACTGAATAAGGACACTAAAAAGAAACACATACATAAAGAAATCAATTAACTGATTCAAGGCACTATAGCCAACAGTAGCCCAAAATTTTAACCTGACTGACACCAAACGTTCCCAAGTATCGATAACGAATTCAATAAATCCAATGAGAAAAAATACAAGTGAAAGTTCTGTTGTCGTCATTAATTCTGCCCTAAGAGTAAATCAATTGCAATTTTACGTTTTTCAAATGCTTTCCAGTACTTCTCAGACAATTTACCCTTATGATATACCAAACCATTGTACGCAATAATTGCTTTCTTGTAATCTTTATGTTTTCTATACTTCTCATCTAATACCCTAAAAGCCATCGTTGTATTAATATCCACATTGTAATAATTCTTCCTGACATCAAAATCCTTAAACTCATCTGGCATAATTTGGAATATACCTTTTTCACCGTGAGTGCCCCCCTCATATTGCTTAAACTCTGACTCAACCCAAGCTAACGCAATAAAGTCATTACGTGTAAAAGGTCCATTAGGATAATAGAAATCCAAATTCTTATCTATATTCTTTAACATATCAATAACTACCTGCATATGAACAGGCGTACCTTCTCTAAACAGAAGGTCATTTAAACGTTCCGCATCTTGATGATATTGCAATTCCTTTTCTGTTTCTCGTAATTTTTGATATGGAAAAGATGCTGCATTAATACTCATATCCAAAGGTACGGATATTAAAAAAGACCCCACAAAAGCCAATATAATCTTATGAGTATTTTTCATGTTATGCTCCTCCTAGTTAGGATAGCAACGTTTATGTCTTACATATTGTCCAACAGTTAAATACTCAACACCTGGAGTTGACTTTAAAAAATTAATCTGCTTATTACAAACTAAACAATTTTGACACCATTTCTCACCTGTTGCTGTCAGAACGGGTTCCGATTGAGCTTTAGTAAATTCTCTATTAGCCATACCTTAGTATAACAGATTTTTAGTGCTTTGTCAATCCCTTATTTTCCTCTATAAGACGTGCTGTTTTGAGCACCTGTTGCAATGCTTGATCTAGTGCTTGCTTTTCATCATCTCCATATCCAGCTACACGACCGCCATTAGGAATGTAAAGAGAAACATGCCATTTACCCCATGATACGATAGGGCAAGCTTCTGAGAAAGATAGAATATAACCTAATTTTAGTAATTCTTCCATTATACTACTCCTTATCTGAGATGATTCCAATTTTTCTTCCAATAATATAAGCTGAAAGAAAATCCATACCATTAAACTGCTGCGTAGCTTGCGTTTGACCTATCCAATTATCCACTGAATTAAGATTGCGCTGCCAAAAATTATCTTGAGCACCAAGCATCCACATAGGAAGTGGCTGACTACTTCGTACATTACCATTCCAATTAAACACATTAACATTTTGAGAGCTTAAATAACTTGTATCTGTACTATTTATCTTTTGAACATCAAATTGCTTATCTTCCAATGTGAATTCTAAAAGACGATTTTTATATGAAAGAATCTCAGGAGAAATTAAATTCCCTTTTTGATATTTATTATTCAAAACAGCAACAAAGGTATTTCCTGTTTTATGAACTACGCGCCAAACTCGTGCAAGACCTTTCACATAAAGATGGAACCATTCAGAATCGGCTTCAAGTTCTGCTAAAATAAAAAGTTGCATTGCTGCTCGTGGGGTATCATTATCATTGTCCCACCACCAAAGCTTTACCTTAGCATAAAGTGCAAGTCTTCCATAAATACCACGCAACTTCAAATAATGCTTCTGATAAATACCTCCACCAATGATCTCTTCTGCCACTTTAAATACAGCTAAACATAAGGAAAGACGCAAGGGATCTGTTAGAACACCTTGAATCAATTGCCCAAATTCAGTATCTGATCCATCAGCATTGATTAAAGAATAATTATTTTCAACAAGTTCATCAGCAAGACCTCGGATTAAGCCATAGCATTGAGCCTGAATAGAAGGAGGACCATACTTCCATGCATGATAGATGCCAAACAAATGTCCTGAAGCACTATCGTTTGATGGGCTATCTTCAATCACCCAATTTCCATGAGTAAAAAATAGCTGATCCCCTGAAGTCCATGAAGTAGGCTGTGTATAAAGAGCTTGTTCAGCACTAGTCATTGGACGGAATCCACGGATAATCCTGCGTTTTGCTTCTCCATGAATAGTCTGATGGAGTTGAAGCCCTGTAACAGAGTTATTTAATTGTACCAAGTCATCTGGATCTTTTGTCATCGAATATTTAATAGCCCAATAAGCTGTGGAAACGCCATGGTTTAAAATCTGATCTCCTGTATCAGTAGGTGCCCCGAAAGGAATTCTGTAATTCCACACAGTTCCGTAAAGCAAGAAATTTTGAATTAAATCATTCTCAAACTTCTTTGCCTTTACAAATAAAAGTTCCTGGTACTTGGGATCTGGAGCACGAGTGATTTCATCAAAAGGATTATAAATCCAATTAAGGAAATCAGTAGTCCATATTGCCCCAATTTTAATGGGGTTTGAAAGCCAAATTATAACACTATTGTTTTGGAGATAGGTCAACAGTCGGGTCCACATTTAAAAATTCCTTTTTGTTATGTTTATCAATAATTTCTAACATCTCAAGATTCTTTACTTCTGCCTCTAAAACTTCATATTTAAAATTATCTTTAAGTGTAGTTAAACCTTTACATTTAAAAGAATAAAGTATTGCAAAATGATCTACAACTTGCTTGTCGACATCATAAAGCTCTACAGCATTCCCCATATCATAGTTATTTACTGCATTATATTCTAAAATGAAATTTTCCAACTCTCCAAGAATGGGTGAAATTACCAAATTTCCATATTTCAATTTCCATCCCATATGCTCATGGGTTTTACCATTTCTAATTGAAAAATATACTTTGGTATCCATCAGGCATCATCACGCTCATAGCGAATAGGAATAGGTGGATTCTTTTCAGCCTCGGTTAATGAATTAAGGGAAACCTCACCGATTGCATCACAACGAGGACATGGAAGAGTAGCAGGGTGCCCCGTACCACTTCTTCCACTAATTCCTTTGCAGCCTTTGCATTTTGGACAGCGTACCATCAAAAGTCTTAATCGCTCCATGGTTCTTCGTGACCTCCCGACAACTCTTCCTCAACATTTGCTAAACTTACTTCGGGCTTTCTTAAACTCCATTCAAGATCCAGCAAAGCTTCCATAACCTTCACCTTGTCATCACAAACAGGGAGGGCTGCTACATCAACTATAAACTTTCGAACTGCGGAAAGAAGAAGTAAATCATTATTTACCATCGATATTCTTCTTTATCATTAATCAATTCTTCCAAATCCTTTAATAATTCATAAGTTTTTGGATACGCTTCTTGATTCAATTCTTTTGATTTCTGAGCTTTCACTTTTTTCATTGTATCCCCCTATGAATTATTTTTCCTGGTCTTCTTCTTTTGGTCATTTCTCCATTCTAAATACTCAAGATTATCTAAAGGGGTATATTCTTTGCAAAGACATTGAAAGTATTTACCCTCTTTAGTCACCATTGCATCTATACATCGTCCTTTTTGAGCCTTTACAAAAGAATGTGCCATTTTTATATGCTTACAAATTCGACATTTAGCCAATGCTTTTACTAATAACTCAGCTTCTTCATCTATCGGGCCAAAGGCATCATGATTACTCATCAATCTCTTCCTCTCCTGTGGCATAATCATCATACTGTTTAAAATCTTTGAGCTGCTTTAAATGTCTATTAACAATCAAACGTAAAAGTCTCCACCAGGGAACATTCTTATTTAAACCGTTTCCAATTTCTTGTAATACTTCTTTACGAGCATTTATAAGACCGTAATATGTCGTGTGAAAAAGTTTTAAAACCCACACTATTAAAAAGAAACTTAGAAGTAAAGCAACCAATACAACAGATCCTAAAATAAGCACACAAAATCCTACACATAATAAAACTAATGGAAACCAAAATGGAGAAGTAAACCCAACCAATAACCATTTCAATAGATACATCAATACTCCCATTTTATCAACGTTCTCTGCCCAGCAATTGTACGAAACTATTTTCCGTAATAAAGAATAAGGGAAAATTCTGTCTTATCGGCATCTACCATACTAAAATGAACATTCAAATCTTCATCAAGTACAAGTCCAGAATAACTTCTCAGAAGACCTTGTTTAATTGCTCGTCCCAGTATTCTTTTCATCGATGTTTTAATATTATGCTCAGTAGCGGAGGAAGAATTAAATGAAAGCTCTTCCGAAAGCAACAGATCAAACATAACTTCATAAGTTTGCTTGCTATTCATACTCATTTGGCTCCTAATTTCTCTTTTATGGCTTGTGTGTTAGCAGCAGTTTCTGCGCTTGTTATTTGGATCTGCGTCACAATACCAATCATCTTATGAAGTAGATCCTTATATGTATTACCTTCTGAATCAGCTCTTAGAAAAGGTACTGTGACCCAGCCGATAATCACACCTGCGAGTAAGAATATGGCATTTTTTACTTTCATGCTACTGTCGTTCCTTGACCTTCGGCATCCAAAGCTGTTACTTGCTTATTAGCATGGGCAGCTTTGATTCCTTCAGAAATGGCTAACTTGTGAGCAGTAGTCTTCTTTCGACCTTTTAAAGCGGCACTAATGGCCTGAGAATGCTCATCTGTAAATGTCTTACCAAGCTTTGCTGCTGCAATCTTTGCTTTTGTCTCTTCTGAATGCTGTGTTCCTTTACGCATGTTGAATCTCCTTTTTATTACTATTCCAAAATTCAATCCCTTCAAAATATTCTAATGAAGTAAGGCATCTGCTAAACAAATGACTCTTAAAATCTTCTCTATTACGAATATAGCAAGTGCTATTGTTTTTACAAAATATAACCTTAACCCCAGCTTCTGCTGATACTTGCCAACCTTCTTGCTTACTCACTTAATCCCAATCTGCAATTAGGATTTTTTACTGTAATATAATCTTTACCAAACTCATCAACAAGAAATGACCCATCATCATTCTGCCTAACAAAATATCCCTCTGCAATCAACTTATTAGCAGAGTCAAAGCAAGCTATCGGAGGATTACCTACAATAGTTAAAGGTTGTCTATTCTCATTAACTATTTGTCCTTTTTCTACTGTAACCCATCGGATACTGCTACAGGAAGATAGTAACAAAACAGGAAGAAGAAAAATTAGATATTTCATTTGACTTCCTCTTGCTTATCCTGTATATTTTTCTTTGACAAAGATCTACCAGCAAGCAGTTCTCTGGATTCTTCGAATGTAGGTTCTCGCCCATTTTCTTTCACAAAAATTCGTATCGTATTCCTAATAGCTTTTGCATTTGTCATTGCCATATTAACGTCCTCCCTTGAATTTAATGTCTTTATTTCGAACGCAAACACCTTCTTTATGAACATGATACTGATCCGCACAAGCATTCATATTGGGATAAGAACAATCAACAATCTTAGATCTATAATCAATTAAACAATAAGGGGCATATCCAATCTTAATAAAAGGCTTCATTGAGCATCCTGTAAACAAAAAAAGACAAAAGAGAAGTAATATCATATATTTTTATATCTTTTCAGATTTATACCCGCCATTGCTGCTATAATGAACTTCCTTAAGTCCTGCTTCTTTTATAAAAGGAAGGCAATACTCACAGGGACGCGCCATCACAGGCATACCAGCTTTTGTTTCTCGGTACACATAAATTTCACATTTTGCTAAATCTTGTTTTGCAAGAAGTATAGCTGCCATTTCTGCATGAAGGCTATAAAAAGGATGAGTACTTTTAGGATGTGTTTTTATGTTATTTGTTCCAACACTTACAATCTTAGAACCTCTAACAATAACTGAGCCAAGTTTAAAATGACCATGATTAGATAATTTTGAGACTTTTCTAGCAAGATCAAAAAACTTGGCATTCATTAAAGAGGGTCCTCATCAACATCTTCTTCATAGATCTCTTCAACTTCAGCTCGTTCTCTAGCTCCCTCTTCCCAAAGAAGAGCATAATGGATAGCTTCTTCCTGCGAGTATTCTGGGTGAGTGGTAACAACATGCTGCACAAGCTCTTCATGAGATTGAGCATCTTTGTTTCCGCAAGCCTGACATTCAAATAAATCCATATTATTTCTCCTTACGATACTACCAGCCTTTATATTCGTCATTCCAAAAACTGCATTCTTCACAAAAGCAATTACTGCTGCCACATTCATTCAATTCAAGTAGTTCATCCATTGTAATTACCTCCATACTCCAGTATAACAGGAGTAAGTAACAATTGCAAGGGTTATTTTGATTTCTTTTTACCCTTTACTTTAATCTTACCTGAATCATCTGTTTCTACTTCGACTACCTCAATTCGCTCAGTTGTACCTTTTTTTCTAAGAGCCATTCTAAACTCCTTTTTACAAAATTGTTGGCAAGAAATCTCTAATCGGCTTTTCAAAGGCATTTGGAAACCTATTGACAATTTCTTTTAAAGTTTCTTTATCCGTATCAAATGCTGAAGCTACACCACAAAATTGACATTTCTTAACAACGTCTATTTTCCATGGATTATCTAAGGTATAGAAAGCATTCGTAATTGAAAACAGGTGTTTATCCTTTATTTTCAATATACCGAGTATTATTTTAAACCTTTTGGGGCACTTCATCATTACTTAACCTTTCTTCTTTTAACAAATCCACCAAGATTCTATAATTCCCTAGTTGATCTTTTACATAAAAGACTTCATGAGAAAGTAAACTAATAATTTCTACATTCTTTGCTTCTTCTTGTCTTAAATAAACAAGAGAACATTCAAGATTCCTAAGAGTTTGTTCTCGTTGTTTAATGTCCTGTTCCACAAGTTCAAGCTGCATAAATGTTCTCCTTTTTAAAAAGATACCCATGGTCTCCAGGGAGGTAGAGACCATGGGTTAAATTTATTTCTTCTTACTTTTTTTCTTGTTAGGAACTATCTTTTTAATTTTTGTCTTAACTTTTTCTGAAGGAAGTCCAACCATACTTTTTATATGCTTAAATATATCATCCTCATTAGCAATAGTCCCGTCTTCATTTGTGATTTTACCAGTTTTTGCTAATTGCTTAGATGTTTTACGCAATTCTTTTTCAGCTTTAACAACTTTTTCATTAACTTCAGCCCCAGCTGTATCTTCTTTCTTTTTAGGATTACATATCTCACAATAACAAGTTACATTTTCTGCAAGAGGAGAACCATCTTCATTAAATAAATGGTCACACTTTTCACATTTAAAGTGGGTCTGAGTTACTGTAATGAAAGCTTTCTCTTTGCACAGAACACAAGGAATGTTCTTATCAAACATTGAGAAGTCAGTAAGCTCTGCCCATCTATTCATGTTATTCCTCTTCCGCTTGACGTGCTGCTTTTCTGGCTGCTTGACGAGCTTTACGAAGCTTTCTTCCAGCTACCATATTAGTAGTAAAGGTCTTGGTACGCATTCCCTTACGGGCTCTGCGAGACTTCGTATCAGCTTCTTTCGGATATGGCAAGTAACTTGGCATTGGACATTCCTCCCTATTTAGTTGCTAGAATATACAGCATAAACGGCTTACTCTTTTTTCCCTTATTTATAACTTTAATACCTTTAGCTAATCCTGTCTTAACAATGTCTTCCCCGTATTTTCTGGCTATCGCAGCTGTTTTATAACTATCATGAAATACCCAGGGCATCTTACTTACTCAGGTGCTCACGACAATAGGCAACAATTTTACGTGCATAGGCTGCTGCATCTGCTTTGTAATCTGGATAATCCTTACGAATCTCGGTAGCGAAGTCTAATAAAATACATTCTATCTTATTATCTATTAATCCTCGTCCCAATTTTCGCAATTCCATTTCCATGTTTGCCAATTCGTTGTTATCCACTTATTTCCCCTGTTTGGCTTGCTTAAGGGCTGTTCCAATGGCTGTTGTGATCCTGTCATCATTGCCCAACTCACTCACGATCTCAGCTGGTAAGAGATGAGCAAACATAGCCTGAAAGTCTGCTGGAAGATCCAAGAAGAATTCCTTGAGATTTTCCATTTGCTTCTTTCCAAGTTTTTTTGAGGACTCAGTGATCCCAACGATCTGCTTAATAGTGACATGCATTTCATCGCTTTTCTTTTTCTGCTTTGCAATCTTATCTTTGACAGAAGCATAATCCTTAAGAACTTCTTCACCATTCACAGGACGTTCATAGTTCTTGTCCAAGTAGCTGATGAAAGCAACTGCTGCTTCTTTGCCAACAAGACCCGCATAGATTTCGAATTCTAAATCTTGTGGGACAGCATTTCCTTTTCGTAAGGCATCGACGCTGCTCCAAGCAGCATTGTTGCGTTTTACTTCGAGGGTTACATTCTCAGGTTCAAATAACATATTCTTGTGAGTACCAATAAAACCTGTGATATCAGAAGATACTTTTCCATCTTTGTTAGCCCAATCACTCCAACTATCAACATGAGGTTCCGTGACAACTACACAAAAACGTCGAATCATGGCTTTATCCAATACTTCAACTTGATAATCTGAGTTATCAGGATTGATGGCTGCAACGACTGCCCAACCTTTAGGAAGGGAGTGCATATGCATCTTCTTATCCCAAATCAATTGGAATACCGCTTGACGAACATCGTTAGGAGCACGATTCAATTCATCAAGAAAAATAATGCCTCGTGTTCCTTCTTTGGGGAACCAGCCAGGAAGAGCCCAATCAGTTCTATCGCCATTTCGATATGGGATGCCGATTAAATCTCCTGGTTCCATTTGGGCAAGGCGTAAATCAACTAATTGAATACCAAGTTCATTGGCAACTTGTTTTACAATTTCTGATTTACCACAACCCATTGGACCAACAAACAAAGGGGCCACAGGAACCTGAGTTTCGATTAGAATCTTAAGCCAACGTTTTGCGTCTGGAATGTGCATACACTACCTCCCTATTTTATTATTGCTGCAATTTAAGTTTAGCATACTTATTTAGTTTTGTCAAGTCCTTATTTCTTTTTCCCATCTGGATTGTTCACTATCGAAATCACATGACCCCAAGGGGCTTTTGTCTCTGCGGTTGTTGATACCCAAATGACAGGGTATGCTGGCTTCTTGTCTGGGAAATCCCCATACAAATCTGTAAAGTAAATCAACAAGTCAGTTTTTAGCTTCTTATCCTTCACATATTCAAAAATTGGTTTAAAAGACGTTCCCCCACGTCCTTTAAAATTTGTATCAATCTTATTGTATTTGCTTAATTTGTATTCTTTATGAACTGCTGCATCACATTCTAATACCGTCATAGTGCCTTTATAGCACGATTGAATAGCTCTCATTTCAGCCATAAATGCTTGAAAATCCTCATCACCAATACTACCGCTGGTGTCAATGGCAATTGTAATACTGATCATCCGATCTGAAAGCTTACCCTTTTGCTGTTCCACAAAACGTCGATTAGGACGTTTCCAACTCATCTTATGCCCTGATTTAATGGAAGCAGCGATGAATCTCTTCAAAAGGGTTCTCCAGGATACGACAGGAGGTTTAAGCCATTCATTAATAACCTGTTCCATACCAGAAGGCAAATGTCCTTGTTGTTTCATTGTCGCTTCAGCCGCTTGTTTAATAGCTTGACGGATAACTTCTTTAGCCAGTTCAGGAATATCTCCGCTACCCTGACCTTCTTTATTCCATTTATCATGGCTATCAACAGGAACTACTTTCATCGTTCCTGTCGTATTACCATTTTTATCTTTCATAGTAATAGTGAAGGAACCATCCCCATTATCCTGAACTTCCATCTTAGGAGCATTCTTTAAAAGTTCTTGATAATAATTTTCTGAAGTATCATCTTCTTTCAATTTCAAATTTAATTCTTTGTTAATAGAATCAACAGTGCAAGCACCCTTTGGTAATTTCTGGATATTACGGTTTGCATTAAGATCTGCTGCAATGTTAGCTAATTGAGCATTTTCTTTAAACTCTTCTTTCATACGAGTACAATGACCATAGATAAGGTGATTGCACTCATGCGTAAGAACACCTACAGCTTCATCAACAGTAAGAGTTTCTAAAAATTGGGGGTTGTAATAAAAATTGACTCGTCCATTTTCCACACTTACAGCTTCTGTAGGAATTTGTTTAGCCAAATCCCCCGTCACTTCAATCTTACGCATCTGGGCAAGAAGGCTGGCATAGAAAGGACTCGTTTGAATTAATCGAATTGCTACTTTTTCCATCACACTTAGAAGGCTCATATTATTCCTCGTCCTCTTCAGGATAAATTTCTTCCTCTTCTTCTACCCGTTCAGTATAGTAGAAAAAAAGATTCTTGTCAAGAGCTAAATTACTAGGCATGGGCATAGGCAATATCACAAGCAGCGTCCCACATCTCAGGCGTAACGCAATCAATATTATGAGTATGACCCCTTTTTGCACAAGGATAGGGATACTCTACTCCATCAACAATTTCGAACTTTCGTTCTCGAAATGCTTTTCGTTCTTTATCCCATACTTTGCAAGCTTGAGTAAAAGACAAACGTTTTCGTGGCAAAATTCTTTTCATATTAGCCCCCCAAGCAATCATTATACTGGAGTATTGTCCCGCCACATTTTTGACAATCCCAAATTGTTTCCCCATGGCTAAAATTTTTAAACTGAGCCTGTGGGTATTCTCCTTCCTGACATTCGCAAAAAATTACAACAGCAGTTTCAGACATTTAGATCCTCCATTTGTTTAAGTATTTTTCTTATGCAAGCATCACAAAGAGTACCAACAACATCGGAGCCATCTTTATTATGAATGTACCAACAGGAGGTTTTCCCTCGACATTCATAACATGGGTGGTAATGCTTTTTATTAGCCATAAGTTTCATAAATTTAGTATAACAGATCATTGTTACTTTGTCAAGGGCTGTTTTACAATTTCTGCATACCCTATTACTCGCACACGACCACATAAAGCTACTGTATCAAACACAATGCCATTCTTTACAGCAAAAGCATGACCTCTTTTAGTAACAAAGAAATTCCCTATCGGATGTTCTTTTACAAAAGTAGCCAAAGACATACGAGTAAAAACCCATTTATGGCCCTGGGATACGATTGTATTAATGGTGTTATAAGATTTGTGCCGACGTTTACGACCATGCTCCTCACAAATGGCATGGGATTGGTAATAAGGAACATCGGCTGCTGAGGCATAAGCTCTCACAACACAGTCAAGTTTCTCATCTGTGTAGCCTTCGGCTTGTCTACCTGCATCGGTTATTTTAATTTCCATACTCCAGTATAACAGGAGTAAGTAACAATTGCAAGGGTTATTTTGATGTTAAGAAATGTTTATTTCTTCTCTAATCTAACTTGTTCTTTTGATTGACGATACGCCTTAAAAGTAGCAGTAAGGGATTCATCTAATGCCGAACTAAATTCAGAGAATTTGGTTAAGTTTGGTTGGTGTACTAATTTGTAGGTATTAACAACGGAAGAAAGAAGGACGGTAGTAAAAATTCTTAACTCTTCTAAGAATTCTTTATCAGTATCTTTAGAAAGCTGCTCATTTAATGTAGATACAGTTTTAAGAATAGCGTGTTGCTCTTTTCGGTTATCCAAAATAAGTTTTTCTAAGTATGGGTCAATAAAATTCGTCTGCCTTGCTAACATAAGTTTAAGACGTGCTTCAGAAGCATTATACAAGGCTGTTAAAGCTGCTTTTTTATCACTTAGGCTGGTGTTAGCATCTGCAATTGCATCAATAACCCCAAGAATTTCTGGAGTAGGAGCAACCGCCAATTGTTGCAGCGCAACTTCACTTGTTATTTGTGCTTTATGACGTTTAAAATAATTATGAAAAGCATGAGTACTAAGTTCTGTCAATATGGGATAATCTTTACTATACTTCTCAACCATGTATTTTTTTGCTTTATTAGGATTCACTTTACACATAAAATTTTCCATATCTACTTTTACATCAGTAGGAAGTTTTTCTAAAGATCCTTTAAGACGATTAGACCTAATTTTATGACTTTCTTTAGGAGAAAGATCTATTGGTTGTTGAGGAATTTGTTCATCCATTTGTTTGTAACCTCGTAATATAAATTTGTTCCAAGTATTTTAAATTATCTATTCTAAACTTTTGGCATCCACACCAACAAATTTCTTTATCGGTATTAGTAAAAGTATTATGATTATTTTTGACGTGGCCACATCCATCACAGGGGTAAGCTACTGAAATCATAAAACAATTTCTAATCTTTTTAACACTTGGAGTAACTGGGCATAAATTATCTTAATTTCTCTGTAGGTCATAACACCACGAGTTCCAAATTGCTTAGAAATTTCAGTATATGGTATAAAAGGAGTGTCATACATAGTAGATAATAATTTCTGTTGCCTTCCCTTTAATTCTTGACTAGTTTCATTAAAAATGCTATCAACTATAGCTTTTGGCTGTAACCTCATCTTTTGAAGAGCCTCTGTAAGCCTATCAAAGGGCTTTTTCTCTTCCAAATCGGGCCATAAAATCTTATTTGCCATATCTGGATAGGTTTTCTCGAATTCGACCCTCAAATCAGCCATAACTTGTCTTTTTACTAAATTACCCAAACTGCTGCCTTTGCCAAACTGATAGGTAGCTAATACACGCTCAATTGAATCAGTAGCGATGCTTTGAACATACTCTTTTGTACAATTTAAATTCTTAATTTTAAGAGCTACTTGGACAGAATGATCAATCAAATCTTTCTTTAATAAGCTAAACTCATACTCCGATAGTTTATTGATTATAAATATTTTGTTATTTTTCATAAGAAAAACTAATCCCAACTATCCTCATGCAAATAGTTACCAGAAAACCAACTTAAGTTTTCTTCTACTCGCAATCTCTTTTGTATTTTTTTCACAGATGCTTTCAACAAACGTGGAGGATATGAAACATTTTTCCCTAACTGATCTGCAATTTCTTGATTCCCTAATCCATATATAAATCGCATTACAAAAACTTGATGCTGATCATCCGTTAGAACTTGAGATGCAGCTTTTAGCACTTTTCTTAAAAGTTTTTCCTGTCTTCGAACAGTCTTCTTTCTTAAAACTGGATCATTTCGTTGACTAAGAAGCTGAGCGTTCTTTTGAGCAATTTTTTCGAGACCTTCATGGGTCATACTGATCTCAACGAAATCAATATTTTTTGGTGTTTCTATCTCAGAATTTGCTTTTTCTATTTCTTTAGACTTCTGTTGCTTTTTCTTCATTACCATTCTCCGTCAATTTTGACAAATGAGCAATATTAAAACTTACAGGTGCAGATCGACCAAACACCAAAGTATCTACAGAAACAGTATGACCAGTAATTTTGGTCACAATACCTTTAATGCCCATAAAAGGACCAACGCATACTTCAACAAGATTTCCAACTTCAACAGAAATAATCTCTTCTGGCACAGGCTCAACATTAGCTTCTTCAAGACTTTTAACATGCTCAATATCTTTTTCTGATATTGGAGTAGGCATTACTTCACCTGGAAGCTTAAGGAATCGTCCTATCTTTGCTTCAATTAAAGCTTGTTCTAATTTACTATCCTGAATAATTGTTTGAATAAACACATAACTTGGAAAAAGTGGTTTATCATTATTCTGCTGCTTACCATAACGAACAATGGGCACTTTTACAGCAGGTGTCCAAATAAGTCCTTCATATTCAAGACGATCCAGTAAAGATTGAATCTGTAATGCTCCTCTGGAACCAATTCCCTGAGTTGAAATAACATACCATTCTTTATTTATCATTAGATACTCCTACTTTTTTAGTATAAATTAGTTCCAAATATTCTAAATTATCTTTGGGTACATAATCTGAGCATGAACAACAATCATCAAAAGTAAAGCCCATACAGTTTGTTCTATCATAAATCGTTGCAACATTCCATTGCCATGTAATATGACTTGGTTTTAAATCCCCACATCGGCAAAGTCCTGTCACAAAACTAATTTCCTTTCTTCTAATTTCAAAAATGCATCTTTTCCAAATACTTTAATAAAATCATCTGGATCTTTTCCATCTGGCAATGATAGATAAGTAAATTCTACATCAGCATCATAAAATTGATTTGGAATTGTCTTTTGTAATTTTTCTAATAGTTTTTGACCTGAAAGATCACCATCAGGAACAAACACTATTTTTTTCACAAATCTACTTAATAAGCATATCTGTTTGAAACTAAATGTCTTACCAAGCATTGCTACAATATTTTTAATGCCATGCTGCCAAGGGATTAGCAAGCTAATATTACCTTCAACCACATAAACACTTTGTTTAAGCAAACAATCTTTCCAAGTTACATTGAGCCCATACAAATGATCTGATTTCTCATAAGATGTATTAATGTATTTGGTTTGAGTTGGCCCCAAAGGACGTGCTGATACACCAACTATTGTCCCATGCATATCCGCTATAGGAAATAATGTTGAATGATAAAATCGAGGATCTAGTATTGGCAACATTCCTTGAAAATTAGCACCCTCATAGATTTCCCCATTGGTAGAACAATACCCTAGATTGAAGGCATTTATGGTGTCTTCTGTGAGCTTACGCTCTTCTATTAAGTATTTATAAGCTGGTAAAACCGTTGAGATCACTTGCAAGTTTCCTTATAATATTGTTGTTCCAAATATATCTTTTCTAAATAGGATAGATTAGTTAACTGATATTTATGTTTTAATCCTTTGTGGTAAACTTCACTATGGCCGCAAATACAACAAGGAAAATAAATAACTATACTCATTTTAAAAATGTAAACTTCGCATTAGCCTTCAGTTCTTTCAAATTAAAAGCATTGACATAAGAACAACTAGATCGTAAACCGCCTGAAATATTATTTAAAATATTAATAGCGGGACCTTTGAGAGAAACTAAAGTAGAAGTACCTTCAGGTGCCCTCCAAGTAGAAATTTTACCCTGAACTTCATAAGATTCCAATGAAGCACTTCCTCGATATTCTTTATGAAAACCATCACGATTAATACCAGCTGCTTCATCAGTACCAGCAAACATTGAGCCACTTATAATTAAATCTGCTCCAGCTACTAATGCTTTCGTAATATCTCCAATTTCTTTTACACCACCATCTAAAACAAGTTTAATATCGTAATCTTCTGTGACAGGAGCACAATCCAGTAAACAACTCACAGCTGTATTTCCAACTCCTGTAACTAAACGTGTAATGCATTGGCTACCTATACCTATTCCTACTTTTACCGCATCAGGTTTTCTGTCTACCCGCATCATAAATTCGCTTATTTCTTTTCCCACCCCGAAATCCCCAATAATATATTTCACATTATTAGGAATTGTTTTGCACAAAAGATTATACATTTCCACAACAGCTACATTAGCTGAATGAGCCACATCAAGCATAAAAATCTCAGCCCCTGCATTATATAATGCTTTTGCTCTTTGAAGTTCAATATCTCCTAGACCAATAGAAACAATAGGACCTTTACCATGTAATATACTATCTTTAAATGCTTGAACATTTTCTTCGATAGACCAAAATCTATGTAATGTTCCTATTGTTCCATACTCAGTTAATGTTCTACAAAGGGCTGGAGAAGCTATAGTATCCATGTTACTATTCACAATAGGCAGTGAAAGATGCATCCCTAAGAAATCTGTAGAAACATCTACATCTTTTCTGGATCTAACATTTGAAAAAATGGGTTCAATTAATATATCGGAAAAATTTAATAGCTTATCATTATAAGTTGTTTGTGTATAAATATAATCGTTCATTTGAGTCTCCCATGTTTCTCTAACCCAATTAATGTCCATGCAACGCCAATTAAAAATCCAACTAACCAGCCAAATGTTAGAAATGCAAATTCATGAGTTGTCATTTCTTTTTCTTCTCTTCAAGTAAGAACAAAATTCCATAATTTATAATATCTTTCACAGTATCTTCAATCTTCTCATCTCCGACAATAGCCTCTTTAGATTTAAAAGAACCATCAGAAATGCCAAGCAAATTTTCTAAACGTGCCTGTTTATCTGAAAGACGAATGGCTATACCATGAACACCGCCTCGGAGAGCATTAGATCCATAATCACGCCTCTTATTAACTAAAAGAGTGATTGCGTCATCCATCAATTTCCTAACTTCTCGTTCAAATTCTTTCAAACTATAATTTTTATAATTGCTCATGACTTGAAATTCTCCCAGAATTTATTATATTTAGTTTAAATTTAGTGCAACTACATGTTTTACGAACTATTTCAGGTGCAACGTATCCTCTATAGGATTCTTTTCCAACAGGAACAACAGCAGAGCATTTATTACCATGTTGCAGATACTCGTGATTACAATCACATACATCATACAGTCCATATTTTTTCTTATTCATTGTGACCCTTTCTATAGGAGGTCAGACATTTTCTTGCCACTTCTTGCTTCTTTAACTTTATACAGACCATCGAGGTACTGAAGATTTGTAAGTCTTCCTTCATTCATTCGAGTATGCAGCCAATTCTCATAGATTCTAATAAAATCTTCAGAATCTATGTAAGATTTTCCATCAGATTTAAAATTATTCTCAGCAGCTTCAACCCAATCTATCATCTAAAAAATCCCAGAAATTGTAATTTTAAAAGCTTTAACCATTTCCAGAAAATACGTTCCTTTATTCTCCATAAAATACGTTGTGTTCGAGTCCCCCATCTTGTAACTATTTCTATTCCTGCTTCATCTAATGTTTGAACAATTACAGCATTCTCAAGTCTTGTAATCGAAGGTCCTAATCCCTTTGGGAATAAACGAATGACAGGTTTGAAAAGAGCATATCTAGCGTATAAAAATTCATGGGTTGCCCCTTCTGATCTAATGGGGGAAGCAGCAGACAAATCGAAGACAACATGACATTGCTTAATAAATTCCTTATCCTTAACCCATTCTTTACGTAAGTCTTCTTCTGAGAATACTTCTAATACTCCTGTTGTATTTTCAATTTTTTCTTCTAGAACAGGAGAAATACACTTAATTCCATATTTACTTAGTATGTCAACGGCCTCTTTAGCCTCTTTAATCATAGCTATCTTAGATCTTCCAGACATACGACATGCTAAATAAATACAAACATCAACCATTACGATGCCTTTTAGCGAAAGCCACTAACACATCGGTCAACGTTCCAAACACACAAATACATAAACAACAAAATGCAAAAAAAGATATGTAAGGATGAACAAATAGGAAAGCCCAAAAACCAGGAGTGCCAGATAAACTTAAATTAGTAGTTTCCATTATCGGTTATCCCCACTGCCTTGAATTACATTTCGTTTCATTCGATCTTCAAGCTTTGCTACATTTAGATCGAACACGTCTTCCATTGAAACACCAAGCTCTGTACATACTCGCGCAAGATACCAACATACATCTCCAACCTCAGCGATAAGTTTTGTTCGTTTTTCTTCCGTCAATACATTTCCATCATCCCGCATCATTTTTTTAACAACTCCAAGAACTTCTCCTGCCTCATTAGCAAGACCGATAGTAGTATAAATAACTCCTGCGTCTTTAGGATAAAGAGCAGTACGATCAGACCAAAGTTGATAATCAGATGCTTTCATGCTAACTTCTCCTTTTCAGCCCAAATCTGTTCTGCCATACAAGCTAGTTGCATTGTCTCATAGTGATTATTGCATCGATACCAATCACCTTGTCCAAGGCATTCACAAAGCAAATCTCTTTCAACTATCTTTATATAGCTGTTTAAAATCAAATAGGTTGTTATCCACCACATATTATTTCACCTCTACTATTAGCATATCATAATTTACTCTAAAACTACATATGTTTTTATACATTGTTAACTACTTTAATTTTTTCTTCTTTGTAAACAATAGGATTAATACTTTTAACTTCTTTTAAGCTTCCCCATGTTTCCGCAATTTTAAATTCTGCGATCATAGGAACTTGAATACCTAGGATTTTTCTTTCCATTTCTTCTTTCATAATTTTTACAGATTCTTCAAGCTCAATCTTAGGAATTTCCATATAAATAGCATCATGGACTAAGTTTCTAAGTTTCCCATGGTATCCAAGTTCTTTAAATTTTAAAATGATCCTATTGGCGGCATTAGCTGTATAATCAGAAAGACATCCTTGAATCGGTGAATTTACAGCAGCTTGTTGATCTGGAAAAGATACACTATTATCAGTACTATTGATGCCAGGTAGATGCCTAACACGACCAAAAAAACTTCTTACAAAACCATCGCGTTTTCCACGCTTAACATTATCATAACGCCATTTCTTAGCTATTGGGTAACGGCTAAAAAAAGTATCCTTAATTGTCTGAGCATATTCAGTAGTAACATTATGCTTTTTAGAAAGATCGTCTATACCTTCTCCAAACATCAAACCAAACACAATAGATTTAGCCGTTTGCCTTTGTTCAGGTGTAACCTGACTTACATCAATTTTATTAGCTAATGCTGCGATAAATCTATGAATATCCAGACCATCAGTTAAATCTTTTATCAATTGTGGATCTAATGAATAAGCTCCCCACAATCTAAATTCACCCTGAGCTTCGTCAGCCTCAACTAAGACATTTCCTGCTTCTACAGTATACATATTTTTAATTCGTTTATCATCTTTAGGAATATTCTGCAAATTTGGGTTACTAGAAGAAAGTCTACCACTTTCAGTTCCTGGAATATTCCAACTCGCATGAAGTTTATTGTCATCATCAAGTTTTTCTTCTACCGATTCTATATAGGTATTAAGAAGTTTAGATAATCCTCGATGCTTAACAAGTTGAGAAGGAATAGTGTGTTTTTCTTTCAAAGCATTTAAAACACTTTCATCTGTAGAATAACCAGTTTTAGTTTGTTTAATTACAGGAAGTTTTAATACCTCAAACAAAAGCTTAGAAAGTTGTTTAGGAGAAGCAAGATCAAATTGTTCTGTAGTAACTTTTAATATTTCTTTTTGTATCTCATTTTCAATACTAACAATTTCATCTTGAAGTTCTTTTTTTGTCTGTAACAGGAGATTTTTATTAATTTTGAAACCTTCAAATTCCATAACTGTAAGATTATAGCTTAAGGGTAAAATTAATTTATAATAAAGATCTAGCATATCTTCTTGTTCCAACAAGGGTAAAAAAATATCTTTCAACTGCAACGTAACATCTGCATCAGCAGCTGCATACTTAAATAATAATTCTGTTGGAACTCGCGCATAATTTCTACTATCATCTGTTTTCATACCATTAGTTGCAAACCAAGATTCAAGTTCCTGGTCATAAGCACCCATATCAGTATATTGTAATGCCATATCCTTAAGACCATGTTGACCTTTTGCTGTTTCATGCAATAAATAATGCATAAGCATGGGATCATGCACAGCAGGTTTCAAATTCCATCCCTTTTGTAAAAAGAATTTATAGTCAAACTTACCATTTTGAAGAATAAATTCAATATTACTCTCCATAATAGAACGAAGTTTACTCATTACATATTCTTGCCTATCACCCCACCAATGTTGATAAGAATCTTCTGTATATTTGGTAATCACTTCCACCTGTCTTACTTCTACTATTCCTTTACGACGAACTTTCTTATCTTTAATTTCTATTTTTTCTTTTTCAATACCAACCCATTTTGTAATTGGCAATACCACGGCTGTTCCTTTTTTCCAACTAAAACTTACACAAATTAATTGATCTTTTTGCCAATTAAACCCAGAAGTTTCAATATCCCATGCTACTTCTTTTTGTTCCATAATTCTATCGTAGAAAGCATCAAACTGTTCGATTGTTTCCAAAGTGATATAGTTTCCTTCAGTTCTTTTAGTCAATTCAGGATACTTGGAAGATTCAATAGCACGACGAAGATCTTGAATTACAGTTTCTTCCTTATTTGGATTTCTTAAAATAGCCCCAATTGCCAAGGTAGGTGTAACTTTGCATTGGAATTTATCACTCCATAACTCTAAACCTCTCATCCCCTCAACTTTAGGCTTTTTGATGCCCAAAATAGCTGTGATAGCCTCTGCACCCATAGGAACAATGACATTAGGTTTAATAGATTCAATCTCCTTCACAAGATACTCATTACAAATCTGAATTTCATCAAAATGGGCTGGGCGAACACCTTCAGCAGTTTTTAAATTAGCTCGACAACGTGTTGCATAGGTTATAAATACTTGATTTCGATGGATTCTAAAAATAGAAAGTATAGCTTCTAGTTTATGCCCCACTGAACCCGTAAAAGTTGTACCAAGAGCATCATCCTCCACTGAAGGAGAATCCATCACAAAAACAATTTTAGATTGAACATTCCCAACTCCATTAAGAACGCATGTTCTTAACTCGCTCAAAGGACACTTACTACAAGTGTTATTTTGAAGATCCAATTTATTAATCTGTAGACTTTGATTCATATTGTTTTTCCAAATACCCTAAGTTATCAGCTATAAAATTATCACAATGACAACCGAAAACTGAACATATATAGTTATGAATTCCATTATCAATGTATAATCCAGTATGATTAATCTTAGAATGTTTACACTTACATGGGTAATTTATAGCTGTCATTTCTTTTTACCTTTTTGTTTGGGATAGATGATAACACCATTTGCATCTTGTAAGTTAAAATTAAAAGCTTTCAACACTTTAGCTACTTTTTTATCCTTAGCTCCTGCCATAGCTGCTAAGTATAGAAGCATAGCCATAGCTCCCTTATAGGGATCTATGGAAACTTTGAGAGCAACATTATTAATTACTATAGTAGTAAATTGCTCTTGTTGGGGAATTTCAGCTTTTTGAGTAATTGCTGTACTACTTGTATTCTTTGCAATCGCTTCCAAAAATCCCATACCATCCGTCTCAACCTTCGTTTCTTTAAGCATACTTTGAATAAACTCTTGTGGAATATGGCTAAGAGCTGCCTCTTTAAAATTATTGGGTTTTTGATTTTCCATATTTTTCCTTTTACTTATCTAGTCTCAAACAATCCAATATCAAAGGTTCAAGTTCTATAAGTCTTTCGATGGTTGAAATTGTCTTAGCTGTAAGTTTTTCTGTATCTGAGGGTATAATTACAGCACAATCTCCAACATCAACTTGCCTTTCATAATCCGTAGTTAAGGGATTTACAAGTCCTTCTGTAATAGGAAAAGATTCTGTAGGTTTTGCAAGTTCTTCCTTACGGTAAAGAAAGTAACCATTTAAAACGGGTGTGAATGGTAATTCGGGATAGAGCACAGGAACTGGACTTTCTAGTATATAGAAAAAGTCACTGCCAAAACAACAAACAGGATCTAAAATCCCAATGCAATTAAAATCTCTAGGTAAGAAGGCATTCATGCCAGAAGATTCTATGACAGGTGGTTTCATTTTTGCCAGCAGTAATTTTGCTAATTCTTCACTAATGCGATACATTATTATTTCCTCGATATTTAAAATACATAACCAAAAAAACACCAGTACAAAGAAAACCATGAACATATCCAACGATTAAAGGCCATTCATGCAATCCAATGCCATAAAATAAACCCATTGTATATCCAGAAAGCTGAATAACCCATGCTAACGGGGATATATCTCCAACGCTCTTTGTTTTATAACTGTGCCATAGCTGAGGCCAGTAGCATACTCCAAAAGCTGTTGTACAAAGCCAACCCAATAATTCCATCAGTCTTCCCTTGTTATTTTGTCCACAAGAATCTGTTTTAATCGTAAAGCTCGTTCTCGCGTTTCAGGTGATTTTGTTTTACTTAAAAACTTAGAAACTTGTTTCTTAAGTTCTTTTTCCCCTTCAATTGTAGCAACTGTTTTTAAATTAATTTCAATTAAGTCAAGAACTGTTTTATCTTTAAGTATTTGTCGTATGCTGCGTTCTTTTTGAGTCTTAATATTGTGGCATTCATCACAAATTCGTTGTAAATTCTGAATAGAACAAAAAAGTCTACGTTTAAACTCATTCCAATCTTGAATCCTTCCAGACACATTTTCAACATCTATCACAGGCGTTATATGATCTACAGCAATCATTTTGGCAGGAGTCCATTTTTGACACACCTGACAAGAAAATTGCACAGAATCTACTTTATGTCTTGAACCATCTTTATTAAAACGAGGAACAGTTCTACGCCCAGAATTAAGTACTTCTCTTACTATAGGACTTCTGGAAAAGATCCTACGCCAAGCACTTCTTAATGCGCTATCTTCATTCCAAGTTAATTTTTTCTTCAACGGTTGAGATTCCCGCATGTTTAGTTACCTCGAAAGTTTTGTGTGCTGCTTGTTGCAGAACATCACTATGACTAATCCATATAAACTGACAATTTAAAGCCTCAGAAAGCTTTCTAACAAATACAGACAATAATTGTTGATCTTTAACGGCCACAAATTTAGCAGTTTCATCTAAAATAAGAACTCTTGAAAGGCTAGGTTGCCATTTGCAAAGAAGTGCTACCCGTAAAGATAGAGAAATTATATCCGCAACTCCACCACCAAATGAATTAAGGATATCATAAGTCTGACCTGATAATTTATCTAGGATTCCCATTTCCAAGGTAGGTTGATTATTCTTCGTCACTAGATTCATCTGAAATACAAGATTTTTATCTTTAACAGTTTGAAGCGCATCAGTTACTATGCCTGAAATTTTATCAAGTACTTGAAGACGAGTCTGATCAGAAAGAGATTGTAAAAAGAGAGATGCCTTTATAGTAGTTTCTTCCTTAAGGGTTAACTGTATGACTTTCTCCTGGCAAGAAGAAGCTCTATCTCTTAATGCCTGAAGTTGTCCCAATTTTCTATTGTAAGCATTTTTTAGTTGATCAAATTGATTATTTAGATTCATCATATTTCCATTCAAGAAATTCCAAATTTGCACTGGGAACGTAAAACATACAACCACAATCTAGTTCTTGTTTATAAATAAAAGATTCTTCAGCTGAATTTACATAAGGTACTGGGTATACATCTTCTATATTTTGTCCATGCATATGAGAATGTGGAGAATTCCATAAGTTATTATTATAAGGTTTTAATCTAATAATACCCTGTTTTTCTACTTGCCAATTGCAAACAGAATCACTATGGGTATGAAAACAAGCTTTACAAGGGCTCTTATACTCGACTGATTTCATCCAAAATCCTATTTACTTCATCACCCAATTTTGTAACTTCTTGTTGAAGAGCTGTTTCTTCAGCTTGCAATATCTCCTCAATTTTTTGAGGATCTATGCCTAATTCTTTAGCCTCAGCCAAAAGCTTTTCTTTATCTTGTTCCAACATTTGAAGTTTCGTAGCATTCTCAATCTTCAAACTTCCTAATTTCTCACCTTTAGCTTTTAAAGTTAAAAGATCTTGTTCAACACTCATTTCAACTCCTCCTTTGCCTGTTGTACTTTTGTTAATGCCATATCTAGGATTGCCTGACCAATTTGTTGATTTTTCCCTTCAGCTAACAAAACTTGTTCAAGATCCACGTTTTCAAAACTTGTTCCTTCTAAAGACTCAATAAAACTTTGCAAATTCATTTCTGTTGATTTAAGTTCTGCTGCTGCGGTAAGATCAAAAATCTCATTTGCTGGAAGTGAACTTTGAAGCAACACAGAACTAATAATTCCTGTTATAGTATCTATAATTAATACTTGTGGTTGATGCTGCTCATTAATAGCCCATCTACTTAGTGACCCTGGATTCACAAATTGAGTTTTACCTTCAATAACTCCGAAACTCTGATGATAATGTCCCAAAGCAATCAAATTTGCATTTGTATTTACTTGACTGGGCAAGACAGCATCGAAAGGAACAACATGGGGAATTATAAAATTATGACTCGCTATTAATTTATAATAGGTATCATATTTCTCATCAAACATATAATTACCAATCTTAGGATCTAGATTAGCATGAACACCACGAATAATTACTTTTTCTTTTTCAAATATCAATTCATCCAATCGATTTATTGCTCCACTTTCAAACAACACACCTAAAGCACTACTTTTTAAATCATTAGTGCGATAAGCATAGCAACAATGATTACCTACAATTGTATAAAAAGCACATGGTAATGTTTTGCACCAATTCATAATATCTGATACCAAGGTATGTGATATATCGGGATGATGAATGAAGTCACCAAGACCAATAACCATATCAATCTTATGAATCTTAGCTAGAGTGGATACTTCTTCTAGCTCTTCAAATTGTGTTTTGTAATGATCATCAAGTCGCCACTTAGGACGATCTGACTGACTACGAAGATGCTGATCACTAAATAAGAGAAACTTCATTTCTTTTCCCCAAGTACTAAATGTGTAAATACTTTTAATCCTTTTGCATTTGCTTTATTCAACATATCATTAGACCCACGCGATTGCCCATCCCAAACTAAGATCAATGCTTCTGCTTCTGAGGCCATTAAGCTATTACGTATTGGTCCTGCTGCTTTCCCATGTTGTTTCCAATCAGCCATAAAAAAACTACAAGGAATCTTATTTGTATTTGCCCAAGATGCCCCAAGAGAATCTACACCCTGAGCACCACCAGAAATCACTTCAGTTATTTGAAATCCACTCAATTTAATAGCCTTCTCAACTTCTATAGCATCTGTAATTGTTCTGCTACCAGCAATTATGACACGCATACATCACCTGTGCTAACACCACATAGAGGACAAGTACCATTCTGCTTAAGCATATCAGAATATTGTGTTTTTGTCTCATGATATTTTTGCTCTACCTGAGCCAACTCATCAGTTTTACTTACAAGTTCCTTTTGATTCTTATTAAGTCTATTAGATAAGTTAGTAATTTTATTTATTCGGACTATTCGTTCTGTAAATTCTGATATACTAGGTAAATTAACTTGATCAAGTATAAATTGAAGTTTATTTTGCTTCTCAATAGATAACACAGTATTCCCAATTTTATCCAAAAGTGAACCAATTTGTTTAATCTTATCTACTTTTAGAGTTAAACTGTTAAGTATGCTGAGGTCAAGTTGTTCAATAAGGGACTCAATTTGTGTTTCTCTTCCCCAAGACACCTTAAAAGCTTTTACACGCCTAGAAAGCTCACGGATTCGCTCTAATCGGGCTTCCTGAGTGCTTAAGGTATTCAATTTTGTCTCAATTTCGCTAATGTGCTCTTTGTATATTTCAACTGATGAGAGTTTGTCTATTTGCTCCTGCAATTCTACTAACTCTAATTCTTTAGAACCTTTCTCAGCAGTAACTTGCCTTTTATCCTTATTCAATTCTCTAATAGCATGATCTAGATACGTTGCACCTGAAAGTTTACCAAGCACCTTAGCCCTATAACTACCTGTTTGGGACAACAAAAACAAAGCATCCATTTGTCCAGCCAAGTTTAAATTAAGAGTATCAGTTGTATCAATTTGAACTTCGTGAATTCTTAAAGCTTGTTGAACTGGCTCAGGAACTCCTGTACCAAAGGATTCATACACTTGAGCAGCAGCTCCATCAAAAAAAAGAATGTACCTATTAACTTTTTCACCCTTCTCTCTAATTACTGATATACCTGTACTTGTTTGAATTGTAACTTTGCAGTATTTTGCTCCAAACCGTACCCAAGATTTATCCCATTTATTAAATAGCACAAGGGAAAGAGCCCTTGCAACGCTACTCTTTCCTACATTCGAAACACCAACCAAAATATTGAGATTCGGGGATAAAACAAATTCCCCTTTTTCAAATGACTGGAAATTTTCTAGTATTATTTTAGACAAATACATTATAGTAAAGTTAAAGTACCTGTGATTTTATCTATCAATTCAGTAGATGCTGGCCCGATACTGCAACAAGTATAAGTAGGTTGTTTAAATTCTGTACGTCCAGCGTCAAGAACTAAGTAACAAGGAAGAACTGCTTCTACTGCATGTGCATAAATACTCTTCAATGCCAACTCGCTATCTACCGAGACACATATTTTCGTACAACCATCTTCTTCCCACATCTTAATATCTTTGGAAGAAGCTTCTTTTAACGATCCAATAGCAGCGTGACAACCTTGGGCAACCATCTTACCCTTCCGCATATTTAGATCTTTTCTCATTACTATGACTTGCTTGACCATCTTATTTTGCTACAGATAAGATTTTGGAAAAAAAGGCATCCTTATTTTCATGGTTCAATCCAATTTTCTCTAAAAGAAACTTAAAGTCATTGAGATCTGGCTTAATCAAACGATACTCAGATTTATCTTTATCGTTAAGATCAATTCTTGAAAGTTCACGGAAAATAATCAATGCACGATCAACTTCTTTATCCAAAGCCCAACCTTGTTTCCAAATCTGGATAATAAGTTTCTTTTTTGTCAATGCACGATATAAACCATTGGTCACATTAGTTTTTGCTCCCCATATACTCTTTGGGGCATCCTTGAAGATTAAATGAAGATCAGGACGATTGATATGAATAAATCTATCAGGCCAAGCATTCATAACCCTAATAACCATGTCGGAAACAGAAGAATCTACATCCGAATATTTTGTCTTTGCCATTTTATAGCTCCTATTTAATTTTTCGTGATAAGTCGTTAAGCTCTCGTACTAAATTTTTGAATTGGTTAATATCTTTCTTTGTCCATTTTTCAAGATAATACCAATCAAAATCACAATACAAGCTATCTACAATTTCTTTTGCTTCAGAACCATCCTCGTAACGCATTTTATTTATTCCTTAGTCATCAAGGCACATGTCATCAAAGCGACTTCCCAATGAAGAAGAAGCTCCAGTAGGATTAAACCCTGTAATCTTAGAGAAATCCTTATTATTTACTGTAGCAGCTGCTTTTTTAAAATGCATTTCTGTTACAATAATTTTCTGATTTGCATCATAAGATTTTTCATCCACAGCAAACAAAATTGCCATGTTTACTAACTCACGTACTTTTGCACCAGTAAACTTATTAGAATCTTCCTTAGCAATTTGAAGCAGATAAGGCATATTCTCATCAACTAATCCATTGCTGAAGACTTTTATCATTTTCAAACGTTCAGCAACATCTGGCAACGGAACATCAATGACTTTATCGAATCGTCCTGGACGATTAAGAAGAGCTTTATCAAGTACTTCTTTATTGTTAGTTGTAGCAATCGTGATAATGTCTGTATTATCTTGAACACCATCAAGTTGATTCATCATTTCCCCCAAGAGAGCAGGATTATGATTCATCTCTCGTGATCCACCATACAAGTCAATGTCTTCTAGGACAAGAACAGTAGGAGAAAGCTCTTTACAAAGTTCAATGATTTGTGCTACTTGTTTTGCATCACCAAGATGCTTTGGTGTAGCCCAAACCAAACTCCATGAAATCTGATTACACAAGATTTTCACAAGAGTACTTTTACCTGTACCAGGATCACTAGATAAAATTAACCCACGTTTAACCTGTAAACCATTTTTCTTATAAATATCGTGAGATTCAATGAGGTTCAAAAGATTTCTTCGAACATCATCTTTAATTTTCTCAGGAAGAACAATGTCATTCCAATCATATTTTTTATCAAAGTTGATGAAATTACATTTGGGATCGATCTTCTTACCCTTTAAAAAGTTATTTTCACTAGCATATTTAAGAAGTTCTTCCATAAATAAATGGGCATCTGGAGTAGCATCTTTTGTACTAGCTATACGGAATTTATGATCTCCCTGATAACCCTCTTCTGTATGAATAATGTATTTTTGGGTATCATTGGAAACAAGATAATTTCCATAAATAAGTCGGCTTTCTTTTTTACCAGGAGCTATCTCAATTGAAGCAAACACACCCGCATATTCACCATCATTTTCCAAGGTCACAATCTTATCAATATTCAAACCTTTATTTTTGATAAAATCTGGCAGCACATATCTTATAACAAGCGCATTAGCAATAGAACATCGATGATCAGAATACACAATATCATCAATCGAATTTACTGCTAAGAAGTTCTTTTGATATTCTGTCTGATAATCATTATTCCAACGTGATTCTTTAAGAGCTGTCACATGGTCTTTTGCACTCATATTCTGAGCGAGAAGCGGGGGCATTGCATCAAATGCTGAAGCCATTAAATTCTTTGGTTTTGGTCTATGTTCACTATTTGACATAAATCTCCTTTATGCTAACTCGTAATTGTATGGGGCGATGATGCTTTCTAAACGTTTTTCTTTATCCGCATCTGAGACAAACAACCAACGACTATCACCTACCGCAAACTTTGAATTCATTTCCCACACAACCTGAACTGGATTACTACTCATGATGCCAACACCTTGAGCAAATGAATCTGTGCCGATCATGCTGCCATTAATAATGATATGTGCTCCGCTGCTTACCTGGAAATGTGCAGGTTGGTGCACATGACCAAATACGAACAACTCGAAAGGCTTACGATTCTTATTACGTTCTTCCGCATTAACCCGTTGAACTTGTTTATCAATATTATCAGTATTGATACTCTTACCAGGATTACCAGTTACAAATACTCCATCACCATGAGTCATAAAAATTCTATGCCCCTGAACGGTGACTTCTGCATATGGAGTCTTAGGTACAATAATCTCAACTTTTGGATCAGTATGAAAATATCGTGAAAGAGCGTAAAAAATAATATTCTCAAATGAATCATATTTTTGGGACAATGCACGATCCTTTGATTGCTTATGCATCATTCGACCATGGTTTCCAGGTTGACAAACTACACGAATCTTAGGATAAAATGCTTTAATATGCTCAAATGCTTGAATAAAATAACTCAAAGCTCCATTAACCTGAAAGGTGATCAAATCATAGTCTGGACCTTCTTGGTTATGGATAATACCACCAATTAAATCCCCACCAAGAAGAAACACAACTTCTTCATGACGTTGACGTGACTCCATCTTATATGTCTCTAGTTGTTCAATAATAAATCCAAATCGACGGGCTGCAATAATCCAATTGAATTCATTTTTTCCACCTAATTCTCTTGCATCTACATTAGTTCCAAAGTGCAGATCTGTGAGTGCAACACAAATAGAATGTGGAGAAGAATCATGAAGCTCAGTCTTTGCTACACTTTTAATATATTCTTTAGTAGCCTTTTCATTAAGAATCTTAGGTTCTACTTTAAGTTTTTCTAAATTTTTAACCAATGAATTAGTAAGATTTTCAGAAAACATCTCCCATGAGCCATATTGCTTCTCTAATTTATTTAAATAAGATTTACGTTGCTTATTCAGTTCAATATCCTTAAGTGCTTTATCTGGCACAGGAAAATATGTTTGAATTAATGTGGCATACCCACCAACCTTACGAAGATCCCATTCCGAAATTTTTGAAAATTCTTTAAATTGTGCTTTACCTAATTGATAAGGTTCAAGTTGTAATCTCTCGGCAATACTTTCAATATGTTTAACAATATCTTTTACTAATTTCGAATCAGCCATTTGTAATCTCCTTAGTATCTAACATGCTCAAATCTTCTCCATTTTCATAATGAAAACAACAAATAGGGTAACGATTATATGTTCCAGATGTTTCCTCACCACACAATACACATTTCATTATAACTCCCATACTGTCCACTCTTTAGTATATCCTATTTCTTTCATAATATCTAGTAGTATTTTTTCTGTCTTTTCCCAAGGAACTCCAAATAATCCCGAATTAAACTTACAGGAATGAATCTCATCCTTTGATCCGAGTAACTGGGTTGTAAAAAACATCTGTAAAGCAGCTTCAGTGTTATTTAAAATAACATCTATAGAATCTTTCTTATTTGCGTAATTTTTCGAAGTGATGAGACATCCAACTCTATAACCATTCTCTTCAGGAAGAAGAATGCCTAATCCTGTAGCATCTTCATCCAAACAACCAAGATGATACATTTCATAGGACTCTGGAAAGCGTATTTTAAATTCTTTTGCAATCCCGCTTCCCCACACTCCTTGGGCATTACAACTATGCACAAGGATAGAATCTTTGGGGGCATCAAATAAACTACCTTTTTTATATACTATAGACATAATTTACATTTCCTACATTTATGGGGAACTTCTAATATAAAATCCAGAAATAAAATAAAAGCTATTCCTGTATGTCCACTAATTAAGGACCAAATAAAAAGTCCAAGCAAGATCATTTCTTATATTCCTGAATTGCTTTCCAAAGAGTATCTTGAACTTTCTTATCAGCGTTAACAGCTTCATCAAGTTTCTCTCTACCTTTAGCTGTAATATCACCAAAGGTATACATGGGTCCCGCTTGAGCAATAATTTCAAGCTTAAGCCCAAGAGTAATAAGTTCATCAACACGATCTACACCTTCAAGGAATCGTAATGTGAATTCTGCTTTCCTAAAAGGAGGAGCGACTTTATTTTTAACAAGTTTCACTTCAACACGATGCCCAAGAATATCTTCTCCATCCTTAATCTCCGATTGAGACATTTTCTTAACGTCAAGTCGAACTGAAGAATAAAACTTAAGGGCTTCTCCACCAGGAGTAATCTGAGTGGGTACATATGTTCCCAATTTAGCCCTAAGTTGATTAATAAAAATAACTACAGCCTTCGATTTGCCAATAACACCTGTCAATCTGCTAAGACAACTACTAAGCATCCTAGCTTGAACACCCATAGTCTGAGCCCCAAGTTCTGCTTCTAAAACGCTCTTAGGCACAAGACCAGCTACAGAATCAATAATAAGTAAGTCAACTTTATCTGTTTTAACAAGTTCTTCTACGATTTGAAGAGCTTGTTCCCCTGAATCAGGTTGAACGAAAATAAGATCATCCACATTAACCCCAAGCTTTTCAGCCCAATCAGCAGAAAAAGCATGTTCTGTATCAATAAGGGCAGCAACACCTCCGTTCTTTTGAACAGAAGCAATTGCGAGGAGGGAAAGAGTTGATTTACCGCCTGAAGGTTGACCAAACATCTCAATAATACGACCACGAGGATATCCCCCTACACCAAGAGCATGATCAAGTGCATAACTTCCACTGGGAATAACATCGATGGTAGGTCTCTCTATATTTTTAATCTGAGATACCATAATTTCATGAACTTTACTAATACGCTCAAGGGCTTTCTTTAAACTTTCCTTGCCTTCTTCTTTTGTATCTTCTACCATATTATCTCCTCGTTTCATTGATATGTTTCGTTAGAAAGGAAAAGGATTTGCTCTTTTCAATGGACCAGAAGTAGTTGCAACAGGTTGTGCTGTAACGACTGGAACTGTCACAACTGGTTGAGCAGCTGGAGCTGCAACAGGAGTCGCTGTAATAGCTGCTGGTTGAGTGGGGAATGCTGTCAAAGGAGCTTGCTGCATTGTTGCTACTTTAGCTGGACCTGTAACCTGAGCTTGCTGAAGCCAAAGCTGAAGTTGCTGAGTATCCAATTCTGTAAGTGGCAAAAGCTTCGTGACATGTTGTTTTGGTGTACCATCTTCTTTAAGAGTTGTTTCCAAGAACACCTTCACATAAGAGCCAATTAAAATATCCGTATCAAAAGAATCGGATGCTAATTGTTCTTTCGTATAGCCAAGAGCTGATCCATACTGCGTCAAACGATTCTTTGGAGTAGGGACATTTGTTGTGCTACCAAACACTATGACTTTTTTGCCAAGATGGGGAGGTTGAACCAATTCAAAAGACCAATTCAAACTCTTACTATCATCTTTTTCCCAAACCTTTAATTTAATATCCTTAATTCGTGCGAAATAGATATTATCCTGCAATTCAACCCTATTGAAGACGAATTTATCGAGCTTTGCCATTTTATTTCTCCTTAATTTTTAGATATTTATGTTCTTCAGCGTTCCACGTTGAAAATTATTATTACCATTATTGCCACCTTGCAAATTTTGATCCATTTGTATCACGGTAATTTGGCGACTCAAGTTATTATTAGCAGATTCAAGATTGGAATGAACATTTTGTAGAATTTTCATATACCATCCTGCCCTAATACTTGCTATTTCAGCATGATGAAGTTTAAGTACTAAATCAGTCATCTTCATCTTAGCATGAGTATTACGCATTTCTGCTGATTTTTGAGCTGCCACTGTTGCATCTGTTGCAAGGAGCATTTCCAAATTTCTATCATACTCTCCTTGAACACTTTCTTTCTCAATCTCATGAGCAGCAACATTTTGCATTGCTTCCCCCACAAGATAAGATACACGACTCTTGTTTGCTTGCACTTCTGCAATCTTACCATTAAGAGAGTTCAACCCTTTAGCTACTGGATCTACGTCAAGGTCAAACTTTATATTTTTAAGTTCTTCCAATCGTTCACTAAGTTGTTCTTCTGTAAGTTTTGCCATATTACTCTCCTAAACTTTTCCGAATGCTTTATCAATATCCGCTTCAGTAAGCCACTTAACTTGTTCAATCAGCTTATCACATTCCGCAACTAATTTTTCACCTGAGTCAACTTCAACCTCAGTTTCTAATTCGGTAGCAAAACTAACAACTCCACCATCGGAAGTTTTTATGCTTCTATTATATCGTTTTGAAATTTTGAATTTTTGTTTCACGCCCTCAGTCATAAGTTCTCCAATTGTTTTGATTCTTCTGTTACTCGATTAAGTATATCATAAGAAATACTCTTTGTCAAATACTCTTTGTCTAATTTTTGTAAAAATTTCAGAATGTTATCTACTTTATCCGCTCGTCGATACATAAGATCCCGACAATACTTGCTAATAGAGAAATTTAATTCATCAGCATAGTTTATTTCATCTTTTACAGAAAGCCCATCTAAAGTTTCAGTAATTTCTTCAAGAAGATTTGTATCCCCTTTGATTCGATCCTTTGCCTCTGCATAAGAAATCCCTTCCATCCTGGAGATAAAATTAGCTGTATCACCACCAATGCTTTCTCCAAAACAAAAATAAGAATCTGTATTTACATAGACGGTAAATGAAGGAGTATTCACATTAGTATGCATGGGACATGAACCACGAAGAACCCCGTCACTAATAGACCAAAGTTTTACTCCGTAAGATTCTACAACTTCTTTAATGGTTTTTTTCATATTTCTTAAATGCTTTTTTCAAATAACTAAGTGCTTCAACTCTTTTACCCCAGCCATTAATTTTAACCACTTTATCTTCAAGATCTTTGTAACACCCAAAAAAATGTTCTATCTCATCCAATAAATGTGGTGTAACTTGAGAAAGCTTTTTAATATGCTTCCAATGAAAATCTGTTACGGGTATAGCAAGTACTTTGAAATCCTCAATACCCTGATCAACCATTTTAAGCATTCCGATAGGTCTTACTTCTACTATACAGCCTTGCTCAATGGGTTCAATTGAAGGAACTAAACAATCTGCGGGATCACCATCAGCTGCTAAACTATTAGGAAAAAATCCATACGAAACGGGGTATTTGACCGAGGTAGATAAAGTTCTATTAAAGCGAAATCTACCTGCTTTAAAATCCCATTCATACTTATTACGTGTTTGAGAAGAAATCTCAATAATAGCATCAAATGTTTTTTTCATGAAATTCCTTCTCCCATAAAACCTAAAGGTAAAAAAGAATCGGGGTCCCAATCAATCTGTTCACGTTCAATCATTAAATCATGAATCGTTGTTTGAACATCAATTTTACCACTATGAAAATCAGCTAAAATTTGATTCTCTAGTTGAAAATAAAGATGCAAAGGAGTCTTCATGGTGTTGTATTCCCAGAGCCACCTACTGCAATTTCTCGTATCTGCATATACTTCCCATCAATATCTAATGTGGTACTTCCTGTTTCAGAATGACGAGAAAGCATCAAAGAAAGCTTTGCCCATCCTACTTTCCCATTCCTGTCAAAGGTTTCTTTATTCTCAATTCTCCAGGAAAATACATAATCAACATCTTTTAAAGGTTGACCACTTCTTTCAATATCATATGCATCAAAATCCTTGTTATCCTCTTGAGAATCTTTTGCACTGCTCGATTTAACATGAGTAAGAAGAATGAAGGGAGTACGTTCTTGTAATGCTAAGGCACATAATTCCTGGGCAATAACTCCCTTACGCTGCCAATCCTGCATTTGAGATTTATCTGTACTTGTCATTCGACCAAAGTGATCTACAACTACAAGTCCAACCTGTTTTCCTTCTTCTTTAAGTTTCTTAATCTTGTTAGCAATGAATGCTGGACTACTTATAGCCATTGGGACTTCATCAAAATAAATCTTATTCAGAATTTGGTGTTGTCCTTGTTCTACTGAGGTGATAAAAGCAAGCCATCGAGCCTCTTCTAAAGGATTCATTCTATTATCTTTGATGTGAGATAAGGGAATACTCAATTCCATAGCAGCAAAACGCATGTAGAACAATTCCACACTTCCCTCATTTGCATGATAATAAGAATAAATTCCTCGTTTAGCTGCATTGTAGCAAATATTCATAGCAAGAGCTGATTTAAATTCTTTGGGGGGAGCCATAATAATAGAAACACTGGGGGGAACTAGACCACCAGTAATCTGATCCATTACGCTAAACCCTAATTTCAATCCCTCATATTTTTTGGGGTTAATCTTACGATCATCATATTCCCAATGGATACGAGGAGCAAAGACATCAAGTTGTCCTGATCTAGATTCCTCAACTTGAAATTTCTGATCAATATTAGCTAAGTCACTTTTAAGAACATTAACCGCTGTATCTATTTTCTTATCAGCAAGTGTTTCTACACTTCGACGTAAAGCATGTTCCACAAGAGCTTGTTTATGGTATTGAAAAAACTGATCCATCAAAAAATTTGCATCTGTGTCTGGAACTTCAAATTGTAACTCATTAAACAAAACTGTAATTGACTTCTGAAGATCCTCATCGAGTGTACTGCTTTGTTGTAGCAATCCAACAAGTTCTACAGCAGTCAAAGAAGTCCCATATTGGTTTATGAACCAATTGTTTATACCAAAAAGTTTTCCAGCTGTCTTCCATTGAAAAAAACCCTCATCTATTTTTCTCTGAATAGCAAGTTGAGCTATATTTATATCCTTAACAACATGAACAAGAAACTTACGCTCTAATTTTTGATCCATTATTTACCCTTCTGACTCGTTAAATGAAATTGACCACAAAAACACTTATACGTTCTAACATGAACAAACTTAGTCAATAAGAAAGCAGCTACCTTTTCTGCTGCCTGTTTGGTAGGATAGGCTTTCTTAGTGGTATGGTTGATAACTGAATTTGGCTTCATTACTTCGTAACCAGGACTTTGCTAGATGCTGCTAATCTGTTACGAATCTCACTCAAAGTCTGAACCTTAACAATTTTACTATTCTCAAATACTATTTGAAGCAAGCCCTGACCTTCCTCTTCCCAGGTAACACCTTCGGATAATGTTAAATCTTCATTAACTCGAAGTAATCCTTTAGCACTATTTTTAACTCCATTGTCTGTTTTGGGCTGTTTAAACAATTCAATAGGTTGACCATTAATAATGCCGTAAGTTGCTTTAATGGCAAAGCCAAAAGTATCTCTGGTTACATATTGGTATGTATATGATCCAATTCCGAAAACCATGTTAGTTGAAGCAAATCCTTTAGCCTTTAAACCCTCACAAATGGCTGTACAACGCTCCAAAGTGATAGAATCACCATAGATTGCCCCAATATGAGGATCTAGCTGTTTAAAGCCCTTAGAATTGATTGTACCACCAAAGATCTCCCATAGAATCTCAATAGTGCCTTTATATTCTAAACTACCCACAGGAGCACCTGGATCACCACAAATGATCTTTGTAGGATTACCACTATCAGGGCGAATAACCACTTTGCCATCACGAGCTAAAATAACATCTTTAAGATCTCTTATGACCTCATTCAAAACTTTATAAAAATCCCATGTATCACTAACTATACTGACAATACCTTTAGGATACACTTCTGTAATAAGTCTTCGATATGTTTCTGCTTCATTAAATTGCCCACCCATACAAGCAACAGAATGCTCGGTTGCTGGAACACTTCCACCAATCAATTCAATCTCTGCATTAGCCCCATAATACTGTTCCAAAAAGTCAATAGCAGGAATAGTATCTGTCCCAGTAAAACTAAGCAAATGGGCAGCACCACTAATTACAGCGGATTCCACACTTGTTTGCCCCCTGAAACTAAAATCATGGCCTGTCCAACCAACAAAATCAGGCATATCTGAAGTATCAGCAGCATACTGATCCAAAAGTTTACGGTATTGGTGAGCTATTGTTGCTGACGTAATAGGAAACCAACAAATACTAGACATCAGAGTTTCTAAATAATTTGTCACCCAATAAAATTCAGCTAAAGTATTTACAATCGTTAAAAAAGGAACCCGAATGGGGCAAAGCGTACCTTCGGGCAATGCTTTAATTCTTACTGGCAAATAACCCAAGTCATGCAAAGCTGCAATATGCTCAACAGGAACTGCTCCTGGCCCTAGATAAGTATCCATTCTTCGTTTATATGAAGCTACTACTTCTGTCTTTGGTTTCTTGAAGAATTCTTCATTAAATTGTTTAACCAAATATTCCATTAAGAAATATTGAACCCCAAATATTACCACATGATCTACTCCTGGCATACGACTTCCTCTTGCTGTAAAATTGGAATAAACTAATTCAGTTCCCTTTGGAAATTGAATTCTATGTCCTGTTTTATAACCGTCACATAATAGCATTGGATTTATCATTTTATTTCTCCTTTGTTTTTCCAGGTATGACCTTGAACAATATGGCGTACTGTAGACTCACCAACACCATATGTACGTGCTAACTGAGCAATAGATGTTTTTCTCATATGTAATTCTTTAATTTCACCAACTTCCATCTCGTTAAGTCTTGCTCTTCCATTTTTGGAATGAGAATTATCCCCATTAACTTTTCGTCCTTTATTTATCATATCATGTATATTATCCAATTGAGTACCTAAAAACAAATGCCTCGGACGTACACACTTTCTATTATCACAAGTATGGCAAACTTTCAATTGGTTGTCAATATCCCCATGTTCTAAAATGTAAGAAAACCTATGGGCACAAATTTTAGCTTTCCCAGTAGAAAATTGCCCATATCCATTTGTAAATCTTCCTGCAATCCATTCCCAACAATCTCCTTTAGGACCAAGACCAATAGATTTATCTACTTTTACCCAAAATCGTTTTACTGGATCTACAAGTTTTCCACTCATATAGTTTTATAAAAAATCTCGCACTTAGAACTCCAAAAAGCTTCACCTTTGTAAGTAAATATCCTTCGTATCCCCGCATCAAACAAAGGGGGCAAGCCCTTTGAAAAAATCCCATGAGAGCCATATAAATAAACATTTTTAGCTCCCTTCTTATATAACTTCTTAGCTACTTCAATGAAGGTTCTTCCCCCATCTATAAGATCGTCCTGGATCAGATAATTCGTGTGCCTCACCTTCCCAATAACTTTAATGCCAGTGATCTCCCCAGTAAGTGGTTCCCGTACCTTTTCACAACGAAGTGTATTCTTTGGAGCATTGTATCTCTTAGCTGCTCCCGCATCAGGATAAACAGGTAGTGCTTTCAATTCTTTAAGCAATGACTTCACATCAGGCATTGTAATCTCAACCCTATCAATCAATCGCTGTGTAAGCTCCAAATTATGTGGATCAAATATAAATACTTTGGTGAAACCCAAGCTATTCAATAAGAGAGCGAATGTATACAAAGCAAATGTGGATTCATTGGTAATTTCTTTATCTTGACGAGCATAAGGTAAATAAGGCAGATCCAAAGTAGTATCAAGCCCATAGTTCAGATCCAAAAGAGTTTTAAGCTGAGCAAGATGCATGAATTCTGCCTCACCCTGGAATTCCCATCGGATGACGTTATTATTAGTAAGAAAAAATTTAGGATCAATCTTCCAAACCTGAGAAGATTGATCAGGGAAAAAGGTAGTTGAAACTGGATGTCCATTTAGTGTTATCATTTGCTTAAGTATACCATATTAATTCTTAATTAGCAAGTAATATTTATCCCTCTGCCCACTATGAGCACAGAGGGAATTTTAATATTTATAATCCAAGCCCAGAAAAGCTAACAGAAGATGAACTTGAATTTTTAGAAGCACTTGCATGTTGTACAAATGGATTTTGTCCCCCCGATTGAACTACAAATGATAACAATCCAGGTGTTGCAGTGTATGAAAAAACAGCCTGTGATCCACTATACCCAGACCGCAGAAGATTAAATGTCCCACTTTCAGAACTTGGGGTATCTGTGGAAACATTTCCAACAAGTGTTCCAGAAATACCATTTGAATCACTATAACTTCCAGTAAGTTCATCTCCTGATTGTGTAACTACAACAGTAACATTCACATCATATGAACAAACATTATTTGGACATGGAGGAATTAATGTATAAACAACCCCATAAGCAGTATACGAACCAGTAATATTTAAATTAGCTGGTAGTGTAGGTGCATTTGGAACTGAAGAATCATGCTTACTACAACCAATTGTCATCAAACCACAAACAACAAACATTACTAGTCTTTTCATTTTAAATCTCCTTATCTTTATTTATCCAGAGCCATAACCAATTTCCCATTGCCTAATCTACTTATGACTAAATAAGTATACCATATATCTTGTCTACTGTCAATCCTTTTTTTCAATGGTTAAATAAGGAATAAATGGCAAACAAGCAAATGTTGCAATCCCACTTATAATAACCAATCCATTATAACCAAACAGCCCAAATAGCTTCGCCCCTACTACATTTGACATGGAGCCTCCAAAATTAACAATTGACGTTAATAGGGCAAATGTAGTGGCTTCCGTACCCTTTGGACAAGTCCTTGCCATCAACCCAAGCATCAAAAGCTGCACAAACTGCCCTGATATGCTAAATATCACATCATATGCCAATAAAGACTCTTTTGTAGTGTACAAATAAGCAAAGGTAGCTATGGTACTAACAATAACGCTATAATATAACCATTTCTTCATATCAATCGTTTTACTTACATGGAAATAGATAGCTGCCCCTATAATACTAAAGATTGAACCAATTGTTCCAATCCACCCAATAAACATTTTAGAAAGACCAATGGTTCGCATTCTATCCATAAGAGGAGTACCAATTGAAGGACTAAACCAGAATAGAAAAAGAAATAAAGAAGAAAAAAGAAGCTGTTTATTTTTCAGTTGCTTAAAAAAATCTTTTATAGGCTGCAATTTACTTCCAACAAAAGGAATAGCTTTATCTTCTTTAAGATAAAATGCCGATCCTGCTATGATGGCGGGGAAAATGGCGATTAAAACATAGGCTGTATGGTAAGTATATTTAGTAGAAAGATAACCACCTAATACTCCAGTAAGCACTTCAGCAACAGCCAAGGAACCCCATTGACAGCTTTGCAATCGTCCAACAGTGTTTGCTCTATTGCCTTCTTCTACAACAAATCCATTAATTGCTACATTATCTCCTGCTTGACCAATTGAATAGACAAAAAGAAAAGCTATGAGCCATGGCAATGCTAGGGTAGGTGAAAATCCAATCACAAATGCCATAACACTACAAATAATAGCACTTAGAATGATATAGGGTTTTCGATGATAATTTTTGATGGGGAGTAGATCACTGAAAAAGCCAAAGACTGGCTTTAGCATCCAGGGAATTGTAGTAAGGGAGGAGAGATACATTATCTGTGATACACTCAAATGGAGAGTTTCCCTAAGATAATAATAGAGAGGTTGACCAACAAGACCAGCTATACCTTGAGAAAAATGAGACAACATTGCAAGAAAGTAAAGGAAATTCATTTATCTTTTCTCAATCCAATAACCACGCTGAGCATTCTGTTAATAGTTTCTTTATGTCTTTTACCAACAGAACGCCACCATGCTTGAATATTACAGGTAATATGTTTTCTCTTTTCAAGTAAATCTTTACATATCAAGCAGCGAGTAAATTTCTTTGCTGATAAATCCTTCTCTTTAAACCGATCCATGTAATTTTCGTCAACCTCATAGGGTTCTGTATACCCAACCACTACAACGGGAATAGGATCAATACCATACCACCCTTGTAAACATAACTTACAGGCACTATAATTGGAAGCTTTATTAAAATCTTTAATGGAATGACTACAATATACTTTCACTCGATTCCTTGTACTTGCTACCCAAATATTCTAAATTAGTTATCTTTTTACCCTTAAATAATTGTTCAATATCTAAAGCATCAACTACTTCACCATGCACAACGTAAATACCCGTATTATCATACCATTTAATTGCATAATCCTCAAGATTGTGGTTTAATCCTTTATTATCTACATGAATTTCTTTTGGATGTTCCATTAAAACAACAAGCTTCTTAAATATAAGGAAATAAGAACATTCCATCATGCTAACCCAAAGATTTAATTTTTCAACATCTTGGGCATCATATTTAATCTTTAATACTTCAGTGCAATATTTAAAAAAGGGAATCCAATTGGCATTTCCTTGTCCCCATAAAAGAGATGAACGAAGAGATGAATCAAGAGATGAATAAAGAGATGAATCAAGAGATGAATAAAGAGATGAACGAAGAGATGAATAAAGAGATGAATAAAGAGATGAACGAAGAGATGAATAAAGAGATGAATCAAGAGATGAATCAAGAGATGAATAAAGAGATGAACGAAGAGATGAATCAAGAGATGAATAAAGAGATGAATAAAGAGATGGATAAAGAGATGAATAAAGAGATGGATAAAGAGATGAATAAAGAGATGAATAAAGAGATTTAGCTTTCCACAATTTAATTAACTCCATAGGGCTTTTAACCCATCTTATTTCAGGTTCTTTTTCATTTAATAACTTAGACATTCGTTTAATAGCTATTTCTGCAACGGATTTATTTGAGGGTGTGGTAGATAAACCTTTAGATAGGTAGGTATTAAAATATTCTTTTATTTGCTGTTCTTGTTCAGATGTTAATTTGTTAATCATAAATTGTGCTCCTTTTTACGAGAGGAGCTAACTCGACGGATATGACATCGCCTCCGAAGGATCTATTTTACCTCATCAGATGGAAACATACCAAATAAATTGTCATTCAGTGCGATATTAAATCGATCAAAATGATCTCCGACCTTAACGGCATAATTTTTAGTATTTTCTAATACTGTAGCATTCGTAAGAGCAGCATGTCCAGTGTAATGTTTTACTTCATCCGCTGAAAAAACTATCCTACTACCATCATGGAACAAAAAAGTAAATTTCATTTATTTTTTCCTTTAGCAATACGTTTATCATATTCTTCCTGCATCGCAGCAGCAAATTCAGGATCAAAAGAATCACTTTTAGGATCAGCAAGCTTTTGAATAAGCAAACTCACATCAGTTTGTGTAAAAATTTTTCTTTTTAATACTCTTTTTAGTAATTTTTTCATACCCTTATTTTTCCTTTTTATAATAAATTTTCTATCATGGGTTCGTTGCCAATGACAATTAGCACAAACAACATCACACTTAGTTATTTCTAATTTTATTTTTTCTATATTATAATTTAAAGAACTAGAACTTATTGAAAATAATTTTTTCTCTCCAGGTCTATGATCAAATTGCATTACATAGGAAGGATATTTAATACCACAATCCATGCATGGTTTATCCTTAATACAATTTACAAATTTTTGTGCTAACCGCCTTAAAAAATTACGATAAGATCTTTTATGATCAGAATCACTGTAAATTTGATCACATATTTTACAATTTCCTTTTCCACCATTAGTTCTACCACAGATAAATACATCGTGCCCATGAATACAAAATTGTTTCTTTTTTACTTTTTTTCTCATGGTCATATTTAATCAGGGAGCCTCTTGAGGAAGAACATATCCGCTCTCCTCAAGTGTATTTCTTGACACTGTAGAATCTTTGGGATGCCCTGAAATATCCTCCGTCAAATCGTACATCGAAATAGAAGGCAATTCCTCAAATCCAGGTTGTACGTGTCTAAAAATAACTTTTTGATTCGAAACACCTGGAACCAAACTAACTGCAACAAAGACATCACCATCTTTAGCCATTTTTTCTCCTTATGGAATTATTGTAACCCCAGCATCATAATTATAACCAACGCTGCTAGAAGCAGAAACAACAACTTTTGAGAGTGCATGAATTATGATGACAGAACTTATGACAGTCAAAATCAAAAAAATAATCACTAACCAATGATCTTTATCTATCATATTTTATTCCTCATTTCCAGCTTCTTCTTTTTTAAATCTCTTTCATATGCAGGGATATGCCACTTACTAAAAGGAATCCCACGACTCGTATTCCATAACATGTACATATAATCGGAGTAAACTTTCGGAATCTTTATAGTTTTCAATTCTGCAACACCTATATTCAGCCAATCAGGAGTATCCTGTCTCATTACACTTTGATGTTTATTCTTTGGCCGATCTACATAGTTCATTATACAGCTGCAATCACAGGTGTTAGACTGGCACACCTTAAAAGAATGTTCTTTAGGCAATAATCGGCAAAGAATGCATTTCATTCATATCCTGTGCTGGACTATGACTTGAACGTCTTCGATTTCTCGAATATCATATGCGTCATCTGAAAGAAAACCCCATCTGCTATCAATAGGATGAAACCATAAAGCATCATCATATTTTGAATAACTTTTAAAAATTACTTTGTTGCTTGTCCCATCTTTTAAAGATACTTCTACCGTTGTATTAGTTGGAATTTTTTCTAATTTCTTTTCCAGCAATTCGATATAAACCAATTTATATTGACGTAATTGTTCTGTATAGGAATCTTCTGCATGAAGAGGAACGAGCGTTCCTAAAAGAAATATGAGAACCAACAATTTTGTCCAGCCAATTTTCTTCATATTATTTCTCCCTATAAGTATAGCAGATTATGCCCTACTTGTCAAGCCCTTATGAAAGCCATTCCAAGATTTCGGAATCGTTTGATTGTAAATTTACTGTAATAGTTTCTGTTTTAGTTACCAATAAATCCAATGCTTTTTGAAAACACGCTTCACAACGACATCCTTCGAGACATCCCATTGAAGGTCCAATAATAAACTTATACAATTTAGCCTCAACTCGTGCAACAATAACGGCTTTTTCTACTGGATTCATCTTCACATATTCACGTTTTAGCAGGTGCATTTTATCTCCCCTGAGTTAAGTTAATTTGTAAGTTAAAAATCTCATGTCTCTCTATTTTTTTAGCTGCATATGCCCAACAGTCACACATTTTTTGATTCAAGGTACAAGCAGCCAACTTCCCATTTGCCAAATGAAGCGACCATTCATGCCCACATGTACACGTATTGTCATTTCGATTTAAAGTATTCATAATTAAGTCTATCATACTTATCTACTAAAGTCAAGGGTTATTTTCAATAACGAGCCACTTTATTCCAAAGAAGTTTTTTCCTTTTATCAGACTTAAAAATCATAATCTTAATGAAACTATGCAAGAATATGAAGCATTTTAGTATGCGTAAAAGATAGAAGAAAGGCATCCAAAGAATTAAGCGATTATCCAATTCACACAATGCACCTATTAGAGTTAATCCTGTAAACAACAGACAATCAGCCCAAAAGAAATAATGGGTAAATGCAGGAAACCATCCTTTAAACAAACACAACCATGCAAAGGTAAAAAGAGTACTGAAAAAGACACCTTCCAAGAACAAGAAAGAAGTCTCAGCATTGATTTTGCTTTTGAATACTTGCCACATTTTCAGTTCCCTATAAACTTGCCAACCACCCTGGAACCAACGGCAATTCTGTTTAAAATAGGATTTAATACGATCTGGATCTTGAGTATAAACCCGCAGAGAGTGGGCATATAATGTCCTACCAAGACCTTCCAAATGAATACGGATGGTCCACAGCATATCCTCAGTCAAAATCTCTGGCTTTAGGTCCTGGCTCAGTTTCTCAAACACGCTTGTACGAAAAGTGGTTCCACAACCTGGAAGAACAGTGATGCAATTAATGTACCCTTGCGCCCTCTTATACGTAACCTGCATTAACCAATATTCCCATGTCCGATAGCTCGTGTAGGCATTCCAACTATTTTTGATTGAACAGACTCGTGAAGCAATCGCTGCTGTACTAGTAGAAGCATCATTCAAAATTGGGATCAACTTCTGCAAATAATCGGGAGACAATAAAGTATCACCGTCGCAAGTATTGACCCATTCATATTTCTCTGCCAGATTGAAATGTTTGAAGGCTACCACAAGAGCCTGGGTCTTACCAACGTTCGGAGTTAAGCAAAGGACATTGAACATGGATAGATGAGGGAATGTAGCTTTGGTCAAAATATCAACTGTCTTATCTGTAGAGCCATCATCTACAAAGTACATGTCTTCCCATGCAACCCCAGCTTTCCTAAGACTATATAGCGTCTTATAGATAACCAGTTCTTCGTTATGAAGTGGAAATAGAAAAGCGTGAAGTCGTTTAGCCATACTTTAGTATACCATGAGTAAACAACAATGTCAAGAGATTTAAAAGATCAAATTTATTCCTGAAAGTAGATACAAAAAACCCCGCCATACATTCCTTGCCAAAAGGATAGTTAGGTGAAAACAAAGAGTCAGACCTCCAGGTAAATTGAGCATTTAATATTTCCGTAAATTCCAACTATAACTGGTAGAGACATATGCGACCACGTAATGCTGCCCACCACTGGCAAGAGAAGGAGCAGCGACCACGTAATCCTCTTCTTCGATACCCACTATCCAATTAGGAATCCAAGTAGTGTTTTTAACCCCCGCTTGCCAATACCCAACTTTAGAACTATTAACTTCTTGCCACCAAGTAAAACCACCGTAAAATGTAAGCCATCTTACGTCATAGAATCTAATACCCTGTTCTATGTTAGCTTGGGTATGTGTCATGTTCCCCCAGGGATTTACACTACTATCTACACGACCCCAGACGCTACCTGGAGCATCAAAGATCAAATCTAATGGACCTGCATGGGCTACTCCCGCCGATGACAGTAGCAATAGAACTATGAGTAGCTTTTTCATATTATTTCTCCAGACCATGAGATTTAAAGTATTGATCCACTGTTACAACCTTGGTGCCTTGAATGTTGCAATAAGCTGCAGCTGCCTGAAGCTTACTCACACTGACACTCCATCTATCAGTCTTCAAATGAGGATCACCATCTGGAAGTACTTTGTGAACCATAAGAATCAACCAACGTTTCTCAAAAGTTCCATGTTCAATGAGACGTTTCACCAATTCCAAGTCTGTACTTTCCGTCAAAGGAAAGATAGAGAGATTATAACGATTTAATTTATTTTCCCAATTAAGTTCATTACCAATGACCTCTCCAGCACGAACACTAACGAATCTTTTCTTAAGTTCACGTTGAACTGCAGGATCTGTCTCACCATATGGTGTAGCAAAATGCCTAGCAGGATAACCATGCCACTTAAGATCTGCTCTGCACCCATCAAGCTCAGCCACAAGTTGTTTATGAGTAAGCTTATCTAGATGAGGATGTGTTCGAGTATGGGCTTCAATATCCCAACCCGCTAGTTCCAATGTCTTCACATCTCCCCAATTCATATACCAATCATCATGTCCTAATGGCTTAGTAACAAGATAGATTGTCGCAGGGTAATGATATTTGAAGAGAACTGGATACCCATGATCAATCTGAGTCCGTGAGCCATCGTCAAACGTAAAGGTAACTTCAGCATGAAGTGGAACAGCCAACACCAACAACATAAGTAACTTTTTCATGGTATCTCCCTTTATATTATGTGGGCTACGTTCACTCTACCCACGTTAGCTCCTCTCCCTGAACGCTATGTTAAGAACTTAATCCTAACTACCTAGAGGAGAAACAAAATTTGTGAGGAGCTGCTTTGCCTTATGGTTCCCTTTTCAGTATCCAATTAAGCTATTTCGCCAAATGGCAAAAGTGGGATTCGAACCCACATTGACTCCTCAAAATAAGTATAGCAGGTAAATAACAATCTGTCAAGGGATATTTTTAGAGGGTAATTATGCGGGGGGATTGAATAGGTTTGTATTCTTCTGAACAAATAGCAGCATTAACAAAAAGTTTACCAAAAGAATCCTTAAATTGACCATTATTATCATGCAAATGCCCAAAAATATGCAAACGAAGATCCTTCAATTGATTTACTCGTTTTAGAAGTTCTTCACAACCAACATGTGCTTCCTGGGAAGTTCCTTTATCTACTAAATCAAGAATACTCATTGGAGGACCATGAGTAACAAGTACTTGCGTGTCATCAGGAATTTTTGCCCAATGTCTAGCAATCTCTTCACCACGTTGTTTATTAAAAGCCCAATTACAAAACGCTGGTTGAACAGGACTTCCCCAAACTCGAAGTTCCATTAATTCAATGCCACTATCATCCAAATAAATGACCCCATTCTCCTCTGCCAACTCTCGCATCAATAAAGGATCTGTCTCACCCAGCCAGTCATGGTTTCCACAAACGAATACCTTGTGCTTATGGGGAAACTTACTAAGCCATCTCATGCCTCTATTCATTTCTGCAAAAGTACCTCTAAATGAAATATCTCCAGAATGAATAAGAATATCCCCGTCAGGTACTTCAAAATTTTCGTAAGTATGTGTATCACTAATACAAATTATCTTAACCATTAAAATCCACCTCTTGTATAGTCTTAACAGGAACTAATTGATATCGTGGTTCTGTCGAATAGATATTAACTCTTTCCTTAGAATGGTTATTTAAAAATTTACCAGTATCCTGCAAATCTACTACCCAAGCTTTAGCTTTATTTGGAGCTTTTCTGAGCACACGACCCAGTAATTGCAATGAATGAATACCAGATGCTGCCCCTGCTGCGTTAACAAGCACCGATAAAGCTGGCATATCAACACCTTCACTATAAATATTTGTAGCAATGACAATTCTATTGACTCCATTACCAAGTTCTTTCAATGTCTTTTGTCTCATTTCAGACTTAGACTGCCCATTTACGAATATAGCAGAGGGATCAACAGATTGCAGCATTTTTTCTAATATCTCTCCATGTTCAATCTGTGTTACAGCTATCAATACAGCTTTTCCTGCCTGTTTTGCTTTAAGAGCTAGATTACATATGGTATGATTACGGTCTACATTCTGAACAATTTCTTCACTGTATACAAGGCTATAAGGATCACCTTTCTGCCTTCTCGGATGATCAACAGGATATAAATAAATTGTGGGTGGCACTAAAAAACCTCGGTCAATCAAATCAGATGAAGAAATATCCACAAACTTTTGAGCTAAAGCTCCTTCTAGCATAATATCCATATTATCTTCACGAAAGGCCGTTGCTGTTACCCCTATTCTATATAAGGCTTTTGGAATTCCTTGCATCACATCCCAGAATGTATCAGCTGCTATATGGTGAGCTTCATCTACTAATACACATTCTACTTCTGAAAGAAACTGTTTAATTGCTTCACTCTTTTCTGCCAATATCTTGTTATCCTTAGCTAACACCTTTACTTTAGGATCAAACACATGTGCGACAGTTTGAACCATTGCAACAGTCACATTTTGAAAGTCACATTCTCCATCACCTATTCGTCCAATTGGAACTTTCAGAGTTCGTTCAAAATTTTTAATTAACTGATAAAAAATATCAGTCTTATGAATAAGGATGAGCGTCTTAACATTAAGTTTGGCGATAACACCTGACAAAATGCTTGTCTTTCCCGCACCTGTACCAGCTCTGATAATTCCTCGTTGCTTCTGTACAGCCAAATTCACTGCCCCTAATTGATAATCTCTTAGCTGTACATCAAATAAAGGCAATTCCTGCCCCAACTGTACGGAAGGACGACAATCAATGTGTTCATACTCAAGATGAAATTTATCAAGTACATCCCGTACCAAATGAATCATGCCAGTAGGAAACATCTGAGTCTTTGGAGTAAAAAAATATTTCACCCCAGCATAAGGATTAGCCCGACGTGCAAATAAGGCCCCAACCATCTCTGCGGATAGCTTAGAACGTAAAGCCTTACTTACAACCTCTGGAAGAGGCTGCATTATTTGAGATTTAACATTATTAATTTGAATTTCGTATATCATATTGTTTTTCTAAATACTTTAATTTATCTGGAACATATGCATCACAAAAACATCCAAAGCTCCAACAATGATAAGGATCATATCCTCTATGAACATCACTTGGATGTCCACAGGTACATGGAATATCAGTCTTTGCTGGATGATTGTGATTGAGCATGTTTCCATTCCAAGTATTCTAAATTATTCATTGATCCAAATACACAAAAACCATTGCAATCATAACAAATGGGTATAGGTTGTGAATCCTCCTGCCAAACTTCTTTATTTAAATCATCAAGCCAAACATACCCACCGTAAAGTTCTTCTTCAATACCATGACGAACTTCTTCATGACCACACTTACAAGGGAAATTATTTTGTTCTTCGTTCATATTGTTGTTCTAAATACTTTAAGTTGTCTAACTTAAATGCTTCACATCGTATCATGTCTGGTGGAACAAAGCATCCCATACACCAACCATCCTCGTGATCAGCATGATCTTCGTAAAGACATCCACAAATACAAAAATAATCAGAAAAGATGTCATGATCCATAAGAAATTGGAGCTGAGGACAAGACTCGAACTTGCAACCTGTTGTTTATATGAGCCCACTCGCAATTTTAGGCTCACAAAACAACTGCTCTACCATTGAGCTACCTCAGCACTAATTTTTCAAGAAACTTAGTACACCCTGTAGGAGTCGAACCTACATCACGCCCCAATCTAGGACTTACGAGGTATAAACTCGCTGCACTACCATTATGCTAAGGGTGTACTAAATTTCCTAATTAGCAACATTCCTTTTCTTCACAAGAATCTTTGCACCATTTCTTGTGTACGCCGCAGCAAAAAAAAGCACAGCCCGATAAATGCATTGCCCCACCAATCAATGTACCTTCACCAACATGAAAGCTATAAAAGAAAAGTCCTGCTCCAATTACTAAATTAAGAAGATTATAAAATGCATCTTTATGGATATATTGTTTCATAAATTATTCTCCTCGCTTTCCAAAATAATTATACACTTGAGTAATCCAAGTCTTAAATTCTGTAACAGACATTTCTCTTTTCGCATAATTACAAGTTTTACAACATGGAACACAATTACCCAATACATAAGGCTTATTAGAATCCAAACGATCTATGCCATTGTAAAAATACGTTCCATATGTACCCTGTTTCCCATGGATTTGTATAGGTTTACTATCACAATAGTAACAATTATCTTTTGTTAATTGTTGAAATTCTTCTTTAACAAGAAAAAAATCTATATCTCGTTGTCTTGCTGCTTTTTTATAAGTATAAAATAATGAATTAAAATTTGCTCTTCCTTTAAGTAATCTATTTGAAGCTGGTTGACCAGTTACTCTATCATATCTCCAACACCCACAAGAGATACTTGGTCTTTCCTTACGTTGAAGACTTGTAGTAGGAACTACTGTTGTATTTCCACAATCACATTTACATTCCCAATGAAGAACTCTATATTTTGAATCATAATGATGAAATGAAATAACCAATAATCTGCCAAATTTTTTTCCAATAAGCTTTGTTCGAGAACTTTTTACAATTAAATTTGATTTTCTATTATTTAGGAAATTTCCATCAATGTAAGAAACATCTTTTTTTGATCCTCCAACAAGATTCAATACCATATGAGATAGAGGAACATTTTTTCTTGTTTTTAATTTTTTACTACCAATACCTGTAGCAATACAGTTATTTTTAAATAACCACCATCTAAATTTAATAAGACGTGGATAATCTTCTGCATCTACAATTGCTTTTTTATTATTTTTTAAAGGTATTTCCATAAAATCTATTTTCATTTTAATTCTCCTTGAAATTATGCTTTTTAAGCCTATTTATTTTATTTATACTTATCTACTTTATAAATAGGCTGTAAGAGTACTTTCAATAGAACCAATTTTTATTATACTTTTACCTGTTCCTGTTTCTTATCAAAAATAGCTTCTAAATATTCCAGATTGGACCCAATTTTTTTAATAAGACCTGTAAGGGAATTAATCTTCTTTTGAATACTTTTTAAATCTTCAATTTTATCTATTCTTTCAAGAGTTTTCTTATACACCTGATATGCATGATATTCTTCATAAGCAAGTCGCCAAGAAGAATTTCCAGGTTGTTTTAACCAATCTAAAATCTTCTTATTTTTCCAAGTCAAAAAGGCAATGACATTAACTTTAATTTTATTTTTAGCTTCAGCCATTCTCTTAATCCTCTGAAGATATGCCTCGTTATTATTAAGCATTTCAGCATTCACAACTGAAAGCTTACCTACAATTTTGTCAAACGAAATAAGCTTTTTTGTTCCGTGGTTGACTTGGCTGCACTCGCAGGAACAATGCGGTCCCTGAGCGTTTGTACACCTCTCGTCACATGCAGATTTAACAGATGTTCGAACAATATTAGATTTCTCAACACGACCCATTACTCGTAATGCCACTTCATTGCAAAGAGGACAAGGAGCCTTAATAACTGCGTTAACTTCTTCAGAAGAACAATTTACAGATACTACACGTTCACACCAAGTACAGCGAAAGTAAAATCTTGAAAGTTCCATTATAATCTCCCTTAATTTCATTTGCTACACTATTATTATAACACAAGTAGATAACTTTGTCAAGACTTATTTTTCCGATCTCTTTTAGCTTGGGCTGACTTCTTCCAATGATCTGGTTTTGTTAAGGGTCTTAAATTTGTATAATTAACTGCCTTTAACAATTGGCTTCGTTTAGATAAGTCAAAATCAGCTAATTCTCCAATATGATCAATCTCCCAATAAGTTCCCCAATTGTCCCATGTCATATCAGCATAGAATTGCTCCTGCAAATAAGCGATCAAAAAATCCATAGAGCAGCCTAAATCCTTAATTGCAGAACCAGTTTTCCAATTTCCTCTTAAAGCAGAATAAAGACGATTTCTCAAAGCACAAGCTACTCTAAAATTAATATTTATTTTTCTTTGAATTCTTTCATACTTTCTATTCTTTATATCTATACAAACTTTACAATGTTTTCCATAACGACCTGTTACCCAAGTATTATGCCCATGAACACAAAATTGTTTACCTGGAAAATTCGCACAGGCAAGACATCTTCTATTTCTCTTATTTCTTCCAGTTACAAAAGTATCATGTCCTCTGGGGCAAAACTGCCTAGTTTTTCTATCAGCAATTCTTCTGCATTCATTACATGCCCTGCCAGTTCTTCCACAAATGAATGTATCAATCCCATGTATGCAAATCTGTTTTTTAGGAAGCTTAGAACAAGCTATACAATGTCCATTCTCAAATTTGCCTTCAATAATTTTATTATGCCCCAGTGGGCAAAATTGTCTAGCTTTATAAACAGCCATTTTGTTTTTCCTCCTTTCTCAAAGTTAAAATTTCAGGTAATTCTCCATTAGGTTTAATTAAAACGGTATGTTCCCAGTGCGAAACTATATTTCCTGATAATACCCAGGTATCCCATTGCTTAGGATCATAAAATATAGAAGGATCTCCAATACACATAATTGGCTCAATGCATAATACCATGCCAGCTACAAGTAAATCATCCTTCTCTTTTTTAGTAGAAACATTACTTATTTGTGGAGCTTCATGAATATCTCGTCCAATTCCATGTCCACAAAACTCCTTAATTACGCCAAATTCGTTTCTAGCCTCATAAATAGCTTTAGAGATATCTGAGACCCTATTTCCTTCAATCGCCTGTCCTACCCCCAATAGCATTGCTGTGTAAGTCGTTTCTGCAAGCTTTCTTACCTCAGATTGGACAGGGGGCACAAGAACTGTGAGTGCACTATCAGCATTCCATCCTTTATAGTTAACTACTAAATCCAATTTTACAACATCCCCTTCTTTAATAGTTTTATTATTAGGAATACAATGAACAGCTCCTGAATTAACAGAAATACAAACGCTATTGGGAAAACCTCTATAATTAAGGCAAGTAGGAATTCCTCCTTGAGCCCTAATAAAATCTTCAGCCAACTTATCAAGCTGCAAACCTGTTACTCCAGGTTTGACCTGTAATGACAAAAAGCTGAGACAATCCGATAAGATTGTTCCAGCTTTCTTAATTGACTCTATATGCTCCGAATTTTTTAAAAAAATCATTCTTTATATCTTATCGCCCCAATAATCTAAACCGTTACTTTTCTTTTTTCGTTTATCTTCTTTTGTTTCGTCTATCCATCTTGTCTTATCAATCTTGTTAAATTTAGCAATCTCTCCATCCCTATTTCGCAACTTTATTACTTCAGGAGGGGAGACATTCAAAAACAAAGGATGCTCTTGTGTAATTTTATCTTCCTGTGCATTCGGACTCATTGTATAAATTTCTTTCACGCATTGACACTGGCAATCAGAACTCAAGCATTGAGAAAATTTATGATCTTTCTTTGTTTCGCAAACATGGCATTTGAGATTATTTAGAATCATGTAACCGCCTAATCAGATCTGAGGGAGTAACTGAAGAAGTAATTACTGATTTTAAATCCTGTGGTTGAACTGGTGTAGATCTTTCTTTTGGAGGTAATAAACATTCTTTTAATGGAGTACTAGAAATTGAATGACGAATAATATCAAACTCTTCTTCAGGAGGCATTCTTGTTGGTTGAATTACAATCAAAGAGGTATTATCAGGTTTTACAACAACATCAATATAGTAAAGTGCTCTGCATACATCACAGCAAACAAAGGGTCCAATTTGTGTAGTAAGCAACAGACCAACTTGAAAAAGTTGATTTTCACACGATATACATAAAAGATTTGGAGGATTCATAGGAAGAGTATAGCAGAAAGAAATTACTTTGTCAAGGTTTATTAAGGTAGGTAAGTATCTATTCGACGGTAATTTTTACGTTTTCTATTCCAACAGCATCAATTTTTGCAAAAAGTATTTTACAAGCTGCTTGTGTGGTATCAATAGCATCTCCGTCACGAATAGTACCACAGAGAATACAACCCTCTGAGCAACTTTCAACATTCCCCCAATGAAGAAGAATTTCTGTACGACCAACAACATCGACGAGCATAGGAACAGTAGCATTGCCAAGATGTGGACTTACATGCCACACAAGAGAATAAATTCCTGTAGGAATAGCTAAGGAAATATTTTCAAGTGATACCCCAGTCCATGAATCCCAACTTAAAGAAATACTTCCAAAAATACCAGCGGGGGAAGTATCATTTCTTTTTATTGTAATCATTTTTTGTAGGGGGGCAACAGGTGAAGGAGCACTTCCTGTAGAAGTAAAAAAACCTAAAATTAAATTTAAAATATCTTGTAAGTTCATAATTTAACGCCTTATAGTCCAGTAGTCATCACTAAGATTTCTATCATTAATAAATTCGTAAGGAAGGTAGAAATAACCACGATCTCCCCATATTGGACCCCATGAATTACGCACTATTAACCAATTATGTTCATCATCGTATCCAACAGCTAGAACTGCATGACCCCCCTCAATATCTTCATTCAAAGAAGGAACGGGAACAATTCCTGTATTAGCTACTGTTGGTCCCTCAAAAGATTCAAATACGGTAAAACCAAATGAAACGGGATAGCCTTCGTTAAGACAATTTTTTATATCTTCTAAGCTCTCCAAACGCATATAAGTACTGATTTTATGATTTGAAGCTTCTTGATAAGCAACATCAGAAGGTTTAGCAAATACATTCCCTGGCATATAACTCCAATTGCCTTCTTTGCAATCTCCCCATTGTGCCAAAGATTTTATACCATCCCTGATTTGTGCTCCACTATCCTGATTTACTGTATTTTCTATTAGCCTTTCATTATAGTAAATGAACAAGCGACTAAACAGAGTGAATGCATTTGGGTCAAACTCTTCAGGAGCAACAGTTTTCTCTCGAATCTCTTTAAGCTCTAAAAATTCCAAATGCCCCGCAAGAGATTGGCTAGTACATGAACCATACTGACCTTGATCAAAAACTGGTGAGCAAAAAGAACGAAGATCAATCTTTATAGGAAGAACAACAGGAATAGGAGATACTTTAAGTCTATGCAAAGCATACTTAAAATCTCTGAAATCAGGAAGGTCTGGATGCCATGAATAACGATGTATCATATTTATTTTCTTTGTAACCATTTTTGATAGGGAACACAATTTCTAATTTTCTCTATATGTCTAAAAAATTCTTCGGTAGAAAGAGTGGATTTCATAATATTACAAATATAACAACAAGGTACTAAATTATCTTGCTCATACCCAAGATTGCTGTCAATTCGATCAACACCAAAACCAGTTTCAGCTAATGATCCAGTGCAATAATGACAGGGATTTACTACAAAAATACACCACTCTTCAAAAGTTATATTACTTGGAATTCCACGTCTTTTATTGTTATTTCTTCCTGTATTAAATCTACCTCTAAGGGTTCGCCTATTAATCAAAGCTTGTGCATTTTCTTTAACTCTATGTTTCTCCCTAGATCGATATTTTTGTTCAGCAACTTTTTCAGGATTATTAATTACATATTCTATACGTCTTTGTTTCTTTACTTCCAGCATTTCTGGATGTTCTTCATAATGTTTTTCTATTGCAGCATTAGCACAATCTTTACAATAATAATGACGACCATCTTTAGAATTTTTTCTAATACCAAATTCATCTATATCTTTTTCAATATTACACTTTATACAAATCTTTTTCATATCCTATCTCCAATTAAATCTATGCATTAAAATATTCTATTAATATTTAATAATATAATTTAGACCCAATGAAGGTTGTACAATAGGTACATTCACTGTTATAGGGTTAATTGCAGGTGTTACTGAGCTAGTTAAATCAAAAGGTTCTGTTGTTGGTCCAGATCCAGCCATAGCAAACTCTTGAATAGTTGTATTACGACTTGTAGTACCATAGGGATCTGTATTATCTATATATCCAGTTGAACCTATATGACCCATGGTTGTAGCATGTTGATGAGGAACTTGTGTTGGTGTAACTGTATCAGCTCCTGTTGTTGCTCCAACGGTTGTTCCTAATGAAGCGATACTACCTGCACCAACAGGAACATTATTCACCATATTAGGAAGATTAAAACTTGCTCCAGCTCCCCCATAAATATATCCAATTACTGCGAATAAATTTGAATAAGTAACTGTCGAAACAGAAGCTCCATTAGCCAATAAGAACCCAGCGGGGGCAGAAGTACCTGCAAAAGGTAACAATGATCCAGTTGGAACAGTACTATTGGAAGAGGCAGTAACGACTTGTTGCCATGCAGTTCCATCCCAATATTCAAATGTACCCAAAGTAATGTTAAAACCAAACTCTCCTACTAATGGATTCGTAGGTCTTCCTGCGGTAGTCCAACGTTGCAATAGATTAACTGTACCTCCAATAAGTCTAAGATCTGTTAAACCAGAAAGATGATTATACCCAGGAGTAAAATTTACAGTGTATGTAACAGTTGCAAGTAAAAGCTTCGTAACATCTGCTGAGATATTTGTTGTGGATACTGCAAAAGCTTTTGTAACTGAATCCCAATAAACATAATAAAATCCAGATACGGGTGGAAAGAATATATTAGCATTTGTTGGAATAGCTCCGAAAATATCAGTCACATTATAAGCGGCTCCATTAACGATTGCAAATTCAGATGAAAGAAGCTGTTGAATGATGATGAAGTCACTTCCAGGATCTACAATGGCGATACTAGGTGCCATGGCAGAAGCGGTAGGAAAGGGATTTCCAACAGTTCCTGCTAAAATAACATTGTTATTACCTTCAATTTGGCTACGACCAACTACGGTATCTAAAGTAGATACACCCAAATCTGCTAACGACATATTATGTGGGTTAAAAGGCGAAATACCTGTCCCAGTTCCAATTGACTTTATATGAGCGTCTAAAGTATAACGAGTATTTTGATTATATTGAGGAGTACGATTTGACCCATTATTAAATGGAGTCGTTATGGGAACAACGTTAGGAAGAATTTCATAATAAGTTCTTCCTACTTGGGAAATATTTGAGGGGGCGACTGCACCACCTCCTGTCATATCTATGCTTGCTAAGAAAAGAGAATTTGCATTAGGAGGAGTATTTGTTGTAGTAACAGTAATATTATACCCATCTGTTTGTTTATAAAAAATCTTAGCATTCGTTTCTTCATTTAGTGTAAAGGCAGTCGTATCAATAGTAGCTAAGTAATTTATCCAAAGATAGTTTAAAGAAGTTTGGGTAACAGGGATATTTACTACACCAGAAGATTGAGGAGTACTAAGGAAATTACCAAGGCCATCATTAGTAGTTGCCGTAACATTTGCAGGATTATAAAGAGATGTATCTGATGGACTTATGAAAATTCTATTCCCTAGAGGATCATAAGCTATACCTCCTAATGTAACATTAACAGAAGGATTTGCCGAGGTATTATTAGTACCAGGAACAACTAAAAATCCTTCGCCTGAAATTGTTGCATTATCTATTCCAGCTGAAAAAGTATCTGTAATAAGATTTGCGGTGCGGGTTTGACCGCTAGTCTGCAACCATTGAAAAATTTGTGCAATTATGCGCTGTGCGTTTGTAAAAATTGCTGATGCCATAAACTTCTCCTTTATTCCACTATCTTAAAATATGTTTTAACATGAGCAGGAACTAACTGATTTACTAACATCTCAACTACTGGGGCAGTAACTGGAGCTAAAAAGTCACTTTGAGCTGAAAAAGATTGTGGAAATGAATCTGAAACAACTACACTATCGGATAAACTTTGACTAATATCAAAAGATGGAATTACGGGTGAATCTGAAAGAGATATGGAATCAGAAAGAGAAAGAGTTAAAGTTGAAGATGCTGGTTGAAAAGCTATAGAAGATGATGAAAAACGATTAGATACACTTGGTGTACAATTGGTTGAAAATGTACCTGTAGCTCCTGGGAAAAATTCAACAATGACATGATCTACAATAGGAGTTACAGAGGGCAATTCAACCCAAGAACCATTGGCTACACCAGTTATTGTATTGTCCGAAACATCAACTGCTGAAAGGATAACTGAATTGGAATTATTATTTATAATTGGTGCTGTAAAGGCGGGTGTAGTAAAAGCTCCACCATTTATGGTAGAACCGATAGCATCTATAGGAGTTATAGTGTCGACTCCTGAATATTCTACAATAGTACAAACACCCTCATTAAAACTAGGGGCTGGAGTAGAATTAAAGGTTACAGTCGTTGCTCCCGCAACTGAATTTTTTGCATACCAGATATCTGTTGTAGTTTGAAAATTAGTAGCATATGCTCCAGAAGCTTGAGCATAAGTATTACCAGCATTATCCGTAATACTCGTTACTGTCGTATTTTGATCCCTATTTACAAAAATAGCCACAAGTAAATTTCCACTACCAGAAGCAGAAATAGTTACAGTTTTAGTAGAAGCTGCTCCACTTGAAGAAGCATCTTGGATTCGTGTGATTGCCATAAATTACCTTTATTTTATTAACTGTAAGTCACTTGCCATGTAACAACCAAAGCATTTCCTGATCCTTTATTAATTGGAGAAAAAACTTGACGAGCAAACATTGTTCCTGGACCAGCTGTACTAAATAATCCTGCCTCAGTAATAGCCGAATTAGTATTTGTACCTGCGGGAAAAGTAGTAACATTTTGCCATACAGAAGCTGAAGGGCTTGACAACACACCTTGAACATAAGTTGGAAGAGGTGTTTGTAAAGCAGTATTACCTATGACAGGAGTAGCTGTACCAGTTCCAAGTCCCATATAAGACATAAATGGACCACCTTGAGAAGAAGCAGCAAGCCAAGTGGCTAAATAATTAAGCCCCACGGTAACAATTAAATTAGAATCTGTATGGTCATAAATACAAATACCATTTTCATCAAATAATTGCTTTCTCACTGAACCTTTTAATTTAATTGAATCATTTAATTCTGCCATAGTAATTCTCCTAGTTATTTAAAAAAGTGGGAAGTTTCCTGGATTAAAAATTGTAATCAATACTCCAAAAGCTAATGTATGTATATCCCATAGAACAGGAACGGGAAGTTGTGTATCAGTATAAAGTAATCTGTAAGCTGTAACGACCTCGGTAGGACCTGGCCATGGCTCTAACAACGTAGCATGTGTATTATCAGTTATTTGGGCTATTGTCCCTAGATAAATTCCATTTGGATCTGTAACTTCTTGCCCAATAGAAAGTTGAGATAAAAATAATGTTCCTGAGCCAGAAATAACACTATTTCCATTAGTAAAAGTTACAAGTCCAGATAACACTGTAGCCCCCTGCAAAGCATCAAATACTTTAATTGGACTACCTGTATCAAAGGTAGCTTGTAAAGTATCTGTAGTAGGAACTCTCATAGTCCAATATCCCAATGCTCCATCTGTCACATAAGCACTAGGAGGAACTATAAGACCTGATGAAGATGTTCCAGGAACAACTGTTACTGTATTTGTGTCTAATGTTACTGCTCCAGTAAGGGCAATAAGTCCACCATTAATAACTGCACTTGTTGTAGCCGTAATACTTGCTTGAGCAATGATAGTTCCTTTAAATGCTGTTGTTGTTCCAAGGGTAGCGGAGCTACCAACTTGCCAATAAACGTTACCAGCACTTCCACCATTAATAACAACAATTGATGAACTACTAGCTGTAGTAAGTGTGCTACCAATTTGAAAAATCCATTTAGCTCCAGCATTACCAGCGGCATCTAAAGTAAGAGTTCCTGTAAGTCCTGCTGAACTACTATATTTATAAAGTCCAGGTAGAAGAGTTTTTCCTCCCAAATCTCCAGTTAGAACAGTTGCGCCTCCCATAGATGCAAACGTAGTGTAAGCTGCTATAGCATCATTTTGAGCGGTATGGGCTGCTGCGTTATTTATGTTCTCTGTACCAGTGAATGTACCAGGAGGAAAACCAGTGACAGATGTACCTGGATAAAGTCCTAAATTTCCCGTAAGGACACTATTACCAGTATTTGTAACAGTGGAAGCACCCAAAACAGCATAGGTAGAAGCTGTCAAAAGAGGAGAAACAGGGGAACTAGGAGTAACATCTTGAACAACTAGGGTGGAATCAATGAATGGAGAAGAAGTATAAAAAACAGATTCAACGATTGTATCACCTGCGGTCATACCAGCTGTACTATTAACTACTAGGTGAACACCATCCTCTACTTCGACTACTGTAAAAGGAATAGAAGCTGTTGTATCTGAAGCAACCCCAGAAACCCATCCTACTGTGCTGTTGACTAATAAATGTGTACCGTCTATAACAGATACGATAGTGGCCGTATTAAGAACTTGTGTAATAGGAGCATCTTGAGTTGTGGTTAAAATAAAGTTATTGATATCACGAATATTTGTAATTGCAGGAGGAACACCCGTAAAAGATTGAACTGTTAGTATGATAGCTTCATTTGTACTGCCTACTAAAGAAGCTAGATACAAATTCATCAAAATCCACCGATAATCTACGTACTGCATACTATTTGGTTTAGGAAAATTAAACTGAACACCAAAATTTTCATATAAATTTTCATCTACACATAAATCTACATAGTTATCAGTTTGCGTAAGAAAATTTGTATAATATACTTGATCAAATTGATTACCATACATATTTTCTACAACCCATAAATTAGAATTACGTTGAGATACGGGTTTTAATAGATCCCCCTTACCATACACATGATAATCAGGTAAAGATTCCATTAAAGCTTCAGCTGTAGATTGCTGAACAGACATTGGTATAGTCCAAGTCAATGTTGCAGACCAATCAGATATAAATGAGGGAGTATGCGTTCTTACTCTGGCATACCAAGTCTGTACTGTTGCATTAATACGGGCTGCTACGGGAACAGCAAATCCTTTTCTAACATTACCATTTTGAAACGTGATGGCAGTGACTTGTGTAAATTCAACTAAATTTGGGGAATTAAATGTTGGAACTGTATCAAGTTCTAAGTCAAAACCTGCTGTCGCTAATGCGGGATTAATGAATGCAGGATCAAACCCCCACCAAAAAACATAAATACCATCCTGACTTGTTCTATAAAATCTAAGATCAACAGGAATACCCTGGGCAGCAGATGTGGTTGCCCCAATGTAAAAACTTCCAGAACCATAAAAAATCCCAGATCCGTAGAATGCCATTATTATTTACCTTTTTAACCAAGAATTACTGTTGATGTGCCGTTATATCCCTTAAATTGAAAATCAGTTGAGTTAAACCAAACTTCAGCAGTAGTAGGACTTCCTGGGTCACTAGCTAAAATCTGAAATGATGTTGCTGTACTACTAGCACTTCCATCAGAAGCAGCAGTAATTAATCCTTTAGCATTTACAGTAATATTAGCATTAGTGAAAGAACCAACATTAGAATTTACAGTGGAAAGAGTTAATACTCCTGTGTCCGACAAAGTAGCATCCCCACTTAAGGAAACTGCTGTTGCTGTATTAAAGCCGTTACCAACCCAAATATTTGCATCTGCCAAAGTAGCTGATTGTTTACTGTTTAATTGTGTCTGAATAGAGCTAGTGGCATCGACGAAACCTAATTCAGTTGTAGTAGTTCCAGATTCTATAATAGCTCCAGAACTTGAAATCATTACTTTATTATTTGTTAAAGCTGTTGTACTATTTGTTCCACCTAAAGCAATAGTAACTGGAGCCGTAAGTGAAAAAGAAGATCCTGTTAAAGTAATACCCGTTCCAGCTGTATACGTTGCACCAGCAGGTGTAACCCAACTTAAAATTCCAGTACCATCATTACTCAATGTTTGACCACTACTTCCTTGTGCTATTGGTAAATTTAAAGTGTAACTTGTTGTAACAGTAGTAGGAGCCTCTAAAGTAACGGATGCTGTACCTGCCAAATCTTCAAATACAATTGCTCCCTGATCGTCAAGAGTAATCGTTCCAGCTGCAAAATTACCACTTGCATCACGTTTTACTATAGTTGATGGGGTATCTAAAGATGTAGCAGCATTAGCAAGAAGTTCTGCACTATGAATATTAGCTGCTGAAGATCCACCAACACTTTCTACAGTAGTAACTGCTGTTCCACTAGTACCACCAGAAGCTGTTACTGTTCCTGCACTTGGGAATGTTACGGTTGTCCCAGAGGGACCATAAATAAGAGCACAACCATTAAGTACGCTAGAAGCTGCAAAGGTGATGGATGTTCCAGCTAAGATATTACCATTAATAGTATCATTAGCTCCGAAAGTAAAGAATGTACCAGTTACGAAGTAAACGTTATTAGCTGTAGCTCCACCAGTTAAAACTACATTACAGTTTGAACCTATAGTAAGAGAAGTTCCAAACAAAAATACATAAGTTCCTGCACCATTTAAGGTTAAATTACCTGTTGCTGTCCATGTACCTGCTGCTGTTGCTGAATAAACACCTGGAACAGCCGTAAAACCATTGAGATCTGTAGAACTAATGTTTGTTCCAGGTCCCATTGCTTTTAATGTTGTAGCGGCTGAAGTAGCATCAGTATGTGCTTGTGCTGCTGTAGCATCAGCAATATGTTCTGTGCCTGTAAATGTTCCTGGAGGGAATCCTGTAATAGATGTTCCTGGATAGATACCTAAATCACCAGTAAGAACAGTGCTTCCTGTATTTGTAACTGCTGTGTCTCCTAGAACTGCAAAAGAACCAGCTGAGCCAAGTAAAGTAGCGGGATTAGTAACTACATCGCCTGTTAAAGCAGTAATGCCTGTAGCAGAAGGGGTCTGCCATGTAGGAAGTGTACTTGCTCCATTACTCGTTAATACTTGTCCTGTAGTTCCTACACCTGATACTGATTGAACTGCTCCTGTAGAAGTAGTACCACCAGTAAGTACTGAGTATGCTGTTAATGTTGCATCTCCTGTACCACCATTAGCTACTGTAAGAGGAGAAGTGAGTGTGAGTGAAGCAAATGTTGGAGAAGAAGTAGTAGCTATAGGTTGAGGTAGAGAAAGAGTAATGGCTCCTGTAGAGGAAGAAGCAATAACTTCATTAGCTGTTCCTGTTATTGAAGATACCGTACCCGAAGAAAGAGCATTAATCTGTGTTTGAATATTAGAAGTTACACCATGGACATAACCAAGTTCCGTTGCTGTAGTAGAAGAAGATGTTAATACACCAGAACCATTAGTTACGGGGACAATGGAAGGATTTAAAGTTTGTAGATTTGTTAGAGAAATAACGGCTGAATTAGAAATACTAGAGGTTGTAACAATGCCAGCAGATAGAGAACCATCAGCATTTAAGGCAATTCCAACAGGTATTTCAAGCTCATTGATATCTTCTGCTGCAATTTCAGAACCAAGTCCCGTATAAGAAGCTAAAACGCTATTCCCATTTTGAGCTGTAGAAAAAGTAACAACTCCTGTAGAATAATTAACTAAAAATTGACCCCCAGTAGGGGACCCGCTTGTAATTTCATTATAGGGGCCACCAGAACCAGTTATGGTTACAGCTGGAGCTGGCCCTTGAGGAACCTCAATTAAGCGAATTTCTCCTGAAGCGACTGTGAAGACACCTACAATTCCAACTGTATGTGCTTCATTAGTTATTGCTTGAGGTATTGCTCTTTCATTTACTTTCAACGTATAATTAATTGGCATATTTTTATCCTCTTACGCTTCTACTGAAATATTTAAGGTATTTGTTACAGTATACGCTTCATTACCGACAGAAATTTGTTGCCCAGGTGGAATTGTTGTGGTAATACCATTTTCTACTGATTGAAGAATGAGACTGCTGAGATCAACTTCTGATACTCCAGGTACATCTTGGGCAATAGCAACTAGTTCACTCAAAACAACGACAGCCCCAAGGCCAAGGGCATTTATATAATCTGTCAAGGCAGTTTGCACATTTGCAACAACTGTAGCGGGAACATATCCTGGTACTATCAAAAGACCCATCGTTACATTAATAAAAGCTTCAATTGCCTCAAATACCAAAATATCGGAACCAACAATATGATTAGAATTATTATCCAAAAGAGCTTGAAGTGTGGCAATCAGACTATCATACGTATAATTGATAGAAACAACTGTATTATTATCTGGTCTAAATCCTGAAAATTGAGCACTCCCAGTCCCTAATCCAGATATACTACCAACAACTAAATGTGTAGAATCAGTAACAGTAGTAACTGTAGTAGAGAAAGATCCTTGTACGATTGTATCCCCAGGATTCATACCACTTGTTGTATTTACTGTTAGTTGTGGTACTGATGTATCAGCGGCTGGAGTTCCACTACCAAGCCAACCCGTTGTAGAACCTACTGTCAAATGTGTAGCATCTACCACACCACCAACTGCAATTGTGGTTGTATTTACTCCCTGTACGATTGTATCACCTGCTGTCATACCAGCTGTACTATTAACTACTAGGTGAATTGCATCAGTAACAGTGGTAACTGTAAAAGGAAGACCAACTACTACAATATTAAAAAATGTTAGAACATTAAAATTAATATAGCTACCAGCGTTAATACTTCCTGCATATAAACTATTTGGATTTTCTATAAAATTATAATCAACACCAGGAACGAAGGTATAAGGACTGCCATCGACAATGCCTGTCACAGAACCAACTGATAGGGCTGGTTGATTCAACAAAATATATTGTTGACTTCCTGTTGTAGAATAAGTAAAGGATTCATTTAATACCGTTACGGGAATTTGTCCTCTAATATAAACATTAACGCTTCCACCATATTGATTTCGGGCTGGAGGATTAGGATCATTTGGTCCAACAATAAGTGCTTGAATAACGTTTGGATTAGTCTCCATAAGACTAATGATTCCATTGGGAGTGCCCACGTTATTTCCTTCAAGTTTAATCTGGATGCGGTCAGCAAAAGCCGTATTGCTTTCAATATCTGTACCACCAGTAGCAGCCGTATTATTAGTTACAGCATCAATGCCAGAAACTGAAGACACAAGTGAGGTAATCGTTTGTGCACCAACATTACCAATAGCTCCTATAGTCTGACAAACAATTGTAGTAGATTGCTCATAAAAACCAGTTACGGGATTAAAGTAACTTGGAGCAAGAGAAGGAGAGAAAGTAACTGTTGCAGTTGTTGCAAATGCAATTGCAGGAGATTGAGTAGTAGCTAACGTAGAAACAACTGTTCCAGAAGGAACTATGACAATTGGACTTGTGGTTGTATAATTACGAATACGAAAGGTTATAGTTCCAACAGATTGTGTGCCTGGATTTCGAACCATTCCATAATTATTACCAATAGCATCTAAATCTGCGGGAAGAATTGTTGCTGCATTCTCTACGAAAGCTTGAAGATTTTGAGTATACTGAATTGAAGAGTATACACTTGGATCAGTTCCATCCTCAGCCGACAATTGGTTGGCAACCGTAGATATAACTACATCATTGGTGACACTCCCGACTTGAGTTGCTATGTCAGGTCTAGAACCTTGTAAAAAGGCTATCATGCTAGAAACAATTTGTGAAAAATTGGGAAGGGCCATAATTTAATCCTTTAAATACTACCTATGTTCACACCTGTCGTAATTTCCTGTCCTGATGCAGCAATTACGGTAAGAAGGGAAGAGATATTTGTTTCACCCTGAATAGTCGTGCTTAATGAATACAATGTTTGTACAACTTCTGCTGGATTTGATCTATTTTGCGTAAGTAAAAATAAAATTTGTAAAGCAGTTGTGATCTGATCTTGAACTGATCCACTTATAGTATTTAAATTCATCTTGTTACCAATTAAATTTTGAAGAGTTGTACCATACAAAGGAAAGCTAGTATTTGCACCTTGTTCTGTGAGAAGAATCTTTTGTACGTCTTGAATCGTTTCAGTAAGACCCATCACCAAAGTAAAATCATTATTGCTACCTATCTGAAGATCATTTGTCTGTTCTCCGAAATAGAAATTGGGGTTGCCTTGTTGTGGAGGATATTGTACTACTCCAGGTTGATTTTTTACGGCCAACTGTAGATCGGACAAAGTAATTCTCCTTAAGAGTTTGCACAAACATTATCGATGTTATTCAAAATGTTCTGCGCGGTTTGTACATAATTTTGTAACTGTTTTTGCTCAGCAGTAAGAGCATTAGCAACGTATTGTCTGCGATTATAAGTATATATCAAATTTTGTAGGGCGGCGAGGGCTTTGGCAGTAGACCCACTCTGCGCCTGAGCAAGAATTTGACCTATTTCAGGGCAGGATGCATAACCACTCATAGGTCCGAATACAACATTAAGATCTGCTTGTATTTGATTCTGTACAGTTTTAAGAGTTTGAATTTCTAATTGAGCAAAAGAATTTAAAATATCAAGTCTAAGAATTTGAGCCGAAATAAGCGAAATCTGTTCTTGGGCTAATAAAATTTGGCTATTCAAAAAAGTTTTAAATGTACTCTTAAGGATAGGATTAGCACAAAGTATATTTTTAATGAATGTAATTACACATTGAGATAAAGAAGCCATGTTAATTACCCGCCGTTACAGAAAGAGATGATGAAGATATCTTAGATGTAAGTGAAGTAGGAGCTGCTGGCACTTGTGTTAAAAATGCTGCTCCTAAAATTCCAAGTTGAGATTGCAAAACAGGACTACTTCCTTGAAATCCAGATAAAGCTATGAAAAATGTTTGAAGAGCCGTAATCATTGGCCAAAAAATAGGATCGATAGAAATATTTGAAGTAACTAAATCATTTAATCTTGCCACTCCAGCAGCTCCAGCATTTCCACCATTAAGAGCTATTGTTCCAACAGGTTCTAAAGTAATTGTTGCCTTTGGAACTCCTGCCACGCCTGAAGAAATAGATACACCACCAGTAGCATCCATTGTTAAGGAAGCAAGTTTCAATCCAGTACCAAAGGCCGTATTAAACAAATTTATATTGCCAACACTATCAATCGTCATCTCAGCTATGGGAATTGTAGCAATGGTTGCTGGATTTGTAAGTACATTTCCAAACTCAATGTTATTTAGATCATCCCAATTATAAGTACTTCGTATATTTGTTACTTCATTAGGATTTGATTCTACGAATCCATTATCTGCGGAAAGAATTACTTCATGATCGTCATCAGATGCTGTGCCACCAACAATTAACTGTTCCCCCATTGAGCCTGATTGAATCTGAGCACATCCATTATTGCCTAAGTATAAAGCAGCACCAAATCCTGGGATTCCTTCTCCTGTTGGGGATGCAGGACCTGTAGCTTCCATGTATATTTCACCATCTTGAATTGGATTAGCACTTTGAGCATCTATGTCTGGAATAAATCCGCGAAATTGATTATTAGAATCTAAAAAATTGAAGGGTTCACGTAAAACAGAAAGAATATAAGCTCTGTATGCATCTAATTGAATTACTAATACCACACTACCAAGCAATGGAGCACTTTGATCTTTGAGGGCACTTGGCAACTGAACACCAACCAATTTATACCCATCAGGAATTTGAACAACTGTATATTGCCTAGGATTAATTGGATCTTTATTTAAAACTTGTGCTTGAAAAATTTTGTAATCATTTCCAGACATGATTAAGATCCTGTGGTATTAAACGCATTTTCAATATCCGTTAAAACTGGCAATTGTTCAACCTGAACACCAAAATTACCAGAAGTAATGATTGAGAGTTGTCCTGCTGAAATACCTTGATTGGAGGAACCACTTCCCTGTGTTGCATTAGCTGAAGTCGGAATTGCATCTCGAACATAAGTTAATGAAAGAGACATTGTAGCAGTTCCAGTTACGGATACATGTTTTGAAATATGATTTATATAACCAAATTTATACTTTACTTCATCAAAAAATGTATAACCTACTTGAATAGTGGGATCTAAATCACAAAGTATAGTTCCTACTTTTAATTTAGCATTCATTAATCTTAGGATATATTGAGAATATTCGAACAGCCCATTGGTTTTTGTATTATTTACAGTATCATTTGTTGAAGACTGTAAATTAATATTTGGATTAGCTTGAGTTGTTGTTTCCATAAGTCCAAATTGTGAAAGAAGTTTCCCATCACAATAAGCGAATTGTTCCATTCCCTGCAATGTTCCTTCAGGTAAAAAATTAGCAGCATACCCAGTAAACACTTTGGAAATTAAGTTTTCAACCTCTTCTGAGTAGTTAGAAGAAATAATATTTAAACTGCTACTTCGAACCATATTTATATCATATCGATTTAAAGCAGTAGTAGGCTTTGTGGGGTCATAAATAGTGGTATTATTATACTGTGGGGAACGGATAAAAAATTGACCCGTTGGGGCTTCAAATAATTCTATAAAACTAAGATTGCGAATCTCATCAATAATTTCATAGGGTGTCTTTGTGTCAGGACTAAAATTTCTATAAGCAGAATCTAAAAATTGAAAATATGTTTGAAGCTGCTGAATATCAGGATTAATAACCACTGGAATAAACCCTGTAGTATTTCTTGTTTGACCTGCTTCATTTACGACAGCTTGTTGATATTGGTCAGGAGGAATCTGCATTCCAGCTGGAAATTGTGTTACAATATCATCTGTAAAGGATTCAAGATCTTGTGGTTGTGCATAAGTAAAATTACGTCTTTTCATTACAGATGCTAACAAGTACTGTGGTATATTAAATAAATTAGAAGGACCTAATTGAGTAGAATTAGCCACAAGTATAGAAGAAATATTAAAAAAGCTATTCCCAAGTTCAGTTGTTTCACTAAAATTTGTAGATTGAAAGTCAATTCTATAAAGCAAATCAAATAAATCTCTTAAAATTATAAAAATTGGTTGCCCAGCATAGACTGATTGAGTAGCTGAAATATCACCAAGAGAAAGAAGCTGCCCTTGTGTATACAATGACCCCTGGAATAGAGAAGGTTTTATGGCTCGTCTACTTGCACCAAATAATCGAGTCCATCCATTACCTGTTAAGACGAGACGATCCACAGAATTTATTGCACTAGCTATGGACTTATGCATTACATAACCATTCAATTCGTTAGAAAATAAGGGATTACCATTCGATCCAACGGATAGCAAAACTGTTTCATTCTGTAAATCTGTAGGACTTAAAGCTCTACCTGATAATGCGGGAACAAAAATAGGAAATCCATTTTGAACAATTACTGCACCAGTTAATTCATCAAGTGGTGTTGTATTTTTATACAAATACACAGAAATAAAATCATATTCTTGAATCAAATCACTAAGTCTTAAACCAGGAACAGTGGAAAGTACCGTATTTAAATTACTACTCTGAACTGTAAGACTTGCTGGAGCCATACCTCTAGCCTTCTTTGCAGATTCTACAATATTTAAGTCTATTGTAGTATCGGAAGAAGCATTTAACTCATACTGGGCAAGACGTGTAAGGGAATTGGTATCCGTGGAAAAGGCTAATCCCGTTGTATTACTACCTACAGAACCATTAGGAGCTTTTACCTTAAGCTTATTATCAATAGTACCATAACTTAAAGCTAAATCTTGTAATTCTATTGTCCATGCATATGTTGTCTGATTGATATCTTGTTCAAAGGAATAAGACACAAGGAAATCAGTAATATCATACTTAGTATAAAATTGTGTATCATCTAACACAGTTGTATATGGTGTAAAAGCAGATAAAGTAGATATCTGCGAAGTTTGTTGTACAAGAGGACTTGTATATTTATAGAGAAACACTTTTGCTTGAAGTGCTTCAATATTAGTTTGATTATTATCTGGAGTTGCCATTTTTTATACTCTCTTCGTATCGTTGCGCTAAATATTTTAAATTAGACATAATTATATATCCAATACAATTACATTCCCCACAAAGATTTTTTCTTGGCCATTGCCAATATTCAGGTTCTATTAGAGAAGCTTCGTGATCTTTTTTTATATGTCCACAATCACAAGGAAAACCAATCATTAAAATTTCTGTAAAAGACTGTTAATCTTTGCGTTTGCCTGATTAAGTGGGATATTTAAAACTTTTTGTAAATTAGCAATTGCTCCTAATACTAATCCGTTATTAGTTGTAGAAATCGAAAAATCTTCAATGGCAAACTGTTGACCTGTCAATAATTGAAAATTTAATTGATAGGTAAATTCATTTAAATGGCTTGTGGAAGCCTCAACATCTAGCAACGTTATAAAACCTTGATAAAGCTGAGTCTTATAAAAAAGAGTACTAAGCTTATCATTCTTTTCAAAATTCTGTTTTAAGAAAAGAAGTTCTTGGTAAGCAGTTTGACCAGCAGAAGCTCCACTAATAGAAAGCATTTCGGGAGCGTTGTACCAAACTTGATATTGTACTCCGCTCTGCGTAGGTAGAGGAGAAAATGCTACTGATTTTGAAATCTTCATATTGCGAGGATTTACGAAGAAATTAAGACCATTAAGCTGTAATGGATAAATTGTTGCCATTTATTTTTACCTTTTATTATACATTTGAAGCGATATGTAACGTAGTTCCTATAATTTTTTTAGCTAAATCTTTCTTAGAATGAGCCCCTGTTACTTCAGAAACAATATGCTTAACTCTGCTAACCCCAGGACCATCTCTTTTACCTGCAATAATTTCCAAGTCTTCAATCATCTTAGTAAAAAAGGCACTTAGAAATTTTTCAAATTGCCCTTCTGGTCCTAAAACAGCTCCAAGTTTTTGAATACCCTCAGCCATAAGTCCTTGAGGGGTATTCTTTTCCAAAGTTTCAAACTTTTTACCAAATTGTGCAGAGGTAATCTTACCTGCTTTTAATGCATCTACTGCTTGAAAGAAACTTCCTACATCTTGTAGACGAGATCCTTGTAAGAATTGTTGTCTTAACTGATCTGCAACTAAATCAGATTGTATAGTTCCTCTTGGGCCAGCCTGTGCTCCTACTTTAGATAGAAAATTACCTAACAAAGCAGGAGTTCCTGCACCAACTAAAGGATTAGATCCTCCAAACAATTGATCATGAGTTGGAAGTTTACCGCCTCCAATAAATCCAGCCATACCAACGATTTGAGAAAGAGAAAGATTAGCAATGCCAGCGGCAAAACCAGAAGCCATTCTTTGACGTTCTTCAGGATTAGCTTTAATCTTATCAAAATAGGTTCCAAGATTATTAATAAGACTTGCTGCTACACCTGTATCATTAGTAAGATTACGTAATGATTTCTGCATAGCAAGCTGTGTATTTATAGTGTCTGAAAAGCTACTATTAAGTGTATGCTGATTTACACGAACACTCGTAAAAGTCTGTTGCATTTGTTTAAAAGACATGCCCAAGGAATTAGACTCTCGAACCATTTCTTTTATAATTTCGGTGGAATCTGGCATTACATTAGCGAATAATCCCATAGTATCCAAAAAATCTTTATTTGAGGAAGTAGCCCCCTGCAATAATTGAGGAGAAGTTGCCATTGTTCCAACAAGACGTTCTTGATCTTTGGCACTTAAAGCACTACCAAAAAGGGGACCGAATAACCCTCCACCCTCTATTCCAGCAGCTGCTCTTCCTCCAGCCCCTATTCCAAAGCCTCCAGAAGCCAAGGAAGCCCCTATTCGTACCTTTTGGGCCTCTTGCTCACCTATTTTAAAAGCTGCTGCTACAGCTAAACCTATGATGGCAGCTACATCAAAAGCAGGATTGGCTAGAAGTCCAAGAGCACTTCCAACACCAGAAATGGCAGCTCCAGATACACCACCAATATGACCACCAACTTGACCTAAAAATTGTCCTGACTGGGATAGAAAACCACTTTTTTTAAGTTCCTCAGTACGCTTTCTATTAACATCTCGTTCAGCTTCAACAACTTTTTTATTTACTTCAACCGCTTTAGCTGTTCGAAATGAAGCTAATTCTTCAGCAGATCTTTTACCTTCAGATACTTCTTTTTGATAGGCATCTAATTGGGCACTTGCTTCTTGTTTAATTTTGGATATATATTCATCTTTTTGACGCAATAGGTTAGCGTGATTGGATTTAGAAAGTTTATCAACGGAACGAAAAAACGTTTCTTCTGCATGAAGACGTTCCTGAGTAGCCTTATCCCAATTAGTCTTAAATGATCCAAGAAGACCATCCATACTCTTCTGTAAGTCAGCCATAGCTCTTTGAGCCTGGGTTGTATTTAAAGGAAGAGAAGATTGTCCTGTTTGAAATGGATTAGGTTGCAATGGTTGCCCAGAAGGGCCTAATAGATCTGCCAATGGAATTTACCTCTTGGAATTTACTACTTAGGTTGGAACTACTTGTTTAAATATTTAAATTCTAAATAATCGAGATTTGAAAATGGTTCATATGGTGTGCCTTTCAATGCCCAACCATATTCATATTTTAATAGACAATTAAGACCTTGCGAATGCTCTTCAATATTTTTATAGCAATTCTTACAAGGAATTTGATTCATTTTTAAACTTTTGATGTGTGGCATCTTTTAACATTGTTATCTTTACCCCATAAAGGTCGTAAATTTTTATAGTTAAAACAAAGTTTACGCTCTAATTCTAAGGAAAGATCAAAATCTTTTACAGGTATAATATGATCAATATTCCATACTTTTGGATATTGTTTTGAATAAAGACCATGATTATCCCAAGTCATACCATCTTTAAATTGAGAAGCAATATACTCTTTAAGTTCAATTGGAGTACATCCTGTAAGATCAACACATTTTTTAATTGTTGCTTTAAAAAAATCTCTATTTTCAAATAAAATATAGAGAATAAATCGTTCTAAAGAAAGTCTAAATTTTATAAAGGAAACATGATCTTTAACATTGGCTGTAACAGAAGTATTAAGCATTTGTTCTGCCTGTGTAAGCCATCTACAATTTTCTCTACAATAATTACCATTTACTTCGATACGATCTAAGGTTGTACTTCTTCCAAAACCAAAATCTTTACCATGTTTTAAATATGATTCATACATATCTTCTTTAAAACCTTCAAATGTTAACCATTCATCACAAACCTTAATGCCACGACCTCCATATCTATAATAAAATTCACCATTTTTATTTAAACATCTATCTAGCATTCCTTGCCATGCTCTGTAAAATTTACGGGATATTTTATTATTTCTAGAAGAAAATCCATGTGTTGTAAAAAGTTTCTTATTTTGGTGTGCCATTCGTTTACTTCGGAAACACCCACATGAAGAAGACTTACCTTTTATCAAAGTATCTGTTTTAAGAAATCTTATACTGCCACAATCACATAGACATTCCCATAAAGCAGTTCTCCATTTATCCTGATGGAAATACTTAACTACAAACCACAATCCAAATTTTTGCCCTTCTAAATTTAATCGCTGTTTCATTGTTAATCAGCCTTTTCTATTCTATCAAGGTTTGCAAAATGGGCGGGATCTTCCATAATCTCAGCCAATTCTTCAGGTGTATACTTACCTTTAAGATCTTTTGACATCTGTTCAAGCATAAAATCTTCAGTACTTACTGTCATCTCAGATCTATTTTCATCAAAGAGTTTTTTTGCGCCATCTGGATTAATAAATCGGAGTAATAGTTTATATTTATCCATATCCTCATTTTGATCAGCATAATAATTTTGAAGAGTCCAGAGGATTTCAGGTTCAGAAAGATTTCTAATGGTATCAGAAAAAGGGGAAACATTGAGGGCACGACTTACAATCCAGAGGTGTCTGAATGGGAGGGAGTCAGGGGAGGTTGTTAAACTTTTTTTTTGAGTTCTTCTAACACTGCATCTTGTTCTGTTTTAAGCGTTCCAAGAAACAAAGCAGCATCATTAAGTAACGTGATCTGAAGATTCTTATAAAATTCTTTAGCTTGTTCTAATGTAATAACTTCATCATTAATATGAGAAGTACTGTAAGATAATAATGCCAAATTCATAGCAGAAAGCCAATGGGCATCTGAAAGACCATTTGGAATCTCCGAAATACAATCCTGCATTTCAGAAGAAGAAAGTGTATGGAGAGTTAATGTGTAACCCTTAAGCAATTCAAATTTCTTTTCAACTCTTCCTAAGCTTTTAATGCTTTTCAAATCCATTGTACTGCTCCTTTTACTTATCTTTGATACTTAATCTGTTCTTTTAAATCTCTAAGCTCATTTTGAACTTGATTTAACTTATTAATAGAATAGGCACCTAAGCCAATGACAGTAACTGTGCCAAGTCCAACAAATAAATCATTCACAAACTTTCCATCTACTTTATGAGGATTGGAAATGTATCTTACAATATCTACAAAAGTCTTAACAAGCAAGAGAAACACAAATCCCAAAACTAAGTATGTGCCCCAAAATAAATGTAACATATTTGTTACCTCCCTTATTTGTCTCTACTTAAGTATAACATATAAAGGGAACTTTGTCAAGTACTATTTTGAAGCTAGAAATCAACTAAGTTAGGCTGGTTCACCAATTACTGTAGATCCTGTATAACCAAAATCGACATCTTCCATTACGCGCAAATCGCCACCAGAAATATTATACGTTGCACCAACTGAGTGAATCCAAACTCCTGTAAAGATTGTGCTCTTTGTAGGAACGCCTGAACCTGCTGGAGCAATTTCTTGCTTAAGAATACCAATTGGGGCATTGTTATTAACAATATCATCACCGCTAATACCAAGGATTTCTAAAGCATCAGAAATGTAAAGCATTACGCGCTGAGCACGAATAGAATACTCATCAACTGTGCGAGGAAGTCTTTCAACTGGCTTTCCCTGAGAATCAGAATCCAATTCAAATCGAAAATCTGTATTTCGTCTTTGAGTTTGGGTAAAGGATTGTACAGCACCAATCTTTGTGCTCTGTTGTGCAAGAGCTAAAAGAGCTGCTGGGTTATTTAATGTGGTAGCATCCAAAGTTTTTGGAAGTACAAAAAGTGAAACGCTAGTACTAAGTCGAGCAATCGTATTCCCTAATTCGGCCATCGTGATTCTCCTTTACGAAATATCTTTTTTTAAATTTTTTCTTTTCTATTTTATACTAAGTTCAATCCCAATGTGATTAGGATGGTATCCAGTTCTAAGACGGGTTGTATGCCTACCTGAAGCAAAATCTGAGTTGGCTGTTGAGGATTTACTGTTGCGGAAGGCTGTGTAAATGACTCAATGATGTTTGAAGCTTCAATCGTTGTAAGAATTGCACCTGAAACTGTTTCAACCTGTGAAGGAGTATTTGTAAGCAATTTCTGTCCAATGAAAATTGGATCGAGCAATCCACGCAATGTTTGTGCTACATAATCTGTAATTTCAGTGACTTGATACAATTGGTTAAGAATTGTGTCAAATTCTGTTGTAGTTCCAAACAATACCTTTGGTGAACCAGATACATTATCAATAACTAATACACCATTATTAACAAAGATTGTTTTTTCAGATTGTGCCAATGTATTTGTTGTAGCAATACCTGATAATACTTCGCGTGTTAATGGCTGTGCAACGTCAAATGCGGGATCTGTTCGAATGGCAGCAAGTGCTGCTGCGGCCATTGTTCCATCAACCGTAGAAGCTGTTTGGTTAGTTCCAATAAACATTGTGTATGTTGTATTGGTCTGGTTAACTACAACTACACGATTACTGGAAGCAGCGGTTGCATATCCAAGCATTGTTGCATCGCTAGGATTTGAAAGAGCGGAGAATCCAATGAATGCTGTTCTCTCTAATCGGTTAATCGTGCTAGAAGCAGTTTCAACGTGATTTGTGATGTCTGGAATTAGCATTGCATTATCAGCAGCATCGAGTGAAACAACGATGTTGATATTTGGAATGAAAAGCTTTTGTAATGCTGCGCGAACCTGCGATGCATTAGAGCCATCTGCTGGATTCATCTGCATTAAACAAACAATGCTTGCACCATTCTGTTGTGCGAGTTGTGCTGCAATTGGAAGAGTCCATGCGCCTGACATATTAGCAGTTTGTGAATCGCCACCACCAACAGTTCCCATTGCATTTGTAATTGTACTAAAATTCTGCAAGAAGAAAAACTGAGGTTGAAAGCTACTCTGTCCATCATTTAATGCCTTTGCCCACTCATAATTGACATAATAAGTAACGCCAAGTACTGGACGAGAAGGAGTAGAAACTAATGAACCAGCAGTAAAACCAAGAATACTATTTGCTGTTCCATTTTCAATTGTAAGAGAAGAATTAGATGTAGCAGTTGTTGTAATTGTAACTGAAGAACCGCCTGGGGTTGTTCCTGGAACAACTGTTACTGTATTTGTGTCTAATGTTACTGCTCCAGTAAGGGCAAATAAGCGACCCTGAACTGTTGCGCCTGTAGTATCTGTTACACTTGCTTGAGCAATGATAGTTCCTTTAAATGCTGTTGTTGTTCCAAGGGTAGCGGAGCTACCAACTTGCCAATAGATGTTACCAGCGGAAGCTCCATTAATTAACAATACTGAAGAAGCAGATGCTGTTGTTAATGTAGAACCAATCTGGAAAACCCACTGTGCATTTGGATTGCCAGCAGCATCGAGTGTTAAAGCACCAGTAAGCTGTGCTGAAGAAGTAAATTTATAAACGCCTGGAGTAAGAGTAGGTACTGTTCCACCTGTTCCTAATACCATTCCTGATAAATCAGTTGCACCTGGAAGAGCTGCAAAAGCAGTATAAGCTGTGTTAGCATCAGCTAAAGCTGTCGCAGCTGTACCATCACCATTATGAGTTGTTCCAACAACTGTTGGGGAACCTGTGATAGAACCTGCTGGACTAAGTGCAACATTTCCTGTGAGAGTGGTAGAACCAGTATTTGTAATAGTAGAACTTGCGATAACAGCATAAGTAGATGCTGAACCAAGAGTTGGCACTGGAACTTCTGGAGTAGAAGCGACAGCCCCAGTTAATGCACCATTCAAAGTAGCAACAACTTGATCAGCAGATGTTTCTGTTGAAAAAGTAACTGTTTGAATTGGTCCACCTGCAACTGAAAGTTGGAAAGTTTTTCCACTAAGACCTGCATAAGGATCACTTGCTGTTCCTGTTAAGGAAATAGCACCAGTAAGCCAATTAATTCCATCGATAGAAGTATTTAAAGCAGTACCTGCAACAAATCCTGTTGTTGAAGAAACAACCAAATGAGTTCCATCAGTAACTGTTACGATATCTGTAGAAGCAGTTCCTTGCGTAATTGTATTTCCAGAAGACATACCTGTTGTTGAAGAAACAACCAAATGAGTTCCATCAGTAACAGAAGTAATAATAAAAGGTCCACTAAGAGAATAATCAACACCTAATTCATAAGTTGCAAAGTTGGCATCAGAAATTGAAGTCCCATCAAGAGCAACTGCTGGATGCAAGAGAGCATCAAGATTTCCTGAACCACGAATGACTGCTTCACCAACAACTAAATTGGTCAAACGACCAGTTCCAATATAAGCAGCAACTCTGATTCCACCTGTTACAGAAGGAAGCAATTGCTGTTGGACCTGGGAAAATACGCCTGGAAGAACTGGCTGATTATTAATTGAAGGCATTGGATGAATCTCCTTGACAAAGATTTAAAATCTATTTGGTTACAAAAATTGTTGGTAAATAACTATCTTTCTACGAAGCAAAGCAGTATCTCTAATACTACGTGATTTTATTATACTTTTTAGGTTACTTTATTCTTATTTACTTAAGAAACTGTGAGAGTCAAAGACTGTGTTCCTTGACCTGTAGCATTCGTAGCATTTAGAGTAATATAAAAAGGACTACCGACTGAAGTAGGAATTCCACTAATAAGCCCATTACCTGCATCCACAGTCAATCCTGAAGGCAACCCAATAGCACCATAGGAAGTGGGATTACCAGAAGCTGTTATAATGTATGAAAAGGGTAAATTAACTGAAGTATTTGAAGCATTTCCAGGAATCCATCCTGTTGTGGAACCTACTGTTAAATGATTATTATCTACTACTGTAGTGATTGTAGTTGTGTGAGTTCCTTGCGTAATTGTATTTCCAGAAGACATACCAAATGAACTTTCTACTGTTAGATGTGTGGCATCAACTACACTATCAACAACAAATTGCATTCCATGAGTATAGGAAGCACTTATTGGGCTATTAATAATAGGAACAGCATTTGGGGTCACAGGAACAGAAACAGACACACTTGATATATTTGTAATTTCTTGGTTATCACTCCATTCACAATAAACTCGTAAAATAAAATTATTAGTAATATATTGTCTCTGATCCTGAAACTGTCTATTTTCAGTAGGCATTGTACGGTCAATCATTTCAATACCATTTGAAGCGAGTTGATGTCGTATTTCAGACATATTATTATAAATTAAATCAATAATTTTATCACGAGCAAGTGTATCGTCAATAACGTAAAGAGTGATCGTTACAGTCACAACTAAACTAGAAAATATCTCTGATTGTGTTACTACGTTAAAATTATTCTTTGTTTCAAAGCTATCTTCTGGACCAAGATATCGGGTTTCAGTTGCCATTGCAGTATTAACAATAAGGCATGGCCAATCCTGGTAATCTTGAGGGATAGCATCAGAAATAAAAATTTCAGAATTATCAAAATCAAACAAACCCCCCTGAGTAAGGGTGGGGGAAGAAACTCGTAGCACAGTAGAACTCACAGCTAATGTAATTAAATTTCCTGAAACCCCTTGGGCTGTTGCAATCAAATTAACTATATTTGGAACACTATTTGTAGTGGCTGTTACCAGCAAAGTACTGCTATTTGCATTTATAAAAGCAACTAAATTTGCTAAAGTAATTTGCTGCGTTGCTCCAATTCTAACTTGAAGTCCTGATGGGGTTCCAGTTACGAACGTAATTGTATTTACACCAATTATAACGGTATTTCCATTTGAAGGATTACCATAAAATTGAATGTTCCCAGATGAAGATGTTTCAATATAATTATATTCAAAGGCAGGTACTACAGCTGTATTATGCCTTGGGGCAAAGATTTCTCTAAGTTCAAGAATGACAGCATCTCGTACTCTAGTTAAAACTAAGTAAGGATTAGCATTAGCCATTTTTATAACCCACTAGGTAATTGATAAAGGATGCTTCCACGTTCCACTTCAGCTAAATTAAAATCTTGGTGTAAAACATAATGCTTCCAACGTCGGAGAAATACTTCAGTAACAAGAAATCTTTCATTATTTCGACGAACAAGCATATCTCCAGGAGTTAAAAGTGGCTCATAGAGTGTCCAAGAATGAGGTTTAAAAATTCGTTGTTGCCCGTAATCTGTAAGTGCTAAATCTTCTGGTCCACTTGAAAGCAAACTCACAACAATTTCAATAGGTTGAAAAAATCCATAGTAAGGACCACCTGCATTATCTCCAGTCATATTAGCATCAGGCGCAATCCATCCTGTGCCATAACAAATTGTATCCTCATGTTGTGCACTTGTATGGCGAACAGTGTCAAATTTAGGACAACGTTGACCTTCATAGCGACGTTTATAAAGAAGAATGCGTTCGCCACTCATGTTCAAAATCCATTTATCTTTCTCACGAATGGACATAAAATACCATTCCAAAGAATCTGGACCGAATTGACTTTGATCAGGAAGTATCTGAAAGGAGTCTCCGATTGTAGTGTACCTCGCTGTTTAGATTTGTTTTTTTAATTCCCACTGCTTTAAAGCAGCGTCTCTACATTTTTGACGTGTTTCTTCTGACATACCATCACGTTTAAAAATTTGTTTTTGTTGTTCACTACGTTGCTGTCTTTGTTCATCTGACCAAGTACGAGCGCATCGTTTAGCTTGTTCTTCAGTACGTTTTTTACCTCTATGAGAATCAGCAGCATTTTTAATATGATCAAGAGATTGCTTTTTACCGAGATGAGCTAATCTCATTTTTTGCTTAGTCTCATCTGAATGTTTAAGTCCCTTATTATTTTGAGCATTTAAACGAATATTATATCCAAACAAATCATCAGAACTCTTATAATAATCCATCCAATATTGTTCACGTTGTAACAATTGTGTAAGATCTGTAACTTTCTCAACAATCTCAAAATTAAATGAATCAAGACCATACTTATTAACTGATTTTTGTAAGTAATCATTTGGATGAATATTTTTAGTCAAATGAGTCCTATGATCAGACCAACGTTTCATAAAATTAACAGCAGAACCAATATATCGTTTTCCATTAACTTTATTAAGAATCTGATAGACTCCAGATTCAGTTGAATCACCCATGATTATTTTCCTTGTGCTGCTATTTGTGCAATGATTTCATCATCAGTTGGTCTGGTTTGGATGGTATCAAGCCATTCAATGCCGTCCAATGTATCACCATGAATAACCCACTGTGCTCCTGGGGTTAGCACTAGTAATGCTTTAACAATATCTTGATTTTTCATAAATTATCCTATCTCAATGGCATATATGAACGACCCAGTTGCGATATTTTGGTCATTCACGGAAGCGGTAGCCGTTCCATTGCCACTATTCATCTGGATTTTATAAGTAGTGGCTGATGTAGTAGCAGGAGAATCTGGTTTAAAAAGTAAGACCTGGCTCGTATTTCTTCCAGAAGTAGCAGATCCACCACCGAGTGAGCAAACGCCTTCATACGTGCTTATAACAGTAGATGATCCACGAACAATCCTCAAACCAACAGAGCATATTTGAGTCGCAGAATTATTCGCTAGACAATTTACGGATGCAATAATCCAGATAGTACTTGTGGATAAGGTGGGCGTGATCGTAACATTCAAATTCGTCGCATCTGCATAAGTTGTAGTAGAGGATGTGGTGGTAGTTGACGTGTTATTTGATACCACCTGTAAAACCCTGAAGCCTAGAACTTGAGCAAAAGCAACAGCATCACTTGCTGCTGTTCCATTAGCAAGACCTGTAATCTTGTTGGAACCCATAGCTATAGTAGAACTAGACATTGTAAGTGCTCCAGCTCCACCACTGAATGTATAAGAACCAGATATTGTATTACTTGCAGCATCAGAAACAGCATTAGTTGATGTGGCATAGTAGGAAAGATGAGTAGCTGTTCCACTATTTACTGTTCCACTACCACCAGCAGTCCAACTTAAATTACCACTACCATCATTCTGTAAAAACGTGGAAGCTCCACCTTGAGCAGATGGTAAAACTAAGGAATAAGATGTTCCTATTGAAGCAGGTGCCGATAGTTCGATATTGTTGGTGCCAGCACCTGTTTCTTGAAATACTATTTCTTGTTTTGTAAAAATATTTGAAAAAGGTAACGAGGTTGTACCAAGAGTCACACCATTGGATGTGATAGGTACTACAGCATTTGCATTACATACTATTTGGCCTGATCCACTTCCAGCGACTAGTGTTAAAGTATTAGCTGCTGCTATTTGAAGAGGACTACCAGCACCACCAGTACTTATCTGTCCCTGGCCCAAACTTCCTATAGTTATTTCACCAAAAGTAACACTGGAAGTTGTCGCTATAGCTTGTGGAAGAGACAATGTTACAGCACCAGTAGAAGCTGATGCAATAACTTCATTGGTTGTTCCAGTAATCGATGTAACACCACCAGTAGAAGTTTGAAAAGTTGGAAGTGCTCCTGCACCATTACTGGTTAATACTTGACCAGATGTACCTACAGAAGCAATAGATTGAATTGCTGCAGTTGATGTAGTACCACCACAAAGAACTGCATATGCTGTTAAAGATGTGTCACCTGTTCCACCGTTAGCAATAGCTATGGTTGTTCCAGTCCAAGTACCAGAAGTGATTGTTCCTACTGAAGTAAGAGAACTTGAAACAACTGTGCTATTTAGGGTTGTACCTGAAAGAGTTCCTGCTGGAGCAATAACCACGTTACCAGATGCAGCTGTTATTAATCCTTTAGCATTTACTGTGAAAGAGGGAATTGATGTACTTGATCCAAATGATCCTACATTGCTATTAACCGTTGCTAATGTTAATACACCAGTAGATAAGATTGTAGCATCTCCTGACATTGCTTCAAATGCTGGATCTGATGAAGCACCTTGAGATATAAATAATTGACCTGAAGTTCCAGGTGCAGCAAAGGCTACATTGCTTGTTCCTTCACCCAACATAACATTATGCGCTGTAAGAGTAGCAAGTCCTGTACCACCTAATGCAACTGTAACTGGATTTGTAAGACTGAAAACTGTTCCAGTTAATGTTAAACCTGTTCCTGCAGTATATGTTGTTCCTGTTGCTGCAGCCCATGCTGGAACACCTGAAACAACTGTAAGTACTTGTCCTGAAGATCCAATAGCTAATCTTGATGCTACATTTGAAGCCGATTCATACTCTAAATCCCCAGTGGTGGTCATTGGAGTTAAAGCATTGAAAGCTGCAGCAGCTGTGGTTTGTCCTGTACCACCATTAGCTACTGTAAGAGGAGAAGTGAGAGTTAAAGTTGGGATGGTAACAGTACCTGTAAATGTGGGGGAAGCTAGAGGTGCAAGTAAACTTAATTGTGTTTGAATAGCTGAGGTTACACCATGAACATATCCAAGTTCAGTAGTTGTTGTTGAACTAGAAACTAAATTGTCTGATCCGTCTGTAACTACAACGGTACTATTTGTTAAACCTGTAAGAGCTAAATGTGCAAAAGTAACACTTGCTCCTGTATTAATGGCTTGAGGTGTGGCAAGAGTTATGCTTGAACCAGCAGGAGTTACTGTAATTTCATTGGTAGTGCCAACAATTAACAAAGCTCCTGTTAAAGAATTTAATGAAGTAACACCAGTAGTACTCCCTACTGCAACCCAAGCTGAGCCATTCCAAAATTCAAGTTGACCTGTAGTGGTATTAAATACCTCAAGTCCAGTAGTGGGTGTAGGAATAGCATTTCGTTGTGTGGTAGTAAGCTGAGGAGGTAAAAACCCTTCTGTAATGCTGGTTGATGTAATTCCACCAGCAGCAATAATACTTCCTGCTGTGTTAAGATCCCCACTAGTATCGACAGACCAAAAAGTGCCCATAAATTAATTCCTTATTTTATACATAATAGTAGATTCTTATTGTGTATTACCACAATAAGAATCTACTATTTAATTTTTGTTAGATTTTTTTTACTTCTGGAGAGACTTCAAAAGTAATTCTAGAGATTCTAATGCACCTTCAAGCTTAAGACCTTTTAGTTTAAGGGATTCGAAACTTTGCTGATGCTGTGCCATATCCTTACGTACTTGAGCAAGTTGAGCAGTAAAATCTGCTTTTTGAACATTGATTGCTTCAAGACTAGGGTTAACAACGGAAGCGTCTACAACTTGTGCGTCTACAACGGCTGTCTTATCATTCATTTTCTTTTCTCCTTTATATAAACTTCTCTTTTTTAGTATAGCATATCTTTTCAATTATTTACAACTACTATTTTATTAGAAAGCAATGGCAATCAATGTACCTTGTCCACCTGGAGTACTATTATTGAGCACATAAGCAGTAACTCCCCCCGCTTCTGGAGCAAAACCAATTGTATAGGTATGAGGAGATGTATCTCCTGGAACATCTACATATTGAAGAGGAATACTTTGTCCACCGCCACTTGTAAGAAAAGCAGCCGTAATAGGTCCATAAATAATCGTAGCATCTCTATAAATCTGAAATTTTATATAAGTACTATTGTTAGCTTCTGTTTCGACAACGGCACTAATCATAATTGGACTTATCGAAGAAGAAGCAGTAGTAGTAACAGTTAAGCCCGTACTTACAAAAGTAGAAGTACTAGCATTTGTAACGAAAGTGCCATTTTGAAAATTTGAAACGACAACTGGAGAACTACCACCGCCGCCACCTGTAATTTCTTTCCAAGTTGGACCAGTGTAATCAGTTAAAATATAATAATCCATGGTATCTGATTGTAATGCAATTTTACCATTATCAGCAAGTACTAATCCAGAAGCTCCTGTTCTAGCGGCTGCATTTGCATAGGTGAATGCATTTGATGTATGTATTGAATATCCGACTTCTGCGTTATGAAATGACATATTGGCTCCTTAAAATTAGGCAACTAAAACATTGCCACTTGAATTTACTAAAACTTCTCCTGCTAATGATGTCAAAATAGTATCAACATCAAAACTACCTCCACCACCTGTTGCATTAATTGTTTGATCTGGCCAAGAACCAGTTATTGTTACATTTGTTCCTGCAATAAGACTAGGAGTAGTTGTTCCAGTTCCACCTTCGGCTACTGCTAGAGGACTTGTAAGAGTTAAAGATGCAAAAGTAGGAGTAGAAGTTATACCAATATTTTGAGGGGTTGATAAAGTAATTACTCCCGCCGTATTAGTTACTACAATCTGATTTGAAGTACCTGTTAATGTTTTCCATTCATTAGTTAAAGAGGAAAATAATTCAGCGACAGCCGTAGTAGAAGTGCCATTATAACCACCAGCCATTAATACTTCGCCTGTAGGCAATAAAGTTGCTGCTTGATTATATACTGAAACAGATGAATTCCCTACCAAAGCCCATGTACCAGTGGCGGGATTGTAGAGTTCAGAAGTATTAGTGATTGGAAAACCTCCTCCATTTACTAATACCATTCCACTAGGCAATAATACAGAAATATGTGCGGCTCTAGCCGTATTTAAATTCCCTGTTGTAGACCATGTTCCTGTAACAGGATTATAAATTTCAGAAGTATTGGTTGCTGTAAAACCAGGACCAAAGCCACCATTTACTAATACAGTCCCATTTGGAAATAAATTCATACCTTGAGAAGTTCTAGCTGTATTTAAACTACCTGTAGCTGACCAAGTGCCAGTTACTGGGTTATAAATTTCAGCTGAAGCAGTGGGATTAACTGTGTCATCTCCACCTGCTATTAATACGGTGCCGTTCTGAAGCAAGACAGCCATCGTTCCACCATTAGAATTTCGAGCATTGGCCATACTACCAGTAACTGTCCAAAGTCCAGTGGCGGGATTGTAGAGTTCACAGGAAGTAAGTGCTCCTACAGTTCCGACACCACCTGCACATAATACCATTCCGTTAGGTAGTAGAGTGAAAGATGTAAAATATCTAGCTGTATTAAAACTACCTGTCAGAGTCCAAAGTCCAGTGGCGGGATTGTAGAGTTCGCATACATTTAAAATATTACTGCCATCATCTCCACCACCAAGTAATACCTGTCCATCTAATAGAAGAACAGCACAATGACCATCTCTGCCATGATTTAAATTGCCAGTTTCAACCCAAGTACCAGAAGAGGGGGTATATATTTCAGCAAAATTTGTCCAAACAGAGGTATTACCACCACCAGCAGATAACACAGTGCCGTTTGGTAACAATGTTTGTGTTTGCGTATTTACAGCATGAATTAAACTCTCAGTAGCAGCCCAAGTATTTGCCCCCGCTGATACACCCAATAACTGATTAGGTGCACCAGAAGAAAGTGCAGAAATATTTATATTTGCAGCAGCACTAAAATTGCTATTTTGGAGAGAACCATCAAAAAAGATATAATTGTAAGGTAAAGCTCCACTAGAAATTGGAAGACCATTACTATCCGTTACAACAACTCCATTAGCCCCCAATCGAGGAAGAGGAGACAAGGTTGTTCCATTAGCAGCATAATAAGCCAAATCATATTGAGATCCAGTATTAATTGTTCCGCTTCCACTTCCTGTTGAAGCAAATGTTAGTGTATTACCAGAAGGAGTAATTGTGATATTTGTTCCAGCGGCCAATACAACTGCATCAGTTAATGAATTAACACTTTTAACAACTTGACCAGAAGCGATAGAACTACTAATAATAGAGTTATTTTGTACACTATTTACATGGACAACTCCACTGACAGAAATAGAAACATCTCCTGACAAGGGTACAGCAGTGGCTATATTGCTAACATTACCAATAAATATATTTGCATCGGCTAAGGTAGTTGTTAAATAATTACCACTGGGCTGTTTACTATTAAAGGTATTCCAATCTGAAGAGGAAAGATATCCAGAATGAGTAGTGTCAGCAACATGTTGTGCAATAGACGTTCCACTTCCTATAACTGATCCTGTTCCACTAGTGATAGTAATACCATCAGTTCCAGTATCCGTTAAATTTCCTATAGTTAATGTATTTTGTTTACTATTTAAGGCTGTTTCCAAATCTGTTTGATTCGAAAGTGTTCCTGTTATGGTGCCCCAAACTGCACTACCAGATCCGCTAGAATTAATCGTAATGGCTTGACCTGTTTGAGAAAGAGTAATGTTAGTACCAGATACCAGTTGAACAGCCCCCACTAAATCTGGAAAGCTGTCAGCATGAATTGAAGAAACTCCTGTCCCACCTGTTATTCCACCTGTCAAAGATGTTACACCCGTTCCCAACTGAATATTACTTGGAGTTCCTGTTATAACGGGTGTAACTAACAAAGATGCAGCAGCTGAAGTTAAAATAGCGGCTTGAACTTGTGTGGCTGTAGAACCAAGAACAGTATGATTTCCAATATGAACAGTGATGGCTGTGCCAGAAACGGTAACAGTTTCTAGTCCAGCTATTCCATCTTCTACATACTGAATTGTGATAGCATTTCCACCAGCTCCACCATTTACTGCTGCATAAGTAATATCCTGGATTGTCAAACCAGCTGCAACTCCCAGTTTATTAGCAGTAACTACGCCATCTGCAAAAAGTGGAGTAGTAAAAGATCCATCAAATATCTGTTCACCAGCATTAATGTGTTTAAAGTTTAATGGCATATATTTTCCTTAGAATTTCAAGTAATCGACACGTAGGTAATCAGTTGAAAGTGGTGCACTAACCAAAGTAAATTGCTGTGGAATATTCAAAGTATAATCGACATTTCTCATCAATTTTACACCATTTAAAAATACAGAAAGCGTACTAGCCTTAAATGGATAGGTAGTTGTAAATAACACATTCGTACCATTCAATGAACCACTTGGAATTTCACCATTAATCAAATCATTAACTTCAACTTGAGTTGGGAAAGGTTGTTCGACAAACTGGCTAAAGCTCATGTCTTGTACAGGAGAAGTTAAACTTAAACTACTTTCGTTATTCCCATTATCTAAAGCAGTTACCTTATAATACCAAGAAATTCCAAACGTAAATGGAACATTATCAACAAAAGAAGTTACATTTGCTGGAGTTGTACCAATAACTTGAAAACTACTGTTATCAGTTGGGCTGCTGCTTCTATATACTCTGTAAACAAAGATATTAGGCTCAACATTTGCTGCCCATTGAATAAGAAAGCCACGGTTGGCCAAGAGATTCGTCGAACGAGTTCCCATAACCGTAGCGGGACCAGCTGGAAGAGTAACTGATCCTAAAGTAGTATATGCCGTTTCTGCAAGTACACTGTTACGTGACTTTACTTCCCCATAATAAATTGTATTAGGTAGAAGATTGTTAAAAACATAAGAATTATCTGTAACCCATCCACTATTAATTACATTAAAGTTAAATGCGGGATCTGTAGAAAGCTGAACGAAATATTGTGTTTCATCATTATTAAAATTTGGCAACCAATTAGCAGTTACTTGAGTGGAATAAATTGCACTGAAGGGCTGAAACAATGGGATCGAAGATGCCGTTGTAAAAGTAGCTGGAGGTCCATACCCCGTATTCCCTGTACCAAGAGCATCCGTTGCAGCTGCTAATGCAACACTAAATAAGGTATTAGGAATCAAAGCGGTAGCAGTTATGGAAGTAACATTCATCCAAACTGGAATATCACTAAAAGTTCCATCGGAAAATAAATACTTTACCTGAGTGACTAAACCTACATTATACGTAACTTGGAAAGAATAATATGTACCAGCTCCATTGCCATCAGAACCTTTGGTAATTATAGCTGTATGATCTGTAACGCTTGAGATTATAGGAGTGACAGGTGTAAAAGGCATTTACTTTACCTCATTTGAATCAAGTTTTTCTAATTGTTCTGCGTCTACTGTAATAAGATCGACATTCACAGCTTCAATTCCGATAGCTTGATAACTTGTAATGGGTCTATCTAAATCTGTAATTTCTATTTTTCCATTTAATATGCTATTAACATATCCAATACTTCCTGCTTCGATATCAAGAGATATTGGTTCTTCTGTGACAATTTCGGAAATATCACTTGGTTGACCAATAAAATGATACCCATCATCAGAATAAATATTTGCTTTTATTGTAAGTGAATCCCTCAATTGAACTTTATCGCCAATTTTAAATACTTTGGGTTCGATATGCCCTGTCTTCTCAACCTTCTCTACTGCTAAATAAGAAACTTTTGCGGCAAGAGCTTCCCCAACTCCCTCTGTCAATAGAAAAGAAAGATCCGACAAGGCGAGTTCGTCTTGGGATTCAATTTCTATATTAAATGAAATTTTATAGATACCAGTTAAGTTTTCATCTTTCATTGGGACCTCTGTGTACAGGAGTTAGATTTTACGATTTAGAAACGAACTTTAAGGAAGAGTCCAGGTGTTTTATGGTTGTCAAATGAGAAAGCAATACTCGTGTTACTATAAAAATTGTATGACAAGTTAAGAGCTAATCGTGTATCTTTCAGGTGTGTTGCATTAAAAGCAAGTCCAGTTCCTAAGTCAAATTTATTCCAATAGAATAAATCTGCTCCGATATGTACTCGTGGGGAACCTTCTAAATCTGTTCCAAATCCTAAAAATGGCTTAACTTCAGTCCCATACTTGTGATCAATAACTGAAAGTTTACCATCTTTTGATTCAATAATCTGAGTAGGTCTATCAGGTAAGTATGTAGTAGTAGTTCCATTCTTAGTTACTACTGTAATTGTGTGTTTTGTTGGGTCAACAGTGATTTTCTCCTGTTGATTAGGGCCTAGAACAGGGCTTGTAGCCTGTTTATCTTGCTTCTGCTGCACTTTTCTGCAAGCTTTGAAGCCGAATAGTCCACCGATAACAATAAGGGCTAGAATAGCCCATTTCTTCAAATTAGCTTTGAGGCTTTGTAGAATCATTTCCATTGTCGTCTCCTGTACTACTCTGATCTTGACTATCTGTTCCTTTCCATACCTTTACAATCTTATGCCCAGCAAACGCGCTAATAATTGTTGAAAAAATCATAGCTACTGGTGTAGTAACCGTTTTTGTTTGATAAATTGAATACATACATCCAATAAGAAGAACAAGACTCCAAAGACCAACAATTGGTCCTGAAGAAATATCAAACACACTCAAAATTTTCTCAAGCAACTTAGGATATATTTTATCTATAAAATTCTTTATCATATCTTATCCTTTTCTAACTGTGTATAAATAAACTTCATCAATTTGTCAAATCGTCCTGCTTTAAGCATAGTTTCTGGAGATACATTCCCAAGTAACGGATTTTTTATTTGCATCCAAAGAATACTTTTAACTTCATTATTGAAATAAAAATTTACTGCTTTCAATGAAGCTTGCCATTGACACTCATAAAGCTTTTTATCAAATGTACTTTTCTTTTTCATATCTATTAGTATAGCACATTAATAACAAATCTGCTACTATTATTTGTATTGTTATCTATTAGGGTACATTCCATGAGAAAGCACTTCCTAAACTAATTTTTAGAAATTGTCCAATTTGGCTCTGATAACGGGGAGTCCCTAAACCAACAGCTCCTACTGCAAAAATCTGAGTTTTCTTAAAATTAATGATCATCTGTTGATAGAATTGAAGCATATTAGCATAAGATTGAGAAATTTTTCCAACCTGATCAACGTTCAAAGAAAGCCCATTATCATTATACTGAAAATCTTCCAAAGTTGCCCTTGCCTGTAGGAACAATTCAGTCATAAGAGAGATACCGAAATATAGCAAATTGGCCAAGTTAGGGTTGTTAACAACATCAGTGATCGTGAAGTTGGTGAATGGAGGAAAGAAGTTAATATCTGTAAGAATCAAATTAGCATAAGCCAAGATTTTTTCATCTCTTGTATTACGAGAAAAAATTTCTGGCATAAGTTTTCGACTTTGTTGAATAACAATTTGTTCCGCACTTGTAAAAGTTGTAGCAAAAGGACTTGTTACTCCTGTTAAGGTCGTGGTACTAGCTAAAGTTCCAAATGCTGTTTGATTAGTGCCGATAGCATCATCGGCTGCACTCAAACGAACGGAGTAATTGTTACCAGGAGTAAGACCAGTAACCTGAATCAATGTTGTATTAATCCACATCTGAACTGGTTGAATTACACCCTGAGCATTAAGAAATCCACCCGTCCCATTAAAAATAACTTGGATAGCATAAAACGTACCAACTGGATTATTTGGTAATACGTTAACTGTAAAGAAGTTAGATCCAATATTTGTAAGTACTGGTGGTTGAGGTATTACTAAGGCCATATTTTATCCTTATGCGGCTAATTCATCTGCAATGGCATTGGCAAAACTTGTGGCTAAAGTAGCGGAACCTAAATAGTTAGCGGTCCAATCAGCTAACACTGTTGTTGCTGCTGTTCCACTTGCTAAAGATGTAGGTCCTTGAGTTGTTTGTGCATTACCTGAAGCTCCTGATATGACGGCTGAAAGTAATTCTGCGGAAGCTTGTGATTTGTTAATTTGACCATTATAAGCATTCCATCCTGCTACTGCTGTGAGAACTTGCTGAGCTGTGCTACTTCCACTAACAATATGAACGGTAATTGCAGTGCCAGAAACAGTGACATACTCTTGACCAACAGAAGTAGCATCATTTGTATATTGAACTGTAATACTATTTCCCGCTGTTCCATATAGATTTGCAGTATAAGTAATATCCTGGATTGTTACATGAGCTTTAACTCCAGAAGAAAGAGCGGCATAAGGGCCACTTGAAGAAGGATCTCTATTAATGTTTACAAAGTAAACAGATTCAGGAGAACCTGGAGTTCCAACACTATAAACCATGAAAGCAACATACTGGAGATCAGTTAGCAAGTAATAAATAATATTCGTGCTGAGATGTCCTGCTTTCAATACCTTAAAATTTGTCCAATCAACTTCCACATTTTGAATAAAACTCATAGTAAGACTCCTTAAATTTATTTATCTTCTGACTCTTTTTCGACCCACTCATTGGTAAGTCGTGATTTTCTAACTTCTTTCAATTCATACTGAGTATTACAACCCAGACATTCGCGCACCATAAAGTTACGTTTGCTTTTTTTAATTACTTTTTCTCTAAATCTTTTTCGTGAGCATTCAGGACAAGGCATATTAACTCCATTTTTACATAATTCGTTCTAACCTCGCATTATCGATAGCGTAATCATCAGGAACAATAAATTTTTTATTTCCGCATCCATAGGGTATATCTAACTTAGCGGCTTTAAAAGAATTAGAAACATACGTAGAACAAATTTGTGTATGCTTTATATATAAAAATCCAGTTAAAAATAGAGGAACATCATACCATTCATCTAAATGTTCATGAGCCCAATCTAAAGCAAACTTAATCTGTTCTTCTGTAATACCACGTACACGATATACTTCAATTTTATACTTTGAATTAGATTTTGTAGTAATTAAATTAGATCTTCGAGTCTTAGGCCATTTTGCTTCTAAAATAAATCGAGTATCCCTATCAACAAGAGCTACATGAACATATTTATCTTTTCTGGGAACTTGACGAAATAATTTTTGACCCCATATAATCAGGGTATCAGAAAATGAAACATTACCTCTTGGCTTAAAAAGTAAAATATCTCCAGGATGAAGTATATTGCGTCTCTTAGAAGGCATTATTTTTCTCCAAAGGCAACCAATTTATCATGCTATGGACTGTTTGGCACAACCTCAAACAATAGAATATTATCATATGACACGTTAATCTCCTGCTAGATATGCTTGAATAGCATTTTGAAATTGAGTGACTATAGCAGTTGTAATCACTGTTCCATCAACTGGTATATTCGATAAGTTATCTAAAAAAGCTTGTAAACTGCCACACTGTAAAAGAATATAAAAAGGACCCAAATTTGAAGCCAGTGCAAAAAGTTCTGTGCTCGTCAAATTTCTTTGTGTATTTATTGTGGTAAACTGACTGATTAAGTATTGCCCATATTCCGACTCTGTATATTGCTGATTTAAAGGCAATGGTGGTGGGGAAGGTGGTGCAATAGGTGCTGTAAAATTTGTCCCATCATAACTCCACCCTATTGCAACTTGGGGTTGGGAAGTAATGTTAACAACAGTATATGAAGGATCAGGAGTCCAAGAGGATACACCGTCCCAAGATACTATATTTACAACAACACCATTAAGAATTAATGCCAATAATTCCATAATTAATACCAGTAAGAAACAATAACTACACCATCTGATCCAGCATTTCCAGCAAAACTAGCACCACCAGCCGTTCCAGCAGTACCTCCAGCACCAATAGTTACTGTTTGACTTGTAGTAATGGTTCCACTAAAAACTGCTAAATTTCCGCTACCACCACCACCGCCTGGACTGATACCAGAAGGACCACCAGCACCACCTGATCCAAATCCATATGCACCTACACCACCAGTACCTCCAGCTACATCAGCAGATGATGAGAACGCTGATTGACCCGCATTGTATCCAGTACCTCCTGGTGCAGCAGCAACACCACCAGAACCACCAGTTCCACCAGTTCCCCCTGTAGCATTTGTTGATCCAAAACTCGTTGTTCCACCAGTTCCACCAGTACCACCATGCGTTGTCGAGTTTCCACTCCCACCACCGCCACCACCACCACCGATAATTAAAACATTGGCTGTGACAAGTCCAACACCTGAAGGAAGTGTAAAAGTACCACTTGCTATAAAGGTTTGTGTATTAAATGTTTGCGATGAATTAGGAGAAATAATAGACATTAGAGAACCACCCAAAATACTTCCTGAGCAGCTGCGGTTGCAATTAAATAAATTAAATTAATATTAGTTATTGCTAAAGTAATGCTTTCCCCTATTTTTAATGGAATACCATCTGTTGCGGCAGCTGTATTGGCTGTTACAGTTGAAGGACCAACATATATCATAGCAGTATTAGATGGAGATGATCTAACAGTTACACCAGTTAAAGCGAGAATAGACCCACTATGCATCTGTACAGCTGTTGTTCCAACAGTACTAAGTGATCCTGTAGTAATTACGCTAGATAATCCAGTTTGTTGTGCATTTACTAGTAATCTTCCACTTGAATCGGTTTGCAAAGCTCCTTGCTGACCCGTTGTAAGAGTAGGTAATGTAGAATTATACTGACCACCAGCTAATTCAGAATTTGTTGCTACTGTTCCAGGAGTAACTGGACCAGCGGAAGTATCTTTTACTCGAAGATTTCCAGATAGATCCTCTGATAGCAGAACTAAATCACCCGATGTCCAAGTAGGAGCGGCTGCTGCGGCTACAGCTGTTAAAGTCATTATACCATCAGTATCAGGAGCAGCACTATTACCAGAAAGAGTACCACGTATTCTCTGTCTACCTGTAAGATCAACAGATTCTAATACTAAATCTCCTTCTGTCCAAGTAGGAGAAGCTGCATTAGCAAGAGCTGGAAGAACACCTAAATTAGTAGCACCTGGAGCAGCATTATTATTTGTCTTATTACCAGTAACTGCTGGAGTATTAGTTATAAAGGCATTAACACCCATAACTTCCGTTCCAGTAGGAGCAGTACCATAAGCAGAAATAGCAGCAGTAATTACATTAGTACCATCAGAAATTGTTGTTGCTATTGGATTTGTTTTACTAACTGCGGCCCCTAAATAATATTGAAGATCAACATTAGTATTACCAGCTAAATCAGTAACTAAAAGTACCTGATCTCCAGTAGTATAACGTGATGCACTTAATGTACCTTCAGCAAGAGCTGGAAGAACACCTAAATTGTCACCAATAGGTGCTGCATTATTATTAGTAAGATTACCAGCAGTTGTCACTGTGCCAGTGATTGTTGTACTTGCAAGGCTGACAACCCAAGGGGATGTTGACTGTGTTACAGCCACTGTTCCTGTAATAGTTGTACTTGCTAAAGTAACAGGTACTGTATTTGTAATAAAGGCATTAACACCTTGTACTTCAACAGCTCCAGGAGAAGTTCCGTAATTTGAAGGAGAACCAAGAGCAACACTATTCAACTGAGTAAGATTGACACTTTGATTAGCAGGAGGAGTATTTGTTACCGCACCACTTATAACCCATGGAGAAGTGGATTGAGTTACTGCTACAGTACCAGAAATTGGCTGTGTAGTAGCACTACTATCTGTTCTTAGTGCCCCCGCCGTAGTTAAAGATAATGGACTAGTCTGCGCTGTAGTATATGCAGGAGCAGCAGTTGTAACAGCTCCTTGAATTAAATCTCCATGCTCACCAGAAGTAGTTGATCCCTGAGCTACACCTGTCACACCAATATTATTAGTACCAGTAGGAAGTGGTGAATTTGGTGAAAGAGCAACTACTAAAGAACTATCTCCTGCAACAGAAGCAGTAGATGCTGCTTTAACATTAGCAACATTCGCTGTAGTAGTAGGGTCATTAATTACAACAGGGGTTGCACCCTCATCTGATGTGATTGGTAAATCAGCCATGTCTTATCCTTTTCTTACAACTTATTTATCTATTAATGACTAAAGAAAGTAACGTACAAGTCTTGAGCAGCCGTATCTCTGTTTTTAAGTGTAACTTTTACAGAACTACCAGTAGGAATTACATAACCATAAGGCAATGCAAATTCAATATCTTGGTTCGATGCACTACTAAAACCATTCCAGTAAGTTACTTCACTACCTGTAGTACCGATAGCAACAGTAAACTTAATTTCTCCAGATCCCGTAGCATCAATCTTATCTAATGTAACTGGACCAGCAAGTGAGTGTGTAACTGTACCACTTGTTGCAACAGCTGCATCGGTAAAATAAGTAAGAACTGGAACTATAGAAGCAGAAGTATTTGTATCAACTAATAAGCGACCATTAGCGTCAACCTGTAAAGCAACTTGCTGTCCTGTTGTAAGAGTGGGGGGAGTAGAATTATACTGACCACCAGCTAATTCAGAATTTGTTGCTACTGTTCCAGGAGTAACTGGTCCAGCAGCCGTATCAATTACTCGTAAATTACCTGATGTATTTAGAGATAATGGATATGTATCTCCAGTTGTATATGTTGGTGCAGCAGTAGTAGCAGCTCCCATTACTAAGTTTCCAAGTTGTCCAGAAGTGGATGAACCTTGAGCCAAAGATTCAGATGCAATAGTCGTTAATAAACCAATTTCTGTAGTTTGATTTGCAGATGTAGCAGCACCAGTAGGCAATGGTAATGTTGCTACGGTAACTGGTACAGTATTGGTAATAAAAGCATTAACACCAATAACTTCAACAGCTCCTGGTGAAGTTCCGTAATTTGAAGGAGAACCTAAAGCGACATTGGCCCATTGAGTTACATCAGTTACCCAAGGAGATGTACTTTGTGTAACAGCAACAGTTCCTGTTACAACAGTAGTTGAACCCGTACCTGTAATTACACGAAGATTACCAGATAAATCTTCAGACAAAAGAACTTGATCACCTTCTGTCCATGTTGGATGAGCAGCATTAGCAAGTGCGGGTAATACTCCAAAGTTATCTGCAATAGGTGCAGCATTATTATTTGTTAGATTACCAGAAACTGTTAATGGGGATTGATTTGAAGCAATAGTGACAGGAATAGAACCAGCTTCTGTTGTTTGCCCAAGAGTTATTGCAGCACCACCTATCTCAGTCAAATTAACATTTTGTAATGCAACAGCAGAACTTGTAACCCTTAAATTACCTAATGTATCCAGAGATAATGGATTTGTAGTTCCTGTAACATATGTTGGTGCAGCAGTAGTAGTTGCACCACCTGCTAGAATATTATTTTCACCTGAAGTCGTTGAACCTTGTGCATAATCTTCTGCTGGATTAATTGTTGTTCCTGCTGAGTTAGCTACCTCAGTTGTAAATTCTGTTGCTAAAGCTCTGACGGGCTGCTGTGCGTCAAAATCTGCCATGATATATCTCCTTAAAAATTATTTTCCAATTTTATCTATAGAATCTTGTGTGTTACTAATATCTAAATTCGTTGCTGTAATATTTTCTTCTATTTTTCGAAGTTCTTCCGCAAGTTCAAGCTTACGAAGATCCATACGTTCAAGTTGAAGTCTCATTTCTGTAATATGGACGCTCAAACGCTTTCGCTGCAAATCTTTATTAGGTCCTAAGTCTGCCATTGTAATTCTCCTTAACTCATCAATTCTGCTAATACATTTAATCTAAAAGTTTGTGTTGATGATGCATAACAAGTTACTGTGATATTTATAACATCTCCTGCATTAGCAATAATGGGGGTAGCTCCATAATCTATTGATAATGTTCGGTTAGTTGGAGAACTCCAACCACCACCTATACGAGCACTATTTTTTAATACAAGAAACTCTGCATCATAAGTTCCCCAACCAATAAAACCATTCAAAAGATAGGTTGTAGAAGCAAGAACAGAATATGTAAAAAGAGTTGTAGTTGCCCCACCACCAGGAACTGCCAAATTTTCTGCATAAGCATTTAAATTTGTATTAAGAGTCCCAGGATTTGTAATATTAACATCTATACTTCCATCTGGATTAACTAATAGGGAATTTCCACCAGCAGTAATACGAGTATCAATACTTCCATCAGAATTAATGGTAAGCTCATTAGCTCCATCATATAGAGAAGTTCTAAGAGCATATGCAGTTCCACCACCCAGATTTACAACAGAAATATCTTCTGGTGTATTACCATTATCAGGATCAACACCTTGTATAATGGCTCCTGTAATAGTAACTGGACCTGTAATAGTAACATTTCCAACTGAAAGCTGCCCTGCCTCATTAACCTGAATTGGAATATACTCATCAAGAGGAGTAACACCGTATATAACGTTAAAAGGCAGTTCTGAATTTAGTTGAGGAGGAGTAAGTGATACTCCAAATTGTGGATCTGGGGGATTAGTAGCCATTCAAGACCCCCATCCCTATATAAAAAGAGTTTAATAAATTTTTATTGGCCATCTTCTTTATCCTAATTTTTTGGATTCTATATTTTAAAAGAAAATTTATGGAACCTTTAGTAGAGATAATCGAAGAGCTATATTATTTTTAAGTTGACTAGATGTGGTTTTACCTGTAATATCTCGTAATAGATCTAAATTTTCAGTTTCCTTAATAAATCGAAGTTTTAAAATATGAGTTAACTTGGAAAAATCTTCATATGAACGTACTAAATTTAAATCGGTGATTGCTTCATTCGATTGAACAGAAACAGATTTTTGCTCAACGACAGGTGGAGCTACAGGTAAAATTGATTGAGGAGGAACTTCGGCTGGCAAAATGGGTGCAACTTCCTGCTTATTAGTTTTTTCTACTAAAGAATTTAAAACGGATTGTTCACTAATAAATTGGGATAAAATAATAGCTGGTTCAGTTTTTACTTTATCATCTTGAATTTCTTCTATCCACTTATTCTCTAAATAACCTCGTAATGATCCTACGAGCCAAGATTTTCTAATATCTTCTGGATCACATACATCTAAAGGAATTTCTTCGCCTTCTTTAATTTTTAAAGTAGGAGAAAATCCATTAGTATATTTTACACATAAATCAGCAAAAGTAAGTTCAATTCTGCACTCTTTTGCATTTTTAATGCAAACTCTATATCTTTTCATTTCTTATCCTTTTCTTTTTAAAATTATATTCTCTATAAGTTATATACAACAGGGCTCTTGCGAACCCTGTCTAATATAACTTTTAAACTATTCTATTGGTTTAGATTTGGATTGTTAATACCATTGAACCTACACCAGCATCATTAACAGCCTCTAATGGAATACGAAATTCACCAACACTATTAGGAAAAATAGTTCCAGAAATTACTCCAGTACTATGATTAATAACCAAATCCCATGGCAAATACGTTGCATAGAATGCTGAAGGTGAATTTAAAGCTGTGATAGTGTAACTAAAGGAAGTACTAGAATTAGAAGGAACCGTTACTGTTCCTGCACTTGGGAATGTTACGGTTGTCCCAGAGGGACCATATGTTAAGGCTCTTCCATTAAGTACGCTAGAAGCTGCGAATGTAATAGATGTACCTGCAAGAATGTTTCCGTTGACTGTGCAATTTGCACCAAAGGTGAAAGTTGTTCCAGTTACGAAATAAACGTTATCGGCTGTTGCACCATTCTCCAATACCACTGTTGCACTTGCTGGCATAGTAAGTCCTGTACCAAATACAAACACATATTGTCCTGCACCATTTAATGTCAAAGGACCTGCACTCCACGTACCAGTTGATGTTGCATGGTAATTACCAGGAGTAAGTGTTGCTCCACCAAGATCTGTTGAAGAAATATCTGTGGTAGGAGTAAGTGCTTTCAATGCTGTTGCGGCTGCTGTTGCATCGGCATGAGCCTGAGCTGCTGCTGCATCACCTTGATGAAGAGTACCTGTATATGTACCAGGAGGAAAACCAGTGATGGTATTACCTGGGGAAATACCAAGATCTCCAGTTAGGACTGTATTTCCTGTATTGGTTACTGCTGTATCTCCTAGAACAGCATAGGTAGATGCAGAAGCAAGAACAGGATTATTAAGGCTCACATAAACAACTGGGACACTATTAATAACTGGTGCTTTAAAGTCTGGTACGACTGATTCTATAATATTGTTACCTTTAAGAATGTAAATATTTGTCATTGTGTAACTCCTTGTGATTTAATATTTTTACATATTCTTATCTAATACAACTCGGTTTAATTTTCTATTCGAGACGTTTAGGCGAGGATACGAAATCTGTGCAACGCCTATACAGGCTATCTTGCACACACATTACTGCATAGGACTTATTTGCGAAAACTACATTCAGAGAGACCATATTTCAGATCTCTCTAATGTAATCTTTTTACATTTAGCTTAGTGTTGCAATGTATGTGGAGCTAACTGTTAATGAACGGCTAGGAGCTGAAAGTGCCAAATGCACACTTCCTGAAGCTGAATCAGTAACAACAATTGCAGCCTGTCCCATACTCATTGTAATAGTAACTGGAGAAGCATGTCCATTAATAAGAGGGGCTGTTCCACCAGAAGCAACAGAAACAACTACTGTTGTACTATTATCCCAAGAATCAATTGCTCCTGCTGCGTTTGTTAACTGAAGAGCGGTAGCGGCACCAGCAACATGTCCACCACTTGAAGCTGTAGGATTAAATACGATCTGTGTATCATTAGCTGAAATCCAACTCAACATTGCACCAGGATATATTACAGATGAGTCAACTGTAGCATTAACTGGATCAGGGAGTACCAATTCACCAGCAGCGATGAGTTGGGAAAGATTTCCCTGCATTGCATGAAGTGCCTCTGCGGGCATCATTGATAAAAGATCAACGGTTGTGCTAGGGGCAATTACGAGTGGATTTTCAGGATCAAATCCTGGAACGAACAAAGTTATAGGATTTAACGAACTTGTATTTGTAACTGAACGTGTCATTATAGCCATTATTGTGTGTCTCCTTAGAAGTATTAGATTTTTGAAACTCTAATCTAAGCGAGGTGAAAGTCTTTATTTTTCTGTGCAGTACATTAAGGTATGAACTTCTTCTTTTAAATTATTGGTGGATCATGCACTTCCAGGTTGCAAAACCTGTGAATACCTTTAAGCCCTTGCGAGGCATCCTAGTCTCCAGCACATGAACAATAGGTTCACCAAATGGTTGCGGATAGTAGAATCGAACTACTCTAAATCGGCTTATGAGACCGATAAGTTCACCAGAACTTTAACCCGCGAAATTGATCCCTATTGAAGCGGTCATATTCCAATGACACTTAATCCTCATCTACCAAAGGCTTTCTCAGTATTCAATAGGGTACTTTTGAGAATAATGCAAGAGCTTTGCAGCCCTGCGCCCTGCTACGAATAACAGGGGGAATATAGGTCTAGGCTCACAGCTATGATCGGGGAAGAGGACTCTTCAAGGTGATCAATCCCATCGTAGATAGCACTACATTTTTCTTCTTCTCGTTGAGCATGTTACTTTTTCTAGACTAAATTGTGGTACATTACTTGTGGATTATAACTGCCCACGGCCCTGCACCTGGGCTAATCTCAGTGTACAACATGGTACATGAGGCAAAATCTTATTTATTACAATGGGCACACTTTGGATTGTATCCACAAGTGCTTTCCGCACATTCCCATTCTTGCCCAAATTCGTTGCATTCAAAAATTAAACAAAATGAATTTTTATGACATCTAGGGCAAGTCTTTACTTGGTAAGCATATTCATTCATCCAAGCTTTATCAATCATAATTTATTTGGCTGTCTCGACAGGACTCGAACCTGTAGCCTTGGAGTTAACAGCTCCTTGCTCCACCATTGAGCTACAAGACAACAAAACAAACTAATTTGTTTAGTGGACCCGACAGGTTCTGCCCCTGCTACCTCATCGTTGCAAACGACGCGCTCTCCTAATTGAGCTACAAGCCCACTAAACAAACTCTATACTACTTTAACAAATTCCTTACAATCACGATAGGAAACTAATCCTTTACACTTAGGACAAACAGTTTTGTCATCTAATTTCTCAAGGTCGCAATAAGAATGGTTTCTTTTTAAGCAATCTTTCATATATTAAGTATATCAGATCTTTATCTATTTGTCAAGGGTTTTCTTATATCTTATATAGGATGAACCCAATGACCATTAACTAGCTTAGTTTCTAATCTACGTTTACGAACATTTTCTGCGAAATTTTTAGGTAGAACTCTATCTTTATTAGCTTCTATCATTTTATTACGTGCTGCTATTGTATGTTTGTAACCAGTTTGAGGAGGTACTTTTCCTTCTTCTTGAAGTTTTTTATATCTCTCTTCATGAACTTTATGCATAGCTTCTCGTGTTCCAAGACTATGTTTTTTACCTTTAAAATGACCTTCTTCTACTTTAAATTGATTTTTACGTGTTTCTGACAATCTTGCTTTTTGTTCCTCATCCCATTGGGTTCCTTGAGGACTTCCAGCAGTTTTATAAAGATTAAATCCCAATTCTCTTTTGTAACTTTGATATCTATCTAAATAAATTTGTTCTATTGATAATATTTTTTCTTTGATAGGTTCTACTTTTTCTAAAATTTCAAATCTAAAAGCATCTTCTCCATATTTATTCCAAGCATTTTGAAGTTTAGGATTTTCATGCTTATTTAAATTAAGATGATTTATATGTTCTTTCCATCTACGTGAAATATCAATAGATGAACCTACATATATTTTTTTACTTTCAATATGAGTAATTAAATAGACACCGCTAATCTTTTCCATATATTAGTATAACATATTTTTATGTTTTTATCAAGGGGGAATTTTTACATTCCCCCCAGTAAAAACACTGCGATACAGACCCTAACAATTACTTAGGGGAGGGTTATTTTTACAATTCCCTTTGCGTAGCGGATAAGAAACCCGACATCCTCCCAGATAGCAAACACGTCTGCCATCTTGTTTACATCCTTCATGGTTTCAACGCTTAGGTCTGTGCGGATTGCCAATACGCCTAGGTAATCAGCTGGAGCCAAGACGAAACATGCAGATGTTGGGACTACGATTGATTCAAGAACGTCAACGCCCATGATTCCACCTACGCGACCTGCTTTGAGAGCCATGTCCTGGAAGTTAGGAGCGAAGATACCAAGCCCGCCGTTACCGCTGGGAGCATTGTTAAAGAGCAACAAGTCTCTGCGTGTTAGTGGGTTGATATATAGCTTGCTGGCAACTAAAAGCTTTGAGCTTAGAGTTACGATTGCGGTAGCCAAGGTATACATCGACAATCCTGTTGATCCGTTAGCAATAACGGAAGGATTGTTGGTTGCAGCTGTCGTGCCAGCAAGTGATGCTGCGGGTGTCTGATTTGTCAAACCGCTTGCGAAGTTGATCAAATTATAACCACGAGTATCTTCTTGAAGCATGATGCTTGCTTTTGCGCGTTCCTGTGTTCTGTTTAGAACGTCATATTTACGGAAGTTCGATTCATTCCAACGAATCATAGGACGTGTAGAAATAGGGGACGTTTCTACGCGAATACGATCTGCGAGAACTTCGAGTTGCTGAGGAAGACCTTCGACTGAGATGCTTGCGGCTGGTACATCAACATCGGCATCGAATACTGCTTCTTCTCCAAGAGCTAGTTTATAGGTCTGGAAGAGTTGGCGAATACGGCCTTCGTACAAAAGTTCGCGCTTTAAGGGCGAGAGCATTTGCTGTGCGATTTTTTGAAGTCCACCTGGAGAATTCATCAAACGGGAGAGCTTTTCCTCTACCTGTGCGCCTGAGAGAATTTCTTGTGAGGCTTCGACATTTAGTTTGTCGTTCATAAATTTCTCCTTTAAATTACAAGTCAGCCTCACGGCCAATCTTGTTTACAACTAGATTTTTACCTAATTACTTAGATAATTGATTTGATTTCGAGCTGAGTTGGATTTGTTGCAACGTCGAAACTTACGACGTAACCAACAAGAACTCCGCTTGTAGCAGCAGATGTGATGTTTCCATCAACTGTTGCAGAGGCATACACAGGCTGATTAACAGCATATGTGCCCAAATCATAAGGTAAACCACGACCATCATCATAAAGAACGAAATCTCCACCGTTGTTGAACACGGATTCAAGACCGCCACGATTGAAGTTGGTATAGTCGAAACCTTGACCTGCGACTTCACCGTTTGCTGGCTGAAGAGGGAAGAAGATGTTGGATTCGATTGCGAGACCGAAAGGCTGTCCTGCTGTCTGAGTGTGAACCCAGGGCAAGAGCTGTGCACTTGCGTTTAACTGCAATAGATTTCCACCAACGATATTCCCAGAGGCGATTGGGTATGAGACGGAACGATTGACTTCTTTAACGATTCGAATTGCCATCTTAGAACTCCTTAATTAATTTATTTTTGTTTGTGTTTTTTGATGGGCGATTCTAATCTTCTCTAGTTGTTAGGCTTTTTAAAGGCCCACAATTTATTTGTGGGAAATCGGGTTCTTTTATTCTTTTAAACTAATCGGTAAGACTGAAACATTTACGAGGATGTATTCCCACATACAACCAAGTTTGACCTAGGTTTTATCAAATTTTATTGTGGCTTATTATTTGTTCCCATGCTTTTGAAGATTTTTGCAATTTCTTCATCTTCAGACATCTGCTCATTATACTGAGGAGAAACAAATAGGCGACTTGCTCTCTTGGTATTTGTAGTGGATGTTGGAGTATGGAGACTTTTTACTGTTGCTTCCATAACGTTTAGTCCTTCATCATTAAGTGCAATAAATTCTTTCATCTTAGCCGTAATAGCAGCTTCGAAAGCCTTTTTACGTGCGTCTAAGAGATGTGCTCCACTCTTAAGTTCTGCTTCATAAACAGTCTTATCATAAGAAAGTTGTTCTTTCTCAACAAGCTCAGCAACAATCTTGCGGCAACGTTCAGAACGTGTTTGAAGAATGGCTGCGAATTTCTTAGAAGCTTCTTCTTTAGCTGCGGAAACTTCTTTGGCCTTTAGAGCTGCTTCTTTCTTAATAAGCTCAGCTTCTTTAACCTTAAGAGCAGATTCCTTAATGCCAAGTTCGTCTTCATGGGCTTCTTCAAGAGCTGGATGTTCTTCAACTTTTGGCTCTTCTTTCTTATCATCCATTTTAGGGGCCATGACATCAGGACCAGCAGATGGCATTTTTGCATCTTCAGCTGGAAGACCAAGAACTGCCTTCATAAGCTTAAGAACTTCACCAGCTTCTTTACCAAATCCATCTGGGAGACGTTTTACTTCTTTGCCATCTTTAGAAACGATAATTTCTTTTGTTTCTTTATCTTTGGAAGCAGAATAACCTTCACCAATATCAAGGGTTTCGGTAGAATCAAATGCAGATACTTCTTCTTTAGGTGCATCCATTTTAGGGGCCATAGGATCGAGAGACATATTTTCCATCTCATGTTCTGGTTTAACATCATCAACTAAAGGATCTGCATGTTCAGGAGGAGTAGGCATTTCAGTTGCGGCTTTTTTATTAACTGATTCAATATCTTTTGGATCTTTCTTTAAATCCCCACCTTCTCGTGCGCTTTCGGGAGTATCACCCACTGTTGCTTTAGAAAGTGCTGGTTTATCCTGTACTGCTTCAATTGGAGCAGAACTTTCAGATTTAGCAGCTTTCTTAACTGCTGAGTCTGCTTCATCTCCTATTTCTTTCTTACTATCTGGGAAAGTGGTGCTTTTTGAACTTTCATCACTCTTCTCAGTATTAGAAATATGATCTTTTGGAAGAGTAGTTCCATCTACTGCTTCATCGGGTTTTTTCGTTAAATCTGTAATTTTATGCTCTTTATCACCTTGAGCACTTGTTTCAGGAGCACTAGTTGGAGCAGCACCACCAGGAACGGTTGTACCTTTAACTGCTTCTTCTGGTTTGGCATCAAATTTTTTCGTACCATCTGGTAAAGTAGATCCATCAACGCTTTCTACTGGTTTATCGGCTGCTTTCTTTTCCATAATAGTCTCCTGAGCTGTAAATTCGCTGTGTGCCTTTGCTACGGCTTCAGCATTCTTCATGCCACTTGCAATATGTTTCTTTGCAGCAGTTTTAATAAAATCTTGTGCCTTTGGTGTTAAGGAAGTCCAGCTAATTAGAGAGGCTTTCTTTTCCTCTTTAACAGGCATCATGCTCCAATCTTCACATCCTGAAGGCATATCACCTTCTGCTTCTTTAGAAGCTTCATGTTCAGTTCGATCTTTAATTACATGGGAAGAAATTACTTTATCATCTTTATCATAATAACGAACTTTCCAATTTTCAGCTTTAATAGCAATAGAGGCTTTCTTTTCCTCTTTTTTATTCTCTTTTTCTTCAGATTCCATTACTTCAGTACCCTTAGCTACATAAGAAGTCTCAACTTCTTTTTCAGATTTTTTTGCATCTTTTTCCTCTGGATTCTTAGGAGTAGTTTTAACTTCTTTACCTTCTGCTTCTGGCTTTGGTTCTGAATAATCTGTTTTTACTGCCATTGGCTTAGGAGCAGCAGGACCTGTTTGGCCTTTTTCCTGTCCAGACATTTTAAATTTAGGATCAGTCTTCATATCCTGATGTGCTGGAGCAGCGGGGCCTTTTTGACCTGCATCTTGTCCAGGCATGACAAACTTAGGCTCAGTAGGATAACTATGTTTCTTATTATCTGTACCAGTTGTAGGAGTTGCATAAGTCCCTGAAGGACCAAGCTTTGGCTCACTAGCTGTTTTTGAAAGCTTATGTGATACGTCCCAAAGATCTGCAAGCTTTGCAAGACCCTCTTTTGTATAACGAGAAATTACTTCTTTACCATAGGCTTCACTAGTTGCCCATTTTTGATCGGAGAAAGAAAGAAGAGCAAATTGTGCACCCCAAATATCTTTAAGGGAAGCTTCGAGTACACATTTATCGCCTTCATTGACTGACCATGTTGAATCTAAAACGTTATTTTTATCTTCTTGAAATTTAGCTGAAACTTTTTTAGCTTCACAAATACAAAGTTCTTTCTCACCGACATGCTTATCATTAGCATCATTACATTCTTTTGAATGTGGAGCTTTTTTCATCTCTTCTTTAGCAACTGTTTCAATCTTTTTTTCTAACAATTCGGCGGCAAAACTATTTTTAACTTTGGCAACGATCTTAGATAGGAATGTTTCTTCTTTAGAAGCAGCATCAGCAACTACTTCTTTATTGATTACTTCATTAGCTTTCTTGGTTTTATGCTGAACATAAGACTCAAGTTGCTCCATCTCTAAAGCAGAAAGCTTAGATAAAATCTTTTTTTGTTCATCATTAGGTATAACATTCTTATCAGCCATGGACGACTCCTTTTCAACTGGTGGACAAACGCCACAAAATTCAGCTCTCAATGAGACTTTTGTATTCTCATCTAATTTTTCAAATAGTTTTTCCATCTGTGAAGTTAAATCTAATTGCTCTTCTTTTGAAAGAGAAGCTTTTTTAGTTAAACGACTTTTCATATTTGACAAAACGGTTTTAATGACAGCTGAAGGATCAGCAGGAACGCCTACAATACTATCCTCATTAAAGACAATGCCAGAGTTAATTGAAAAACAAGGAACCATATCACCTTTATGGATGTTGTACTGAGGAAGATCAATCTCAGCGGGAAACTTCTTACCAAGATTCATTCCCATATGGTCACATTTCTCATCTGCATCAGAATGCAGAACATTGCCACAAACTGAGCACATAGAATCATCGACAGAGCATCCCATTGAAGTACTATTAAGTTCGCCTGTTTCAATCTTACGACAAATTTCTGGGTGAAGGGTTCGATCAATCTTTCCAACCAACTCAATATAAAATTCACCAGTTTCAGGATCATCTACAGGAACAGCATCAATAATCTTACCAATAGAATATAAAGAACTTTCAGAATTATGATCTAAAAATATATTTCTTCCAACGAAAGTTTCATAGGAAGCTTCTAATTCTTTACGAGGAAAGTAGTCAAAATTACCATTGTAATTCCAACCACGAGATCCATCTTTGCCCATTGGCCCAAAATCCCCAGAACTTATGGCTCGGGCTCGATAATAAAGAAAATCCGAGTGCTTTGGTTCAATTATTGTAGAAGAATTTGGAAGTTTCTCAGTCATTGGTGCATCCATCAATAGATCTGTAGCAGAAGAAGCAGTTTTTAAAATTTTTAAAGTAGACCCAATTTTATTAATCATTTTTAGTCCCAATTAATTTTTTAGTATGTTCATATTGTTTTTTAGCCCGTGCTCTGACAATATCTTTATGTGCCTTATTCCAATCTATAGCTCTTTGTACAATTATATCCCTATGCACATCATAATATTCTTTATCTGCCTTCTTTTTATCATAGGTCTTAACTGTAGGATTTTTTTCTCTGTAAATACGACCTGCTTCACTTATAGATCTCATAACACCAGCAGCATTAAGTACTTTGCCAATAATTACCAAATTTATGTGGTACTTTGAAGACAAATCAGCTGTAGATAATCCACTAAGATAATCAGAAATAATTTGTTCTTCAGATACTCTCTTTTTCCATGAATCTTTATTCCAAGGAACTAAACCAATCCCAGGTCTATCTGCATAATGAGCCATATTATAGCCGACACTGGGGTCATAGCTTTTATATAAATCTAAATAATACTGTTCTCTTTCTTTCAATAAATTTCTATCCGTAATTTCTTCTAAAACTATAAAAACGAATTGATTCTCTCCATACATATTAAAGGCTGATTGCAAATGCTCAGAATGATGTACCTTTCTTCGAAGTTCTCGTAAATGAGCACTTTTACGACTTTTAAAATTAAGGGCAGACCCAATATAAATTTTATTGTTGGATAAATTAATCCACTTATAAATTCCCATTTTTGTACTAGTGTTATCTTTCATCTCTTTCCTTACTTTTTAAATAATCCGGTTATCCAATGTGGAATTTTCTTAGAAGTTTCAACGTTAAAATCACGAATCTCATCCCACTCTTCTTCAGTTAATTCTTTCTTAGGTGGCAATGGAGGTAATTCTTCTTCAACGTTTTCTTTATCTAAATCTTTAAGCCAATCTTCTTTTTCCTCATCACTAAGTTGCTGCTTTTCAAAGGGATCTTTAATCTGTTTATGAACCTCTTCAGGAATATAAACAATCTTCTTTTGCTTAGGAGGAATTGGTTTTTCAACCACTTGAGGTTGAACTTTTGGAGCTAAAGGTTTTACTTTTGGTTTAGGTTCTTCTCGAACGGGACGGCCCACTCCAATACCTTCATCGGTTTCCCCATAACTATCAACTTCAACAGGAAGCATTCCAGAACCACTAACCGTTAGAGTACAACTTTCATCCCCAGGATGACTTCTTGAAAATAGGGGGGCATCATACTCTGTTGTATTTAAAAAATCTTCCAAATCCCACACTTGTCTATTAAGATCACGACAGGGAGCATGACGAGAACCATTTGAATTCCAAGTTACTTGTGTATAGCCATCTTGTTTTAACTGCTCTAGCACAGGTCCCGTCATATCTTGACGATGATTTCCTGCTGCCTCTTTATTTAAGCGGCATATCCTTAAGGCTTTTATCGCTAGATTTGATAGCCAATTGTCCATATTTCCACTCAAGATACTGCAAATTATCGTTCGGAATAAACTCTTTACAAAATAAATTTATATTTAGTTCAGATTCAAATTGAGTTGCTTTTGCCATTGGGAAACTACTACCATCACGCCAAATCATCTCATGAGAATCTATTATAAAACCACAATTTCTGCATTTTTCATTTGATAGAATTTTAAAGGCACTGTTATTTCTTATTGGGATATCTCGTTGCATATTTCCAGTCCAAATATTCTATGTTGGTCATAACTGTAAAATAATCACAGGCGCAATTTCCTGTCTCAGAGTAAATACACCAAGTAGGAAAAGATTGCTTATGACTTCCTAAGTCTTTATGATCTTCTCTTGAATGACCACAATTACAAGGAATTTGATTCATATTTTTCTTCTAAAAATTTAAGATTGTCAACATCCCCGTAATCTTCACAAGGGCAAGTATCATTTCCCTGATTACATTTACCTTCTAACCATCGTCCTTCAGAAGGTTCTAATAACCAATGCAAATGAGCTATGCGATGATGCCCACAAAATCTACACTGATTTATTGGTGCATTTATCATACATTTGCTCAAGAAATTCTAAATTATCTTTAGATAAAAATTCTTCGCATTTACAAACTTTAGATACCATGTTTTGACATCTATATGGTTGATTCGTATAATCAGTATGAGATATGTAGCTATGACTACAAGTCCTACATTTCTCAAAACTTTTAAAATTCTTTATCTTTCGAAGAGACATTATTTTTCTTCTATGCCATAATCCTTCAAAATTGTTTTTGCAAATTTAATTTGCTGATAACAATCATCTTTAACTGAACGACAAAATTGTGTCATATTACGATCTGACATGCCACTCATGCGGGAATAATCCAAAACTTTACCCATGAATTTAACGAAAAGAGCTTCAACAAGAATTGGAACATTCAGTTCATTCTCTTCTGTTACATAATTTAATTCTTTCTTATCTGATCTATTATCTTCCATTTAAATGCTCCTGATCTAGCCTTTTAATTAAAAATTTGTGAGTTTTACTCTTAACAAGCAGTATCTCTAATACTACGTGATTTTATTATACTTTTTATGTTACTTTATTCTTATTTACTAACTATTTTGAGATGGAAAATCCTACTGCTTGAAGACGATTCATAAGCTCAGACATATCCTCTGAACTATAGTTATCAATTCCAATACTTTTAAGGGCAGAATGCAATTGATCAACTGAAATCTTTTTATCTGGCCATTGCTTAAGAAGCATCTCTGACAAGTAGTTAACATTGATTACAAAACCCGATTGTTTAACGACTTTCAGCTTTGTAGGACTTCCACGTTTATTTAAAGCCATAATTTTAGCCTTTTAGGAATTAATTTTACCAAATGTCACAGTAGTAGGAACTGATTGTATCCCACCAGTTTCAACACTACAAATAGTCCCGCTACCCCAAGGATTGTAAGGGTTAATCCAAGTAGGATGTGTTATATTACAATGGCAAGAATGACCAGCGCAAAATACTTGGGGACGAGCTTCTAATGCTGCGATCTTTAATTCCAATTCTTTTATCTTTGTCTCCATCTCACTTTTTTTCATTTTCTTACCTTCTCCTTTGTTAACTTCTTTAACTTGGCAATCTCCACAACGCTGATCTAAACAACCACTGAACCACATAAAAGGTTTTTTACAAGAAACACAATCTATTGGGTAAAGTCCCATTTCCTATCTCCTCTGTTATTTTAAAAACTCGTGAATGGTTTTCATATCAACTGCCATACTTAGCCCGCTCCAACTTCCAAACCAACAAGGAGTTACATGAGCTGTAACAATACCAACAAGCCTTCCACGACTATCCCATAAACCACCACCGCTATTACCACCATTTACAGGAGCATCAAATTGAATATAGGAACCATTATCACCAATGAAATCTCTACCTAGGAAACTCACATGCCCAAATGTACATGTCCATAACAAGCCTAAAGGCATCCCAACAGCCTCTACAGCATCTCCAACGCGCAAATGATTAGAGATAGTGGCGTGATGCAATTCTGGAACAATAACGCCCAAAAGTGCCAAATCAATTCCAGGTTCAGTTTTTAAAACAAAGGCTGGTTGACTTATTCCATCATTATCTCGAACCCAAATATTAGTAATCTTATATTTACCAGCAGCTACACAATGCCCAGCAGTTAAAATCTCATGAGGACCGATAATAACTCCAGAACAAAGGGCTTCTCCACGTCTTCCCTTCTCATTTTCCAACTTAATCACAATCTTTACAGTGTTTTTTAAAGCTTTTTCGCTTCCGTGATACTCGGAAGAAGATGCACAAGCTGGCAAAATTAATACGACTGCGAGAAGTAAGACTAGGAATTGTTTCATAGAGGAGCCCCTTTTATTGTTGCTGCTTTTTGTTGTAACACCATTCTAGATATTCCAAATTATCTTTAGGAACATATTCTTCACAAAGACATATTATAAACTGTACTGAATAACCAACAAGTTCTATACATCCTTTCTGTGCTTCAATATGAGCATGATTACACATTCGACATGTTTTTAATTTTAGATCAACAGGAGGTGTGATAGTAGTGGATGTGTAAGTACCTGTACCATTCCAGGTTATATTATTGTGGGTATGACCAGGATCAATAATCCAAGTTCCATTAGGTACAAGTGTACTTGTATAAACTGTTGGTGTATATGTATAACTAGAGTTAGTTGTTGTTATATTATTCATCTTATATCTCAGGTGCACCAAGATCAGCAGCTCCTCCAACATTGCCTTCCCCGCCAACATTAGGAGTGCCCTCCTGACCTTCAGGAAGTCCTTCAGCTCCTTCTTGTCCTGGTTCTATGGGTTCTACAGGTTCCATGGGTTCTGGACCCCCTCCACCACCTTCATCACCAAGATCCAGTCCACCTGCTCCACCACCGCTTCCACTACTAGGTCTAGAAATCTTGGCTGGCAATCGATTATCTTTTGAACCCTTATCAAAGATTGTTCCACGTTCTTCTTCAAGTTGTTTACGTTCGGTTTCATACTCAAGATTGGGGTATTTGCTAAATAATGTCTTAGTAGAAATAAGACCCATCTCATGAAATTTCAGAAATTGTTCTTGTTCACGTTCCTGAGCATCAATATCCAAGGATTTATACCAAGAAATTTGTGGCAAAATAAGTTCTTTTTTACCTGTTGTAGGATCAATAGTATAAAATTCATTCTTTTCAGCAATAGGTCTAAAGAAATGATTGATCATCCAATCTTCAAACTTATCACGTACAGCTTTATATTGCATGACCAAAGCCTGAAGAGCCATGGTTTTACTATTACCAAAGTTTGGACCTTCACCCAAAATAATGTTCTTATTTACACCCAAACCTACAAGCAGCTGATCTTGAATGTAATCATACTCTGCATTGAGAGGGAATTGCTTACCCATAACGCTCAATGGTTCATAGTGAACAATAGGAGGAGCAATAATTGTAAAGGGAGGACTTTGAATAGATTGATTAATCAATTGTTTCCAGTTATTCAAATCATCAGTTGAAGGCATTGTATTAGAAGCCAAATCTCCGATTGTCCATAATTCTTTTGGGAACACATAATTCTTTGCATAGGCAGATTGAGCAAGACGAATCCAATCCTGCAAAATAAGAGCCTTAAAACATGATTGAATTCTTGATGTACCACGAGTAGCTGAGGGATCTGTAATACGGGCAATTTGAGAAACACAGTTATCGTCAAGCTTAATGTTTCTATGTTCTAAAACAGCATTAACTAGTTCTGGAGAAGTCTTCTTAAGCTGATCCACACGTTCCTGATCTTCTGGACGTGTTGAAGATACAAGAGCTTTGATTTCTTCTGTAGGAACCATCTCAAAGGTTTTCTTACCACTAAGCATATCTGTCTTGATTTCCACAAGCTCAGGTTCCAGAAGAATAAAATTATGCCATCGAAAATATTTCTTACCATCTTTAGAAGGTTCTTCATCCTGCATCATATTTCCGAAAGGAATAGCCTCTCCAAATTTCTCACGAGATAGTGAGGCTTGACAAACGAATTCAAATAAATTAAAGTTCCCATTTGAAGACATTTCTTCATAGAACTTTTTAATGGTAGGATCAGCTACAACTAAATCAAATTTAGAAAAGGGATACAATGAGTGCATCATCGTAATCTGTTGGATATAGGGTTCAAGATTAAAGAAAATACGAATCCACTTTAGAATTTCTTGGCGGGACTTAGGCAAAACCCATGAATCACTTGTAAGTTCAGGTGAATAGAAAAATGATTGCGTTTGTGTAACTTGGTATTCACCAGTTGCAGTTTTATTCAAAGAACCAGTCTTCTCTACTCCAAGAGTAAAAGGGGTACTTCCATCTTGTAAGGTATGACCAGTTCCTTTCTTGGAAACTGTTCCTTTTTTATTGCTACTTGACTTTGCTTTTCTTGCCATAAATTATTTCTCCTGAATTTCTTCTAATTCTTTTTTCTTCATCTGTTCTTTATTAAAAATATTATTTTTTAATATTTCAAGACTTTTCGAATAAGCAAAGAGATCTTGTGAAAATTTTTCTAGCATAACTCTATCTGATCGGTCAACACTAAATTGCTGCGATACCGAGTACAGGGCATCGGCTATATAAACAAGATAATTATGTGCTTCGGTAAGAGTTTTAGTTGATTTCATAATATTAATTGTTGTTAACTATTTGGAGTTTGGCAAGATTCTTCCATTATAAGTGTACACCATTATTGCCAATTCTACCCATACTATTTTTTCTTTTTTGAAAGTTTTTCTAAATAACCTAAATTGTCTGGAACAAATTCATAACAATTACAATTGTCGCTGCCCTGACACCAACTATCGTTACCACCACAATCACCACCACAAGAACAAGGTATATAACATTCAACATGTTCTTCAAATACATGGGTACAGTCCTTACATGGGAAATTTGGGTTCATTCTTTAAGCCCTTCATACCATTGACAGCGGCCATGTATTCTAAATATTCTAGGTTAGTTTCAGGTATTTTAAATTGGCAATAACAATAAAGTGGAGCATACTCCCAACCGCCAACCAAATGCCTTACTACTGGGTAATTAGGATAATGCCAACGCCAATCATGATCACAGATCTCACACTTATCATCTAACTTTACAATCATATTAATCTAACTTGCCATTAAGAGCAAAAGTAAGTCCATCTAAATAACCTTGTAATTCGGGAAAATCCCCATCTTTATGTGCTTTATTTAAATATTTTAATAAAGCTTTTGTGGTTTTAAGTTCCTGTTTAAGATCTTTATCAGAAATCATTATGTCAACCCCTATCTTTGAGGAATCTTCCAGCATTCGGATTACCATCTTGCCCTGGCATTGGTGAGCCATGCCCTGAAAGGTTGGCTGGGCCAGCAATTGGAGTAGGAATACCCTTCATCGTTCGCACAACCTTACCTGCATAAGCCTTCTCTTGGTCAGCACACCAAACAGCGAGAATATCAGCAGAAACATGGTCATCATGTCCTGCGGAAGGATCAACGAAAATCTTATCATTGATACCTAGTTTACGATGCCTTTCAAGAAGACCCCATTGCTCATAGCCATCTTTAAAAACTTTATTTTTTTTAATTGTTTCAATGTTGGGATATTGAACTCGTCCACTATCAAGTTCAAACACAAATTGATCTACCATAGCATTCTTATAATTCTTTTTTGTGATAGGTTCTGTAGCACCAAAAGTCACTCCTGCTATGGGAATGCCCTCTTTTTTAAACATCTCTACAATACCTATAGCAATGTTGGAGTAATCAGCGAGGCCCATGTGACATTGGAACACACCATCAATTGGATGCACTAAATCTCGTATTTCCTGCATCTGAGAAACAACATCACCTTGCCACATATACTTAGCTACTATATCTTTAGTATTATCACCATTTTTTCTTAAAATTGTAAGCACAGTCCAGTCTAAATCTTTCTGCCCAGGCATCAAAGTTCCAGATGCTGTATCGAGACCGAAATAATATTTTTCTGTCATTTCTGGACGACCTTTTAGAAGAATGTCAAAAAGTCCAGAAGCCAATTTTTTTTGCTGATCACCTGATAACACAAGATTGATATCTTCCATCCATATCATCTCATATTGGGTATTCCATTCAATTTCAGAATAACATTCTACACTATCATAATGAAGACTTAAATCATTAGTAAAAAGTTTTTCTTTAACCGATTTAGGCATCAAATCTACAATACGTTTTGGATAATCTTTTCCCTCGTATTGAATTGACCCTTGAAGCCAGTAAATATCACAATCACTCCAAGCTTTACGAAGTACT